CATGCAGAAGGTGCGTTGTCAAGTGCAGAGGGTGAAAGTTCCCATGCGGAAGGAACTAGAACAGGAGCGACAGGAGATTCTTCTCACGCAGAAGGTCAAGGTACAAATGCTACTGGTGATTATTCCCATACTGAGGGTTATGTAACTACTGCTAGTGAAGCTAATGCCCATGCAGAAGGATATAAGACAGTTGCTTCTGGTTATGCCGCACATGCAGAAGGTGGTAGTAATAAACTTGACGCAGATACTGGTGCTGATAGTGATACAAATACAACCATTTTAACCGCTAGTGGCGATTTTTCTCATGCAGAAGGTTATAAGACTACCGCAAGTGGGAGAGGAAGCCACAGTGAGGGTGTACTATCAACAGCTAGTGGAATAAGTTCTCATGCAGAGGGGTATAATACAAAGGCTAATAAAGATTATTCTCATGCAGAGGGAAGGGGCACAAAGGCAGGAGATGCTAGTGGAGATACAGGAAGTTGTGCCCATGCAGAAGGTGGATACACTTCGGCTAAAGGGGACTACTCTCATGCAGAAGGGTACTATAGTGTGGCAAGCGGAAACTACTCTCATGCAGAAGGGTATAGTACAAAAGCTGCTGGTAGTTCCGCTCACGCAGAAGGAGAGGAAACTATTGCAAGCGGAAATTTTTCTCATGTGCAAGGTAGATATAATATAGAAGATACCCATAGCAAATATATACACATTGCAGGAAATGGCACAAGTACTGGTTCCCGTTCCAATGCTCACACTCTTGACTGGAGTGGTAATGCCTGGTTTGCAGGAGATGTATATGTTGGTGGTTCAAGTCAAACTGATAGTAGCGCAACTACATTAGGCAAGAGTTTTAGTGTTAATTATGTGACATTAAGTGCGGATGGGTGGACGGAAACTACAGGGGGATACCAATATTATCAAGATGTAAGTTTAACAGGTATAAATGAAAATGAAACTCAAATTATTTTTGTTGATGTTATTACATACACGGTTTCACCAGAAAGCGCAATATCAACCACAGCAGGAGAATCCGAGAGTGAAAGTAGTTCAACAAGTAGCACAGATACATCTGGTACAACGGGGGTAATTGCAGAAGATGTTTTGTCTCTCAATGATGAAATATTAGTTAATTTTAGTTATATTTCTCAATCTCCAGTTGTTCAACAAACTAACAATTTGAGATTCTTCTCCAAGGAACTACCTAGTGCAGATGTTCCTATCAAGATAGTCTTCCAACCAATGTAACCAATGTATTAAAAGGGTATACAGCGACAATTAGTTAAAGGATATAAAAACATGGCAATATTTTTTCTCACACGCTATTTATCAGAAGAGACTGTAGAAGCAATAACAAGAGAATATACTTTTTTAGAGTATATAGAATCTTCTGGTACACAATATATTGATACGGGGTTTATGCCCAATCAGGATACAAGAGTTAAGATGGATGCCCAAGTACGAAATCTTGCAAGCACAAATATTGGAGCGTTCTTTTTCGGGAGTGGGTATCCTATTCAACAGTATGGATTTGAAGCATACATATTTGAAAATGTTTTTTGCGGCGTATATAATGGTACGCAGTCAAATGGTAGCAAAACATTTTCTGTTGGGCAACGTGTTTCCATTGACTTTAATAAGAATACTTGTAATGTTCTTGTCGATAAAACAAGCTATTATAGTAAGACATTTACTTATGCTTCATTTACATCAAGTGTAAATTTATGTTTATTCCAACTTCCTAGACAGGATAAATATTATGGTCAAATATATGTATATTCTTGCACTATTTATGATAATGGGACTGTTATTCGTGATTACGTTCCTTGTAAGAAAAAAGATGGAACTGTTGGTCTATTAGACCTTGTTCATTATGAATTTTATGAGGATACAAATGGTGGTAGCTTTATTGCTGGGCCAGAAATTGATACCACGGTTAATACTGTAGATTGGATTGAAAGTACGGGAACGCAGTATATTGATACGGGCATTATTCCAAACGCAAATACACGGGCAGTATGTGATTTCCAGCTTTCCTCTGTGGACAGCACAAACCGAGCCATTTTCGGCGTGGTTGGTCAATTTTCATTTAGAAAATATAGTGACACAGTATTTAGAACCAACGGTGCGAATAATGTCAATATGAGTACATCAATCAGTATGACAGCACGTCATACCGTTGATAAGACAGCAACTTTAACAACTGTAGATGAAACATATAGTGCTTCAACAACGGCAGCGACTTGTACCTATCCGCTATTTGTATTTGCTTATAATAATGGCACTAAAGCAGCAAACTATTCTTTCATAAAATTATATTCTATGAAAATCTATGATGGCGATACTCTTGTTAAAGATTACATCCCCTGTCTAAGCCCAACAGGTGTAGCTTGTCTATACGACAAGGTGGCAAAGAAATATAAATATAATGCAGGGACAGATATTTTTTACACTTCAACAATTAGGCCAGCCGTTTCTTCTTGGAGTGTCGAAACAGTAAGTGGAGCATCTTATGGATTTGCATTAAACTCTTCTAATTATTATGAAAGCCAAAACCAAGGTAAGGCCAGCACTGCGGCAGTATGTAAAGTTGTTTTCAACATGGTAGCAGCAGGAACCGCAACCTTTTCTTGTATTAACTATGCAGAATCAAATTATGACTTTGGCATCTTAGGCACATTAGACGCTACTCTTGGTACAACATACACTGAGGATTCTTCTAACGTACAAAAATCCTTTAAGGGCAGCAGTTCTTCAAGTATTCAAACAGTAACTTATACAGTACCAGCAGGAGAACACTATGTGTATGTAAAATACCGAAAAGATGGTTCTGTTGATAGTAATAATGATAGCTTACAATTTACAGTGACATTAAGTTAATATAGAAAGGATAACCATATGAAAAACATAAACTACTCACAACTGGGGGGGGGCTAAACTAGTCCTCCGTGCTATCTCTACAATGGAGGTAGCATAATGGTTTTGATGACAAAGACGGGTTTAATTGGTAGCGAATCCAATGATGACGATACTGTAGCAACACCTAGTGAGCCGGAAACGCCGACAGTAACAACGCAAAGTAATTGTGTAAGTGAACGTATGAATTATCTTGATTGGGATATTACATTTACACATACATTTAGTAACAATTATAATATATATAGATTTGTAATCCCCTTCTCAATGAGCGCACTTAAATTTTTCCACGTTACTTTTTCTTATAGTAGCTACACATTTTCATTTGCGTACTGTAATGATGATTCAATCATTGAATGGATGGGGCTTGCATTTAATTATGTTGTTTACAATCAATATTCAACAATAACTTATGGGACAAATTCAACTACACTTGAAGTAAAATCTGGTGATATATCCACCCATGGTTCAGACCTTTCTCTTTCATTAAAGTCTCAATATGCACAGTTATTGATGTTTTACGAGACAGAATCATAATGGGAGAAATAAAAACACTCTGTTGATTTTGATTGTAAATAATAAATAGAATTAAAGGAGTGTTTTTAATGTCTGTTTTGATGCCAAAGATTTTATGTGGAGTAGATACAAATGGAAGCGATAATGAGGGAAATGATTCCTCAACTTCTGCTCCGTACATTTACAGAGTCGAAGCGTATTACGATGGGTCGAAATATCCTTCCGTTTATGACTATACTCTTAGCGTCGGTTATTCCAATTCTACTCAGTTTTTCAATTTTATTACTACTGTTCCGATAACTGATGAGCTATACACAAGATATGATAGTTCTACCACTGATATAAGCATTTCGTTTACTTTTTCCACTTCTTCTGGGACAATAGTTACGGTTCATGGAGAATCTGTACCAGGCGGTAGCAGTGACACAATGAGTGTATGTGGTCAATACGGAAACAGCATAATAAAAAAGGTGAACGCGTCAATAAGATTGTATCAAACTTATGTGAACGGTGTTGAATGTGTTTATTTTAATGTAAAGACCGATGAATGGCCTACTACCACGATTGAAAGCAGTTTCCAGTTTTATGGTGTATCTATAACAGTCATAAATCAATAAGGAACATGATTATGAATATATTATTAACTAGAATAAGAAAGGAATAATAAAAGGATGAATAATAAATATAGCACAAAATATTCCCAGCGGGGGGGGGCATAATTTAGTCCTTCCTGTCACTTTCTGCAAGCAGGAGGTGGCGTGATTATGGTCTTAATGCCTAAAATTATCGCAGGCAGTTCAACGAGTAGTGGAGATAGCTCACCTTCTTATACGGGTGTAAACCTTAAAATTGTACAGGGGACAACTTCTGCTGACGGCCTTTCTGTTTCGTTTACTATGCCGGATGAAATAACCGCAGACAATCTTCTTGCTATAGAGGAACAATGTGGTAATAATATAATAAGAAGAATTATGGAATTTGAACACGTATGGGTAACAGAACTTGTTCGGACTTGTTTGCTTGGATTGCAACTACAGAATCTTCCTATATCTGGAATAAAATATATGGATGGTTCTGGCAATTTAATATACAATGGCTATGTAAAAGGTTCTGGCAAGGACACAGGAGACACAGATGGAAATTTCTTTTTTTCAGTTTCAGGCAAGACTGTCACTATTACATCAGACGGGGTTATTGACGGTTATCAGAGTATGCAATTTGCATCGGGCATAACTTTTATTTTATACTATTTAATAACTGCTTAATATTTGCATGGCAAAAAAATAAATAAAAGCAAAAAAGTTAAAAGAATATAAAAGGCAATCAAAGGAAGTACAAATTACATACAAACAACAATTAGACCACAAAAACCATTGGCTATGGAACCACGATTTTTATATTGCAGACATTGAAGATTTAGAATATATTGCTAATCTTATTGGAATTTCTAAATAAATATTATGACAAGTTTTTATATTATAGCATTTTATTTTTTTATATCCTTAACTAATTGAAACTAATTAAGCAAGACTCAGAATCCCAGCACAGCGCATACTAATTTTTCTATCATATTTTTATATTATAATTAAAATTGGAAGTGTTAATTAAATGGCAGTGATAATGAGTAAAGATTCTATGCAAATAATTCTTCCATTGAAAGCAATGCTAAAAATGGGGGTGGTGTAAATGGCTGTTATAATGCACAGGATGCTTAATACTGGAAGCGGGAGTAATGACGAAGATAGTAAGTCATATACTTCAATAAAAGAAATACAAGTTTCTTCTTCTAGTGTATCCGAAGATGGTAAAACAATCACTTTTACTCTCCCTGACGAGATTGATAAAAATACTATATTTACTTGTAAACTATATTGCGGTTTAACGCGGTCAAATGTCATTACGGAAATAGATAGTCCATATTTTGTAGAAGCAATTTGGGCTGAATTACAAGGAATGGACGATGGGACAGTTTGTCCACTTAGCGGCACAATTAACACTGAGTTTACATACATGACGGTAACTACTAGAATAGTAAATTATAAAACAGTACAAGTACCAAATCAAAACATATCTCACTTCAGTTATGTAAATGGTGCGGTGCCAGAAACCCCAGATGAGGACGCATTGTATGTGGAGTTGAATGGAAAAGAACTAACTTTATTTACAAAAGGATACGTATCTATTGGAACTATAACTGATGGCGGGATAACTTCTTCTGATAATGTAAATGTTGTGTTTGCGGAAGATGCAAATCTGCTCTACTTCTATTATTTGGCATAAATCCAAGTTGCGGAAAAGAGCATCCCTCTCAGCGACCACGAAAGAAAAAATCAAAAAAATCAAAAAATCTTTCAAAAACCTATTGACTTTCTAATTCAGATGTGGTATGATACATACATAAAGAACAGAGAGGGTGATTTGAGTGGAAAGAAAATGTTTTTACGACATTCCAAATAATCCAACGATTGTTTGGGGACTTCCGCTGCCTTACATTCACTGACTATGTATGTAATCATGGCACAAATAATAGGTACAAGTATATAAATAATATATAATAATTAGGGAGTTCCTATTGGGACTCCCTAATTATATATTTACATAGGTAAGTTATATGAAAAATTTAATTAAATTTATTTTTAGTTTTCAGTTCTCCAAGTTGCTGATTATTTTTGAGACAAGTATTGTAGCCTATTTAACTTATGAGGGCGTATCTATGGCTAAGATGTGTATTGCAAAAAGTTTTACAGGGTCATTGCCTTGGGTTGCCACAATGGTTACAAGTGCTTGGGCGGCTTATGGAGTTAGTGTCGCTCATTATTATTCTAAAGGCAAAGCTGAACAGGTTAAAAAAATTGAAATGTTCGGTTCAGAGATGCCAATAAATAATATAGATTATGGCGGCGATGATGAAGATGGAGAAAGTATTTAAGAAGAAAAGGATTGATAAATAATGACTATTGACATTACACCTGTATTACAGGCAATTTTTATTTTAATTAGCATTATTATTACTACTGTATTAGTACCTATGATTAAATCCAAGACTACGGCAGAACAACAGCAAAATATTGAATCTTGGATTAAAATTGCAGTATCTGCGGCTGAACAGCTATACACGCAGTCAGGGCAGGGTGCAGAAAAGAAAGCATATGTTGTTAATTATTTGAAAGAACGTGGATTTACAGTTGATGAATCTAAGCTAGATGCTATGATTGAATCTGCTGTATATCAGTTAAAGAATAATTGATTATAATAAGGACTGAAATAAATTGACGTTATACAAACAATTTGCCACAAAAAACAAATGTTATATTAGGCAAAAATATACTACTGTTAAAGGGATTTTTGTACATAGCACAGGTGCGGATAATCCGTGGCTTAAAAGATATGTGCAACCCGACGATGGGCGATTAGGTGTAAATAACAATGGCAATTCTTTTAATGAATACCAGCCTGGTGGTAGAAGTGTATGTGTTAATGCTTTTATTGGTAAGTTAAAAGATGGCAGTATTGCAACATATCAAACTTTGCCTTGGAACATGGCATCTTGGCATAGTGGGGTTGGTTCCAAAGGCTCTGCAAACAATATGGGATATATTGGATTTGAGATTTGTGAAGATGATTTGACTGATAAAGCATATTGTCAAGCAACATACAAGGAAGCAGCAGAATTATGTGCTTATTTGTGTAAAATGTTCGACCTAAATCCGCTTAAAGATGGCGTAATTTTATCTCATGCAGAAGGTGCTAAAAGAGGAATTGCAAGTAACCACGCAGATACAGGACATTGGTGGAGTAAACACGGATTAACTATGGATGGATTTAGAAAAGAAGTCTATAAAATCATGAATAGTGCTACTACCACCGCTACAACTACAACTCAAACTGTTAAAAAGGATGAATTAGATATGACTAAGGCAGAATTTATTGCTTCTCTGACTAATGAAGAAGCATATAGTCTAGTGCAAAAGGCAAATGCTTATCTGAAAGAACAAAGCGTTTCTACTTGGGCACAGAATGAAGGGTATTGGGACAAGGCAAAGGCCGCAGGAATTGTGGATGGTTCTAGTCCCCGTGGGAATATTACCCGTGAACAGATTGTTACTGTGCTTGGTAGACTTGGACTGATTAAATAATATAAATGAGGGATACTTAAATGTATCCCTCATTTTTTGCGCTGAGTATTTTGTTGTTTAATTCTTCGACCCAGCAGAATGACCCTCCAATTTATACGTCTTTGATTTTTTCTTACCCTCTCCTTTGCGATATTCATTGACCCATACGACTTTTCCAGTCTTATAATACCGATAATGCCCACGCACGGAGAAAGTGCCTGTAGGGCTTCTGTGAGAGCCTTGTGCTGCCATTTCAAGGCCAGTTGAAGAATTTCTAAGAATATATGTTACCCTAGTTGTATTCTTTCTAGGATAAGCTGTGGACGGCTTTTTGGAATGTGGGCTAGAAGGTTTTGCTGGGGGCATTTTTGTAATGTCACGAAAACGATTCCCATAAACAAAGAGAGCCATTAACCCACAATAAAGCCCAATAACCCCCATTAACCGTTCATCGGAGATATTTGTGGAACTGAATTTGCAAGGGAGCAAAAAAGGTGTTGAACCTAATCCGTCGCCTTTTTCGATTATTTCATATTTTGCGCTCCATTTATCGTCCATTCCGCTATAGTATAATGTGATATGCTTCCCATCTCTTACTCCCTTAATGCGGATTTTTTCATCGGGGATAAGAATTTCAATTTCCTTCATGGGGCAAGGCATTTCATAAACATAAACTTTATGTTCATCACGCCATTTGAAAATGCGATTAACATCATCCATAGTCAGAATCACTTTGTTCATGGTAAATCTCCTTATTCGTCAGGCATAAAGTCCTTAATCTCTTTTATGTCTTTTTCAATGCGTGAAATGGCAGTCCATGTCCATGTATTATCAATTTCACTATCATTTTTGTAGTCTTTATGATAAATATAGCCGCCCAAATCATGACCGTTGTAAACCGTAGTCTCATAACCTACTTCTTTGCAAAGCTGATTTAACATTCGTCCACCTTCCACTGTGCGAATATAGCAATAATAACAGCCACGCAATCTATTTAGTCGTGCATCTCTTACGTCAATTTTCTCAAAGTTAATGTTGTATAGTTCAAACGTGCCGCCATATAGTTTTTCTTCATATGCAATGCAATTCCATTTGTTTTCAAATAGCTTGCCGTCAACCGCTTGATAAAGTTTGGTCATAGTATTTCTCCTTAGATTACATCATGTTTTTCGGTCTTAGAGTCGTTTTATTTTTCAGGGGTGTAAGTATTTGTCTCTACACCGAAAAGTCTATCTAAAGCGATTCTACAACCAGTATAATAATCAAAATCATCAAGAGACAGGTTGCATTTAGCAACGGCAGTTTTACCATTGCATTTTGCAATAACTTGATTGTCTTTTCTATAAAGAGTGATTTTCTTTTCTGGAAACGCAGGCTTGCGCTTGAAGGTTGCAGAAACGGGGATAGAGGAAGTTAATGGAATGTTGTTGTTTTCACCTTCCAGAGCAATCGTGTATTTAGTAATATAAATAAATTTGTTGCCAATTTGCTCAGGAGAGCCAAAGTCCCATTTATAGCCGTCATCATCACGAATAGTCTTTTCTTCTGCGTCTACCTTGTAAATCTTCCCCTTGGTAAATGCTTTTTCAAGCAACGGATAAAAACCATTTTCAGAGATGCTTACACATTCATAGTCATAGTATTTGTCTGTTTTATATTTATCCATAATACTCTCCTTATAGGTTAATGATATATTTTTCAAAGAAACTCATAGGTAATGAGTCATAATTCAGGTTGTAGCCGTCAATAATATCTTCATCAAAAATAGAATCACATGAATTTGGAATTACAAATGGAATGATATAATGGCAGCCTTGTGATTTTAGGTCTTGTACATATTGTCGTAGTCGGTTCATTGATTCTTGACTAAATTGCCCTTTGTTATCAAGAACGACTTCATAGGTGATTCTGACAATATGGTCAGGTGTAGAGTAGCAAGCCCCATAATAATATCTTGTCATAGAGCAACCTTTTTGTTTGGGTAATATTCATGCGCTTCGATAAAGCCCCAAGGCAGCATTTCTTTATCAAGGTTAAAACCGCCACAAACGTGCTTATCATCGACCTCAAATACTGCGGGAGTCAAATGAAAGCAACCCTTCTCGTCCAGATAGTTCATCAATGCCCTCATATCCTTTCTGGTTCTACCACAAATTTGGTCAGTGTAGATGATTTCAGTAGAATAAGGGATGTTTTCTGCGTAAGATTCACCATGTTCGTTGGTGTAAGCGATAGTCCAAGCATAAAGTTTCATAATAAATCTCCTTTGTAGTTGTAGAGTTTAAGTCTAGTTGCGATATATTCCATTGCAATCTCTGCGGAGAAATTGTTAAGAATGTCAGACATTGTGGGGGTATATGGAATAATATCATAATACAAGGTCAGTTCGAGTTCAGGTGTGTCTTTCTTTTTGATGGTATATTCATGCCCATGGAACACCGTTGGATTATAAAGCCTAATTTGCTTGTCATCCACCACAATGGCGACAGGGGATTCAAATAGCCGAAGGGGGTGGTTGTAAGTGATAACATATATGTTGTCCCAATTCAGCTTTAATGGCTGTTTGTATTTATCCAGTTCTTCATGAGATAAGAATTGATTCAGGGTGCTTCCATAATATCTTGTGCCTTTATATCTAACGCAAGGCGTGATTCGGTAAAAGTTTCTCATTTATTCTCTCCTTATAATGCTGTAATTTTTGATTTAGAGAAAGATTCTCTTCGCTCCATTTCTTCATCAATTTCTTTGTTGTTGTAATACTTATGGGCTAGTAACAAAGGATAGCGATAATGAGGTGCGGGTTCCCACATTAGATATTCCCACCAAGCGGGTTCTCCTTCTGTATCATCGCTCCATGAAGGGGGCTCTTCCATGCCTTGATAAGGTTTAGGGTCAGAGTAGGTATGAGTTTTCCACTCATATTTCCCTTCAATCCATTGGCCCTCAATGCGGACTAAAATATCATTAACGTAGATACGTTTCGCCAGGCGGTTCAACCACTTGTTAAACTCTTGAAAGGTTTCAGTGTATGTTCTGTCTCTTAAATTCCCTTCAAGGACTAAAAGATACATAGTGTGCCCACAGACTCTTGTTCCGGTTGAACGGGCTTCTGTTGGTTCTCCAAATTCATTAGCCCAGCTAGAGGATGTAACTAGGCCGCTAGGCATTATTTCAATTTTCATGTTTTTTTCTGAACCTGTCACAAGAGGGAGATGTGATAGAACGGTTTCGAGAATGTATTTCCGCTCATACTGCGTCCGGCCAGGTGGTGCGACTTGAATTGTGCCGAATACACGACTCCAAAAACTCACAAAAATCAATCCTTTCTTTTCTTGAGTGCCGAGCCGCATTAAGCGACCCGGCATCTCGTTAATTCAGTTTGCTTAATCCCCCGAAATTCATTGTGGGCTTTCACGGTTCCAGTGATAATCTTGGCATTTTCTGCAAGGAGAGTGCTGGTTTTCCAGGTGAACACGTTGTTGTTGGTATCCACAATCTCATACAGTCTGGTGTAACCGAACTGCCCTTCCCAACCAGTCAGGCACTTAATAGACTTAACTTCGATAGTGATTCTTTCTTTCACGTTACCGAACCAGTTAGAACCGATAACTTTCTTTTCGTACTCTGCTGCGTTCTTGGCTTTTCTTGCCTGGTAAGCAAGTTCACGGTTGTAAGTGGGAATCAGGCTTGCTAAGATACCGAAATGCTTTCTGTTCACATACGGCATATTGCAGATGGTAACAAGATTGTGCATATAGTTGTTGCTTTCGTCCTGGGTGTTGACCCAAACAAGAGCATCCTTAACCAGGTTTACGTTTTCAGGATTCTTGTAATCAAAGTTGACGTCCTGCATTTCACGCAGAAGTTCTTTGGTGTACTTACTGCCACCAACATTGCCATCGCCACGTTCCAACAGCATATATTCAAATGCTCTTCTGGAAGTGGATTTGTCAGGGGAGAAGGGGCTGTTCTTCTGATAACCGAACTTTCTTACGCTTTCAGCGACGTACAGAAGGTATTCGGCGGGGTCATAGTAGGGTTCGCCATAATCAGAGTTGAAAGGTTCAGAGCCTTGAATCATCTCGTCAAACATAGAGATGTAAGAAGCTACCAGTTCAACATCCATGCCGTGGGTGAAATCACAGAGACAAGAACGACCGACCTGCTTAAACTCATTAGTCTTGGTGTTTAACACGATAAACGTGCTTTTTCTTACACGGTTGGTCTTGCAGTGTTCGCACACAGGGCTGGTGGTGTAATACCGCTTGGGAACTTCTGCTTCACAGGCTGTCCGAATGATATTGCCCTTTTCAGTGTGTTCAACAGAGCCGATGAACTTCCAGTCGTTGATAACAGCTTTACCTTCTGCTTCGACAACCACGTAACGTGCGGTGCGCTCGTTTCCGACCTCATCCTTAATGGTCTTAAACACTTCACCGACCTCTTCAAAGTGGAAGTCGCATCCATACTTCTTACACTTGTTCTGGATTTTAGTGACTTTCTTGTTCAGCCGCTCCATGTTGCTTTCGAGAATTTCATACTGGTTCATGATGTTTCCTCCTTGGTTCGCTGTGGTTTTCCTTTACTGTGACCATAGTATAGCACATGAACCGGGGGTTGTCAATAGGAAAAGCGCAAAAAATTTGGAGATTCAGAAAAAATTCCGAATCTCCAAATAATGTTATCTACCGCTGCTGCCCAGCTTGCCGTCCCCTCTCTCTGTCTTTAGGGAAGTGATTTCTTCTACATTGACTTCCTCAATATTAACAATAGGATTATACTCAATGGCAAGCTGCGCTACTGCTTTGTTATAAGGAACAAAAATATAGTTGATACCTCTTTCAAGTTCTTTGACGTTCTTGGAGAGGACAACAGGGACACGATTTGCGTTATATAGGGCCACAAAATATTCCCCGGTGTAGTTAGAATCACATACACCAGCCATGACCTGTAGGCAGGACTTAGTGTTACTGCCACGTTCTCTAATATTGATTCTATAATTTTCAGGGAATGTAGCGCAAATACCCGTGGGAATAAGGGCTACGTCGTGTGCATCAATAGTAATACTTTCTTCGTCAAAACAAGGGAAAATATCTAGGCAACCGTCCCCTTTTCTGCCGTAAGAGGGAATGATTGCGTCAGGTCTAATTTTTGCAAATTTAATAGTATCCATATTTTTGTCTCCTTTTAAGTTCTGGAATAAAGTTCTACACCTATCACGGGAATTAACAGTATTATGTATAAAATTGACACAGAAAACGTCCAAAGCCATGACGTGAATAAGATGTCATATAGCTTTAGAAAAACGCAAATTGCCTGCAAAATCATGATAATACATAAGGGTTTCAAAGCGAATCAAGCCACCCTATATGTTCATACTGCTCTCCCGATGATTCAATTATATTGGCGCATTGTTCACATAGATAATCTGAACCAATGATATGGATGTTATCATTAAAACGGATTTCTTTGCCGCATTTTTCACACCAACAAACTAAATCAGGTTGTTCTTTGTTTTGGAAAAGTGCAAGGTCAATCATTTGTAATATTATACTTTTCCTCCTCTTTGGCGCACATGGTACACATCATTAAGCCGTGAATAAAAAATATTTCATCTTCACTGTAAATATCTGCGCCGCATTTCTCACACCAGCATACAATGTTGTCTTGCTGTTTATCCCTAAAGGGATAGATATTAGTCACGGCCTTCATAGAATAGTTCCACCTTATCAGTGTCCTTATCAATTAGAGGGATAATAGTGGCGTGTTCCTGATTGCAAAACTTTTGTGCAATACTAAGGGCCAGTTTGGCAGTATCAATATCAATAGGGAAGAATACTGCTGCTTCATCGTTCCCGGCTTCGAGTGCGTATTCAATTTCTTCGTTCTTTGTGCTATAAGTTTCGTTAATCATAATTTGTTACCTTTCTTATCCTTTGAATTATTTTTGATGTATTCTTGTATGACAATGTTTATACAATCATGACAAGCAAATTTATAATCAATACAAGCATGATGTGACTCTGGTTGTATTGTTTTACCACAATTTGAGCAAATTATTTGTGGCCTTATATAAGTTACAGGTGGACTTATGTAATGTCTTGCCATATACCATCAACCTTTATCCAGACTATTTGGTTGCTACTTCCACGCATTTTAAGGGTTATATCCCTTAATTCATCAATGTATGGGCCGTCAACTATAACATCTGTCATATCAAATATTTCTTTTAAGATATGATTCTCATGGTCTAATAGATACTCTAAAGTATAACCTGTCCAAATATAGATTGGAGTGTCAGGTAAGTGTTCTTTAACAGAGGAAATAATAAGACGGGTAAGGAATTGATTCTCAGGGGAGAGTGGTTCTCCCCCAAGAATCGACAGATGACGTTTAACACCATTAACTGTTAATCCTTCAATAATTTCAGTTAGAGTGTCTACTGTAAACTCTTGCCCACCATTTTCGTCCCATGTTTCGGGATTAAAGCAATTATTGCATCTATGTGGGCAACCTTGAAGATATACGGAAACACCTATACCTGGGCCATTTGCTACATCATTAAGTTTGATTGTGTTATATCGCATTATAAATGTACCACTCGTTCTTTAATTTCTTGTGTACGGCCTTGATTCCAGAAATTGCTTCCTAAATAACCACAAGTTCTTCGGCATACGTTCATCTTATCTTGATTAGTGTTGCCACAGTTGGGGCATTTCCAAATTAGTTTGCCTGTTTCATCTTCGACGATTTCAATTTCTCCGTCCCAGCCGCACTCTTGGCAGTAGTCGCTCTTGGTGTTCAGTTCTGCATACATAATATTGTCATACATGAACTTAATAACTTCTTCAATAGCTTCTGTATTGCCAGTTAGGTTGGGGATTTCTCCGTAACTAATTTGGCCACCAGGAGATAGGGGTTGAAACTCTGCTTCGATTCGTAGCTTATTAAAAATATCAATAGGTTCAGTAACATGAATATGATAGCTATTAGTGATATAATTTCTATCAGTAACTCCCTCAATAACACCGAATCTCTTTTGCAAACAAGTTGCAAAACGATATGCTGTACTTTCGATTGGGCTTCCGTAGAGAGAGTAACCAATATTTTCTGCTTCTCGCCATGCTGCACATTTATCATTCATGTATTGCATGATTTCTTTGCCTAATTGCTTACCATCTTCTTCGGTTAGCTTTTTCCCAATTAACTTATAGACACATTCCCATAAGCCAGCATAACCAAGAGACAGAGTAGAATAGTTATTAAATAGTAAATCATCAATAACTTCACCCTTTTCTAGTCGTGCGATTGCGCCATATTGGAAATGCAAAGGAGAAACATCAGATACAGTGCCCCGCAGTCTCTTGTGGCGGCATTGCAGTGCTTTATGACATAATTCTAGCCGTTCATTAAATAGTTCCCAGAATTGCTCAAGGCTATCAACAGAACAGGCAACATCTACTAGGTTAATAGTCACCACACCGCTGTTGAATCTTCCGTAGTATTTAGGCTTGTTGTTTTCATCAAGATAAGGAGTTAGAAAACTTCTGCAACCCCATTTGTATTCATATGGTTCGCAACACCATACAGTTCTCTTATGAACTTCCCTATGTTGCCATAGGATATTAGACTATATCACACACCTTAAATTTTAGTTCTTCAAGGTGCCCTACCGTTTCGATTTAAGTGGACTTAATATCCCAACGCCACACCGCCGTTTGCTTGCGGCTCTACTCTACTCACTTCCGAACAAACAACAATTCGTGCTTTCGATAGTCGTTAGACTTTTGTATTAGTAAGGTAGATTGTCTGTAATACAGATTTTTCCCTTTTAGGTAGGTTTTCTAATATTGTTGCCAATATTAGGCACAGGTTTTGTTTATGCAGGGATAGCATTGGCCATTTCCGTTTTCATCAACCTTATATTGTTTCATAATTTTTTCGGAAATAAAATCTGGAACCATTCTTTTTGCCACACATTTTGCAGCCAATTTTGTTAGATACCAATAAGGAGAATTTTCGTGAATATTATCTTCTTCTAACACATATAATAGCTTGGGAAATGCAGGTGTAACCCACACACCTTTTTCATTCTTCGTACCCTGAATACGTTGATTTAGAACTTCTTCAATCATCAATGCTAGGTCATGCTTGGTTTGTTCATCTTCTGCTTCGCCAAGATACATAAACAGACTAACGAAAGGTGTTTGTCCATTAGAAGTATTTAATGTGTTAATCTGATACTGAATGATTTGAACGCCACGTTTAATTTCATCTTTTACTCTTTGTTCTGTAATCTCTTCTAGTTTGTTCATATCGCCATTAGAGATGCGAATTTCGTTTTGAACTTGTTTGCGAATTTTTTGACGAGAAACATCCACAAATTTTGCTAAAGACGTTAAGCTGACAGATTGGCCACCAAATTGTTCAGATGCAAATACGGCCATAATTTGAGTAGCAATAGTGCAAGCAGTAGAAAAACTCTTTGGTTTTTCAATCAAAGTCTTGTTGATTACTGTGCCATTTTGTAGCATATCATCTAAATTCACAAGCGCACAGTTAATAATCTTTTGTGCAAAATAATCCATATCATGGAAATGAATAATTCCTGCGTCATGTGCTTCGACTACATCTTTGGGGAGTAAAAATCTATGGCTTAAATCTTTACTAACTTCACCCGCCATATAATCTCTCTGAGTAGAAGCAATCACTGCGTTCTTATTAGAGTTTTCTTCCTTTAATTCTTCGTTTTGCAGATTAACAAGCTGTAGAATACCTTCATAAGTAGAATTATTTTCACGCATAATTTCTTTCTTATACCGATACCGTACATATGCTCTCGCAACATCTTTTCTGTCGCTTGACATTAAGGAATCTTCAACCATGTTTTGAATAGATTCTACATCAACACTCCCATTTTCTTCCTTGATTCTATCAGCTACATCATAAGCAACATCAATAACCAGTTGCTTATCATAATCTTCACCGTCTACTTCTTTACAAGCCTTTTCAATAGCCAATAGAATCTTATCTAAATCAAATTCTACAATTCTACCGTCACGTTTTATAACACTATTCAACAACATCCGCTCCTTAAATTAGTCCTTATAATATAATCCACAAGCACACCATCCGTGTTCTTGTTCCTTAAATTCTTTGCAAATACACTTCGTTGTTTTGTTACGTTCAAGTTTAGAGGGACAATACTTGTTATTATCTTTTAGTTCTTTCTTAAATTCTGCTACCCACTCTTTGTCGGGGTTGAGGTGATAATCCATAAAATTATCTTTTCCTTTCAAAATTTTTTAATTTGTTGATTTAGTGACTATTTAGAACTTAAAACATGGGTTTCATCTCCTTTCTCTATGTTCTATTATATCATCAATTAGCCGGATAATCAATTCGGAATCCCAACTAAAAATTTTGATAGGGTTATTATAACATTTTGTTAATTCTGCCGAATCCCTATTCCAGGGCCTGTCGGGAATGATAGGTTTGTAGGAACACTCACCAATAAAGTTTTTGATGCTATCATCAATGAGTATATCACCTTTGATTAACTGCTTGTCTTGACACATGATAAGATGTTTTGGAGTAAACCAATCAAATAGTCTTTCCAATTTTTTCTGCCGCCACGGCATTGTGACAGGAAAACCAGATGTTACAAATCTGATTTCATACAAATTATAATATTTATGGTAAAGGTTGTTAATTGTTTCGATGGCATTGGGGAATGGTCTAAATGACATAAAAACTTTTTCCGTCAAGAAACGCTTAAAAAACATATCAATAGGAATACTCAGCTTAGAAGAAAAATCATAGTCTGTGATTTCAGAAAACTGGATATTTGTATTGTACGTAATATTATATTGATATAGCAATGGTTCAAAAAATTCCCAAATTGTATCATCTAAATCAATCATAATCAGTGGCATATCTGCCCTCCATCATCAATTCTTTTATCCAGGTATTACGTTCCATTGTTTCATCAATTTGAATTGCTCTGTTAATGCTTGTAGGGTCGCCAATTTGAATTAACATCTCTTTTGCTCTTGTTACAGCAGTATATAAGAGATTTTTATTTAGCATATTATTATGCTCAGGATGTGTAACCACAATGACAGCTTTAGCTTCCGACCCTTGGGATTTATGACAGGAAATACTTTGTGCTAATGTCAGGTATTTTAGCTTAGAATTATCATAAACGATATTCTTATTATCATCAAAACCAACAAGCACTTTATCATTATCAAGAATATCTCTAACATATCCAATTTCGCCGTTCATGACGGTAACTTTGGCTAGTTCTTCCATTGGTGGTAGGTTATGGGCAGGAGTCTTATTGTTCAAAATATCCTGTTGATATTCATATTCTTCAAGAGTTAAAGGAGAATAGTCGTTTTTTATATGGTGCATGACTTTATCACCAACAAAAAACTGAACGGTTCTGCCATTAAGACGAGTTGTTACATTAACTTCTGTTGGACTATGGTTTGCCATTTTCTGAATTTCAGAATTGATAATAGCGGTTCCGTGGTTGCCTTTATTCCATGGAGATAGAATTAGAATATCTTTATAGCTATATTTTGTTAGTAGCTTTTTGTAAACGGCAATGACTTGGCCTACACAATTTTCAATAACAGAAATAAACTTATAGTCGGGTTCCTGCATTTCAAAAAGCAAATCACCGGAATTATCAACATAAGGATTGCTTTTTCTAATGTTAGTAGCCACTGTGTCAATGCCGCCAACACCAAATCTAAACACTCTATTAAGTGTTACATAAGGTAGTTGTTGGCTACTAATTAAGTCTCGCATGACGTTTCCTGCGCCAATAGAGGGTAGCTGCGCCATATCTCCAATGAGAATTAGTCTTTTTGTGGTGTCAAGGTATTTACATAGCATTGCCATTGTATTAACTGATACCATTGAGATTTCATCCACAATAATAACTTCTTCGGAAATATCCTGGTTTAGGCAGGCAAGATGAATTGTTTGGGCTTTATATCCTGTCGCATTGGCTAATACTTTTGCGGCAATACCTGTAGGAGCCAATAGTCGGAAGGTAATATCATAGTCTGAAAGCATTTGTGTTAAAGATTTAATTGTAGTTGACTTACCTGTGCCTGCTGGCCCAACGAGCATACATACATTAAATTCTTTTACAATATCTAGTAATGCGTGTTGGTTATCTGTTAGCCGTGCGCCCTTATCACCCCAATACTTTGATGTATCAACATCTTCTAGCCGCTTGGAGTTGGTGAACATAGTGTTCAAAGTTTGGGCAATTAGTGCTTCATTATTGTATGTCTGGGCTATGCTAATCATTTTATTTTCAGGGCAGTAATAGATATTTTCACTATTCTTAACTGTCTTTACTGCCAAAGGCCACAATGATTTTGGCAGATAATGAAGCATATCATTTGCATTTAATCTAGTATTGCCGTCTGCTTCGTTGCTTTTCAGAATATCAACAATATACCATTCTGTGCGTTCTGCACTTACTTCAAAGTCAGGAAGTTCACGAATAATAAATGTATCTGCCTTTTTGAATGGGCGGTCTAAGAGTTTGCAATAAATTTGATATGGGTGTTCCAAAATCTCTGCTTCAATATTCTCAGATGTACCATATAGTCGCATCAATTTTGCGGATTCATCAACTGATAGTTCCCAACGGGCCAATTTTGCTTTAATATAATAAGCGACAAAAGATTCTTCAATATTCTTTTTATATAAATTAAAAGTATACTCTCCCATACCATGAATTTTATTTATGTCAATTTTATCAGATTCACCGTTGATAATCATATTGACAAAATCAGGATAGGCATTAAGAATATTATCAACTAATTTCTTCCCCTTAGAGAAGCATAATAGCAAGTGCTTTTGTTCATCTGTAGTAAGCCCACCAATATCTAAACCAGGAAGTGTTGAAGTAGTATAACTTTGCCCCCATTTAGGGTTGTAATCTTCTTTCTCAAGTTCAAGGTCATACTCTTTCCCTACTAATAGATATGGCAGTTCGCCCTTCAAAGTAAAAGTGCCATATTTATTTACCACAATGTCAGGATTGTTATCAATAAGCTGGCACTTAAAAATTCTATAAGGGTTGTCTGTAATATCTTTTGGATAATTCTGTTTAATAATTTTAATCTTCGTTTTCTTCGCCATTGAAATATTCCTCAAAATCATCTTCATCAAATTCGTCTGCGATAATAAAATCATCACTTTCGCCCACACGATATGGGTCTAAGTAAATGTCAAAAATAAATTGCGCTTCTGCTATTGCTGCATTTAGAGAATCGAACGCACCTATTAAATCTTCCTCTAAAAACAGCCCATATTTAGTCATGTTTTTATTCGACACAATGGGAACAACATATAAATTTTCCCCTTTGAAGTCATATAAAAAGTCACCATTTTGAGATATTAGTTCCATCTTATTGCACCTTAAAGTCTAACCACTCGAACTGGTCAAAAGAGTAGGTGGTTTCTGTCACTGACATAAGCGGCTTATACCCCATGGTTTTGGCTAAATTTTGGGATGCAATATTAAAGTCATAAATATCACATCGCCATGCAATTAAATTATGGTGAATAGCCTTTTGTGTCCGTAAAATATGCTCTATTAAAGCAAAACCAATGTTTTTCCCACGGCATTTTTCATCAACACAAATATCCTGGAGATATAAAATCATAGAATGATTTTTATTATATAGGCGTCCTAATTCTGTGATTGCAAATGCAATAACTTTGTCGCTAACCGTGAAAACATACACATAAGTATCTTCGTCGTAGTCAATTAAATCTTGAACAACATCTTCATCCCAAGGCGGCATATTATCCTGGGCAAATGTTGGTAAGTGTTCATTGTGTAGCTGCCTGCATTGATTGCCTAGGGCTATAATAGCAGGAATATCTGCTGTAGTAGCGTATCTAATAGACCCTTTAATAATTTCTCTCATATATTCCCTCCTTATCGTTTGACGTTGGTAAATCTATCCATATCATTTTGCCGAACAACAGAGGGCTTCGGTCTAATAGGCATAATGATTCCGGTTCCAAAGTCGCTAGTGACAAAAATAGGGGAGAAGTTGGGCTTTTTCGTGTCATACCATCCTTGGCAGTTAGGCAATGCTTCCATAACATCCAGCAGATAATCTGCGTTGACATAGGGCATATTTTCCCCAAAGTCCCATACATAGAACTTTTTCTTGCCCTCCTGGACGACTCTCCCTTCTGCTTTGCACAGCTTCTTATGCTGCTTAATCATGTTAATGGTAGGAAGGTCAATAAACGCATAGTCTTTACTAAGAGAATCTGGATGAATAACCTGTTCCACACCAGGGCACTTGTGAAAACTATCATCAACCATAGGAAAGTCAATAGGATTCTCTAAAGCCACACCATGATAACCAGAAGTAAAATACTGGTAACCGTCCTTGCCAATCCAAACCAAATCAGCGTCCCCTCTTATGCTGGCCTTTAGGATTCTCTTACAGGCTTTTGCGGTGTTACCACGTCCACTGGTCTTTGCGCTCTCAGCATAGATTTCATCCAAACAACCAAGCAGAACTTTCGCCATGACACCTTCAAAATTTTCGATATCTCTGCGCTCAAACTGCACATATTCTTTAATGCGGTTGCGAGGGCCGTCCTCAAGTTTATTTACACAGTCCATCAAGTTTTCATAAACTTTATCAATAGTCATTTTATTGACCTCCTGTATTTGATATATGTATATTAACATATTTTGGGGCAAATTACAATAGACAAAATGCACAAATATCACAATGGATACTTGTGCATTTTTATCATTGTTCTTCTACGCCGTCACGTTCTAGTTGGAAATTCACTGTGCCGTTTTCATAAACATCGGTAATTAACATAACTGTGTGTTTGAATATACTATTCTTATATTTCTTGGCAACAAAACTATCTTCGCCACGTCTATAGCCGCTTACTGCGACAAGCTGGCCTTTAGCAAACCAATTTTTATCTTCACCAATAGTCTGTTTATAATAAGCATATTGTCCGCCATTAAACTTAATATTGATAACTTCATTGTCAGGAGTAAGAATATCTACTAGGTGGTTATTATCGTTCCGGGCCAACACAACACCACAAATACGACTAATATCATATTGCTTCCAAGTTCTGCCACGGAAAGATTTCTCTATAAACTGTGGTTCTTCTGGCAAGTCGGAGAAATGGCTAATATTATATTCTTCAAAGTTAATATTTTCCAATTCATGGGAACCGTCAGGATAAAAACTAACAGCTTCCATTGCCCAATGTTTAGGATTCTCATTGCCTTTAATCATTGACTCATAATTTTGACGCAATGTCTTTTTATTAAAATCATCAATAACTTCCTGTGTATTCAAAACTTTTTCCAACGACTTTATATCGGTTTTTAAAACTTTTTCCAACGACTTATCCACTACAATCAATCTATCGTTTTCATAGTAGTAATCTTTATCTTCTGTCAGTTCAGAAATACAGTTATTCATGAAATAATTCATTGCTCTATCATCAATAATATAATGTTTTTTAGATTTGAATTTTGGGTCATTGCAATAAAAATTTTGCTTGCTCAAAACATACCGCTTAAAAGCATAGGGAGATAGGTATTCTTTGGGAATATTAACCCCCATTTTTATTGCCATAGGTAGATTAGCCGTTGTTAGAGAAGTTTTTAAGTCTGTGTCATAACAGCATAGCTGCTTCATGATATGCACACGGTCTGTGTTAAATTCGTCAAAACATCCAGCCTTGATTAAAGCAATAAATTTAGATTTAGTGATTTGAGTTTGTTCTTTATTAGAAAAATAATCATAAAACTGTTTGAAAGATGTGTATGGTCTACCATCAACAATTTCTTGGGCAATAGATTGATTGATTCCTGCAATGCCACCTAAACCAAATAAAATAGAATTAGTTTCTTCGATAGGAGTAAAAGATACTTCTGACTGATTGATAGAGGGTGGTTGAACAAAAATGCTGTAGCTTCTCATTTTATAAATTGACTTAGCGATTTTGCCATAATTTGTGTTGCCGCCTTTGTCATTTGTTTCATCTGTCTGGCTTTCAACAGTAAGACAAGCGCAATTCCAATAAACAGGTGGATAAAAATAATTAAGGTTTAATTCTTGTAATGCAATAACTGAATAAGCGTATGAATGTAATTGGGAAAAGGAATAGCCGAATGACATAGCAAACAGAACATTCCATACATAGTCTGCTAATTCTTTTCGTGTTCCCATTTCTTCACAAGAATCATAAAACAAAATTCTGGTTTCTTCTAATACTTTTGCATCTTTCCTGGCAATGGATTTTCTGAGTTTGTTCGCTTGTTTCAAGCTAAACCCAGAAACTTGTTTATCCATTGATAACAACATAGTGCGCTCCTGGGAATCACACATACCGTAAGAACTGCTAAGATGTTTCTTTAATACTTCTTGCTCTTCTTTATTTAATCCATATTCATCCATTTCTTTATACCAGTTATTTATATCCTCTTTGAATCTGGCATATTTGTCAATGGGTTGTTCTTGACCGTCAGGGGCCATTAGACGCAACAAGCTGTTTGCCGCAGATAAATCCATAACACTTTTTGGGTGCGTTTGATTTAACGCTCTAACACTTACCTGAGTATCAAATTGAAATACGCTATAAATAGAGCGAATCATATCCCACATTTCTGGATTATTATATTCCAATACATCTGGATGCAAGTATTTCCAATACGTTGCTTTAAGACTTCCTTGCCACTCCATGTGACCATGTTCTACAAGCAAATCCATTGTCTTTCTAATTTTATCCGCCGCTATTACGGTCAACATATCAACTTTGACTTGGCTGCAATATTCAGAATCAATTAGGTCATAACAAGTACAAGGGACTCCATTAGGGCTTTTCATAGCCGCAACTGAATCTACATATGGGTCATTGCTAATAGTTAAACCAGCCGCATGAAGCCCTCTATTAACAATTAGACCCTCTAAACCCAGGGCACATTCTTTCAAATGGTCATACTTATTAAATTCTGTAATCAATTCTTTGATAGGTTTTCTATCTTTCTTTTTATTCCCGTTTAGACAGTCAGTTAAACTCCAAATTTTCCCTCTTTCAACAGGAATCAGGGATTTCAAATATCCTGCCACATCGTCTGAAATTCCAAGCCCTTTACAGGCTTTTTCAATCGCTGTTTTACTTGTTAATTTGGAGAATGTCGCAACATTTAAGACTTTATCTTCACCAAAGTATCCTTTAATGGCTTGTGCAATGGCTTCTTTCCGGCTGGCCTGAGAGTCGTTATCAATATCTGCTATTTCAACGCCACGTTCTGCTGATAAGTGCCGCCAAAATGGCATATAGTCACCTAAAGGTACAGGGTCAATTTGAGTAATTTCAAGTAGATAGCATACAAGAAACCCGCAACCGCTGCCACGACTAGGCATAGATAAACTATCAGCTTCCCATACCAACTCAATAATCTTTGACATTGTTGTATAATAACTAGCCATTGAACTATTAAATGCTTCTGAGATTAAACGCAGTTCATGAAATTCATCTTCAAGTCTAGCAATATAAGTTTCAACATCTTTGCCTTTGTTGAGAATCAATTTAATCAATGCTTGTTCAATGCGATAAAAGAAATACTTATCTTGTATGTTATCAATATGAGCATAGTACGAAAACTCAGGATATTTGTCATAAAATTCTTTGAATTTGTGTTCAATCTTAAATTCAGGAATTTTATCACTTGGAATTTGCGGAATTACAGGCGTATGTTCTAAATCATACTCTTGTATTCTATCGCAAATTAACATTGTGTTAGCAAAGATTTCATCAATTTTGTCATCTGTAAACTGTAGTTTAAGATAATTTCTCAATTCATCTGCTGCCATCATATAAGCAGTAGCATAAAATTCAGAAACTTCTCTGTCACCATCCTTTGATTTTAAGAATGTTTCGTGGATGAAAGCTGTATCTTTTGATAAATAGTGGGAATCCGTTGTGACAATCAATGGGATACTATATTCTTTCCCAAAATCAGATAAAGTCGTATTAACAATTTGTTGCTCTTTATTGTCTTGGTTGCATGGTTGGATTTCAAGAAAGAAATTCCCTTTGCCAAAAATATATTCGCACCATCTAATGAATTGTCGTGCTTTTATTTCAGCATTTTCATCATTGTTTTGCTTCCATGCTAGAATTAACTTATCTAAATATGAACCTAAACAAGCACTTGAAGCAATGACGTGCCCCCTATTCGGGACAATGATTTCTTTCAAATCGGAATAATACGTCGGCCTACGCATAATACCTTTATATGTATATGCTCTTAACCATGCTTTTGTGGATAATTTTCTAATTTGTTTGTGACCTTCTGTATCTAATGCCGTTAAAATAAAGTGGTAATATGGAGTATGATTTATATTCTCCCTATTATTTTTATCTTCTTCCTCAGACATTAAATAAATCTCATTGCCTAAAGCTAATTTGAATGGCCTATCTTTCTGCATTGAATCATAATATTTTAATGCTTCTATGTGGGCAGAAATACATTCATGGTCTGTAATTGTAAAACCTTCAAGCTCTAAATCATAAGCCTTTTGAATCAACTCAGGGACTTTGTTGACTACATCTGGAAACCCCAGGGCTGCATTTGATAAAGCCGTATGGTTGTGGTTATTGAAATAAGTCATTTCTTACCTCTATCTTTATTAGAACCGCTATTATGTGTTTCTTCTTGCTTCTTATCTTTATCTTTCCATAAAATTCTATCTTCTTCTTTTAGCGTGTTTTCATAACTCAAAATTTCAAGTAATCCTTCCCACACAATCCATCTCTCCAAACAAATAATTTTTCTCTATTAACCTCTTTACTACCGGAATTAACTGTCGCTAGATTATTATTTAATTCTTTTTCCCAAATACATTCAAAATCGTCAGGCATCCAATATTCGCTGCATAGAACAATATTATCTCTGCTCATATGCTTAACCCATTCATAATATTCTTCATAAGGAAAACTGGTATGATATTTTTGTGTCATAGCATAGGGCGGGTCACAGTAAATCACTTGTCTGCCCCCCCCCAAGTTCACGGAAGTCTTTGCAATAAAACTCAACGCCTTGCAGTTTTGGAATCTGGTTTTTCAAATTCGTTATCATCTGCTGGTTTCTTGCAGGCCACTCAGGGTGTAATCTATATTTTCCTGCGTACCCGGCAAAGAACCGTCCACCAAAAGAAGAGAAACCAATCAATCCAACATACCAATCAGGATATTGGTCTTTATTATCTTTAACTGCCATATATTCTTCCCTTGTAAAACTTTCAGGTAAATCTTCTGGGTAGTCTCTTGCATGATTTAGTAAAGCAATAAGGTATCTATTGTTATCATATCCTATTCTTCGTGGGGCTTTAATCTTGTCAATCATATTTGCCCCGCCAACCATAGGCTCCACATAGCCCCACCCAGGGTGTTTATCTACCTGTTCTTGAATGACTGGAGCAAGATATTTTGACACTCTATTTTTACTTCCCATGTATACCAATTATCATACCTCCCTTTGGTTTATAATATAATTATACCACCCCTTGATAATTTTGTCAAGGGGTGGTAGATAATTTTTTATATTTTACTTATTGGTCTTGTCGCTATAAGGAATAGTATCGCCGCAATAGTTGATAGAAGAATTATAAGGGGTGGCGTTAATATGGCCGAGTCCGAAAGTGTCTGTCTCGTTCGTAAACACAATATCATTGCGACTATTCTGCGTCTTAGTGGTAATCACAATGCGAGTAACACCATTAACAACATTATAACTAATCTTCTTGACGTTTCCAACTTCGGTAGGCAGGCTAACAATCACGTCAATACCAAAATTTTCATCAAAAATTTTCTGGCTTCCTTTGATTCTTAGGTTGTCAGTTTCATTGTCGGCAAAACTCACATTGACCTTTTCTACACCTTCTGTGGGGATAAGCATATTATAACCATTATTTGTTTTACGCCAAGTGAAATAATCAGGGTCATAAATGTCATCGTCATTAAACTTTATAACAGGATTTGTCCCTCTGTCCCGTTTTGGCTGCTTGGTTTGTTCCTTCTGCTCACTTTCCTTATCCACCTCTGCTAAAATATCTGCAATATCTGTCAGTTCTGCTAGGCTTGCAAGATAATCCATCAAAAAAGTATTCATAATAAAATCTCCTAATTCTTTCAAAATAAATCATCAAAAGCAACATTATTTCGTTGTCTTTCAATAACTTCGATTTTTTCAATGACAACTTGCTTGTATTTGTTATCATTGTACTCATTATAACATGGTTTTCCAATTATGTCAATATCTAAATCAACATTTTCCCCAACTTTCCAGTCGGCTTTATTATCATTTGATACAAAAAATTTAATGAAGGTCACGCCGTCTTGGAATAACTTTACAGTGTTCCCCCTCATTGCAATCCAGTCTGTCCCCTTGCATTTCACTTTGCAATGCACAGTAGGTTCAGGAACGCCTTTTCCCCACAGGTCTTTGTAATCTTCTGCCATATCAAACAGTGGCGTTGGGATTGCCTTTGGAGCATAGCTGCCAACAACTTCTTCACTCTGACTGTCAGCCAAATTAAGCCCATTAAAATAATTTTTAATTTCATTTAGATTATCATAAGGGAAACATATTCCATAGGCCCTTTGATGTCCAGAAGCATAAGTAAATAGGCCACTTTTTACACATAAATCTCTAACATCAATGGGGCTGCGACAACTGCCTTTATAGTGTCCTTCCCCATCATCGTACACTAAGAATACAGGTTTGTTTAATGTAGAAGAAATTTTATTTGCCACTAGGCCAGTATATGGCGTTTGTTCAGTAAAACAAATAATTGCATTGTCATTAAAATTATCAATACTTTGCATTGAAAAGTCAGCCATTTGTTTTGTGAGAGATGATTGTTCTTTATGCGCTTTCTTCAAATAATCTTTAAGTTCAGAGAAAATTATTGCATCTTTATCTTCTTCAAGTCCAAGCAGGGCATAAGTAAGATAAATAGTTAATGTGGTGTTATCCCCACGGATTACGGCATTTAATTTAGGTATAACATTCCATATAATAGCTGTTGGTGTAATTTCTCCATTAGAAATAAAGTTATCGCATAGGTACTGCAAGAACTCATTTTTAATATGGCTTAATCCTGCATAATTAAATACTCTGTTTTCAATCGTATTCAATTCCATAATATCTGCAATATTAGCAAAAGCAACAATATCAATCCATTCTTGATACCAATTTACTCCTAGTTGTTCGCAGACGTATTGAATAAATTTATATGTTACAAGAGTGCCGCTGCCACAAGGATTATCAATACCAGGGAACTGATTATTGATAACTATTGCATAAGGATTATTATATTCAATATCATGGTGGTCTGTAATTAAAATATCACAACCTTGTTCTTTTAACATCCTGCATTGCTCTACATCATTTGAACCAGCATCGGGAACCCACACAAAAGAATTAGGTTTAATTTGCGCCATAATTTCAGGTGCTAATCCTGTTTCTCGTTTTGAATGAATCAAAATTGTTGGGAAACAAGTAGGGTCTATTTTATGTAAGAATTTGTATGCTAAGACAGAAGAAAACAAACCATCGCAATCTCTGTCTTGCACTATGTAAATTTCACGTTCCATAAGTTTATCTCTCCTGTTTCTTTGGAAGTTGCATAATATTCATATTATAATAGTTGCCATTGCTATAGTAATACTGCCGTCCAGATTCGTCTATTGCGCCTATTTGATTTTGATATGGAGAATTTACCATATTGATTGGATAAAATTTAATATCATTAGTACACATACTTTGCCTTGCTAATGTATTATTTAATACCTGTTGTTGAAATGTATTATTTAATACCTGTTGTTGAATGGTAGAGATATTAAACTCTTGATAGCGGTTTTCCAATAACGGACTTGAAATATCATTAACGAACTGAGTATTTATTGTTGTATCTGTATTTAATTTCCCTCTGTACACTTCTTCAATTTTGTTTCCATCAAGTTTAATTCCATGCAGTCCAAACCAAAGAGTGATTGTATTGTCAATGGAAGAATTATTTCTAGCAATATCTATTGCTATACTTTCCATTCTTGTATAATATTCAGAAATGGAAAATGGCTTAGAACAATACAACTTGATTGCTTCTTGTTTTGAATCTTCTAATCTATCTGCTATGCTTAGTAGACACAGCACAAAAGGCCCTATTCCAATTCCGATTAACCACGAAATAAAACATATTGCACTCATTTTTTTTTATCCCATTCTTCTTTATTCTCTCTAATAAGCTGTCTCAACATAACATTATTATCAGGCATAAGTGTAAGTGTTTTAATATCTTCTACGATTTCTAATAGTTCATCATACTTTCCTGCATAGTTGATATGTCTAATTTTTCCTGTTGCTACATTAACTTCTAAAATTGCCATACGCAATGATTTCGTACTTGTATCATCAAGTGTAATCCAAAAATAGTTTAATGATACATGGGGCATTTCTGCATCGTTTTGTGGAGTGATAAATGACATGGATAAAGTTGCGCCTATACCAAAATAATGCTCGAAAATTTCCACACACTGATTATATAGCTTACTGTCCTTCATTATAATTGTTACCTCCATACATAAAAGATTTTAGCATATTCCAACCTTCTTCCATATTCTTGTAATGACTGGTCGGTTCAAATAGCGGCTTTTTGTTTAAGTGTAGATAATTATCTACATCTTGAACACCATGTTTTTCCAAGTAGGATTCAATAGTAATTGGTTCACCTTTCTTATATAGTTCTTTAATCTTCATAGTTTAACCTTCTTGTTCGTCTGGAAAATTAGGAAGGGGCATCCAATGAGTTACTTTAGCATATGGTTCTCGAAAAGGTACTCCCTCTTCATCAATCCACGCTCCATTCCACAAGTGAGACAAGCATAACTCTTTATAATGTGTCCCGTTACTTAGATTGGTATATACCACACAAGCTAAAACATCGCCAGTGTAGCTTTTATTATCGCACGTTTCCGGCAATTTATATACCTCCGGCAATTTATCATTCACACTAATCCATTCGTTCATTCTACATACTCCCTTTCTTCATACATTTTATCAAACTGCTCTCTTGTAAAATCACAAGGGGCAAATTTATATCCATCATAACCTTGATTATTATAACAGACAGAGACTTTGAAGAATCCTTTTAGTTGCTTGCCAATGTTGAATACTTTCTTTTCAAACATATTATATTCTTCATCCCCATATTCGTGAAAATCGCTATCCAACATAATAACAATTTCATCAACGCCTAAATAGGTTAGATAATTTCTGCGCCTTTTCCCTAAATTAGAACCATACATAGCTAATGCTACATTATCTTTACCAAACCATGTATCAAATTTTAGAACTGATTTTTCGCCCTCACACAGCCAAACTATCTTTTTTGATTTTATGGCCTGGATATTTTGTTCAATACCATAAAAGACTTGATTCGTCGGAAAAGCATATTGTGTTCCATCAAGCAGTCTCAAAGGCTTATATTTGCCATTTGCTACATTTTCCGGTCTTAAAAATCGCTCTCTTATTCCTATTAAATTTCCATTGTCATCTGTGGCTGGAATTATAATGGAATCATGTAATGGATAAAATCTAATCCCAAATTTCTTCATGGTTTTAATACTGATACCTTCGTCAATCCATGATTGGTGATAAATTTCAGGGAAAAAATTTAACACATCATCATTATAAACTATCAAGTCTTGCGTCTTTGGTGTAAACTTAGAATATTTACCAAGCGCTGATTGCCAGTCATAAGTAACAGGAATTGACGGTTTATCAAATATACCTGAATCAATTTGCAATAAATCACAAATATAAGTTACAACCGCCATAAACGTGTATTGCATCTTCCTATGTGACCATACCGTTTTAACTAACTCAAATATATCTCCATGATTTTGGCATTTGTAGCAATACCAGGACTGTGTAGCCATGTAATAATACAGTTTAGGCTTGTGGGACTCCGGGTGATTCTTGCAACAAATTGACGTGAATATTAGTTCCTTATCATTTTGTTTTGCAAGAGAACCGCCCAGAGATTCCACAACCTTAATAATCTGTTCAGCGGTCAATTTCTTTTTTAATTTTTTGAGATTAACCATTGAACCCACCCTTTATTTGTTGTAGCTTTATTGCATCCTTAATTCTGCTGGCAAAACTGTTCCACATCAACATTCAGAATATCCTCTTTTTCTGCTGTGCGATAATGGTACACTTTGGGATTTTCAGGTTCAGTAGAACCATTTTCCAGATAAGTCCGTAATTGACTAATGAGTTTATCAGTTGCCGCAATTTCATCCTTTACAGCACGACGCTTTTTACGGTTTAGCTTTAGCTGCTTTAATGCTCTGGCTCCTGCGGCTGCGTTGTAGGACTCAAATTCAACAAAATGAAGTAAGTCGGTTTCGTACTTGTCACAAGCACTTAACTGCTTGTAGAGGGCATCGTGGCTTCTTTTCAGACTTTCATAAGCGACTCTTACTTTTGCTTGGCAACCCATAATATTTTCCTCCTTAATCAGTTGCTTCTATTTGTTGTAATCTCTTTTTTGTAATCTCGATTGCTCTTGGATTTTTATCACATCCAATGAAATTTATACCTAATTCTTTTGCAACAACCAGACTTGTCCCTGAACCGCAAAAGAAATCTGCAAACACTCCATCTTGTGGGCAACTGCTATCAATAATCTTGTATAGCAACTCTTTTGGTTTTTGCGTGGCATATCCGACACGTTCCGTCTTATCATTCTGACCTAACATATTTACTCGCCATACATCATCCATAATTTTCCCACGATTGTCGTAATATTTTTCCTTCTCATATCCGCGAGGGGCTGTTGGAGAATATGGTTGCCTAATATATTGACTATCAGAATTAAAATAATACTTATCACTTTTAGAGTATCTAAAAATTGTATCATGCCGTTTTCCGAAATCTTTCTTTTTCCGTGGTGCTGAGTTATACCACCAGATAATCTCATTGCGAAAGTTCTTCATCCCAAAAATTTCATCTAATAAGACTTTAATGTAATGGGATAGATTATAATCACAATGGATATACAGCACTCCAGTAGGTTTTAATAGACGCTGCATTTCTAAAAATCTTGGCTCATAGAATTTTAATGCGGCATTTGTATCTCCTAAATCATCATTAAAATCATTAAAGTTTTTACCAGTGTTAAATAGAATATCATTGTAGCAACAATCAATACTCTCTGAGGGAAGGTACCGCATTAACACTAAATTATCCTCACAGTAAATCATTTTCATTGACCTCAATAAATAATTTGTCCACATTTATTAACTCATTATTTCTATTTGTGCAGTACAAGTCATAAGAACGACCTGTACCAAGGTCTACGTATTGGAATACTTTGATATACTTGGGATACTTACTTGCTCTGCCCTTAACGATATGGGATACAAAATTTGGCTTTAACTTATTGCCGAACCCGCTCCTTTGCCCAAACATTTCAGTTAATTCTAGTTCTCTCTTTGTTGGCGGCAACATAATCATACAGCTATCACACTTTCTGATTTGCCCTTTGCCGCCCATAAGAAGTGATTCATCAACATAGTTTAAGTCTCTGTCACGGGAATTTAGTTGCGTGCCTGAGAGTATTTGAACGTCATACTTTCTACTTACTTGCTTTAATGCGTCTGTTAATGCTAGAAGAATCATATCTTCTCTCTGCGCTACTTTGGATTTAGAAGAAATTTCTGCCTGTAGAAATACGTTATTTGAAACATAGTCAAAACATACGGTTTTAACGCCATGATTCAATGCGTAATCTCCAATAGTTGATGTTAAAGAATGAATAGTAAAGTCTGGGTCATCTACCAAATAAATCTCACTGGCCTTTAGAATCTCTGCTGCCCTATCTACTCTTTCTTCTTCTCCTTCTAAATATTTCCCGTCAATAATATGGCTTCTAGGAACATTTGAAATCCAAGAAATAAAGATAGGGTCTAGTTCAGTTTCTAATGACATTTCAGAATTTATAAACAATCCTGGGCCAATACAGGATTTATTTTCTTTCCAACATTCTTGTTCAGCGTCCCAATATTCTTTAGCAGAACACTTACATAAGTCTCCTACAGACATTGTGGTTTTGCCTGAACCCGCATTACCTGACCTTAGAACCAACCCATAAATCCCTCTAAAGATTGAGTTGAAATAAGGGGACTGAAAACTGTTACCAACCATTGGGGCTTCTTTGAACTTTTCTTTATTATACAGAAAATTATCACCAGCTTTGTATTCTAGCAATCGTTTTGTGGTGTTATATTTCTTACTTAATGCTGTTAATTTCCCTTCAAAATAGTTTGTAATATCTTCAAGAGAAATTGCGCTAATCTTACCATCTTCTTCGTCGTACAAGCCGCTAATATCAAATCCTTGTTTCTTGCAAGCCCTTAGTAGACTAAACTTCCTGACTATTTTGTAATAGTATTCAAAATTGTCCGGTGTGCCTAGTTCTTTTGCTAAGTCAACAAATTCCAAATATTGGTTTTCTTCAAGGCAATCAAGTTGGGCTTCATATGGCTTCATAAATTCACCAATATCTACTCCGTTAATTTCCAAAACTCCCATATTTGCAAGCTGTTGAGAAGCGACAAACAAAATTTGATGCGCCCTTTCGCCCTCTTTTGTTTCCTTATCAAAGAAGTCATCTTTGGTTAAAGGGAACTTATCATTAAAGCACAGTGTCGGGTCATTAAAAATTGCGCCAAGCACAATGGATGCTGCGTTGTGGTCGTATAGCAATCAATCGCCCCTTTCTGCACTGGTCTTTGGAACAAAACGAATAAATTCCGTATGGCTACCAAAGTCCATTTTAACATAATTATTTGTTTGCCAATATCTTTGGTAGTAGGATTTAATTCCATGTTCTGCTAAATATTTCATGGAAATATCTGCCGCTTCTTCAAACGTATTCACCTTCCCTAACAGGATGGAAGAATCATCCTTCTTGTCATAGTAGACTTCAATCACTGCTCTGTCCACCCACTTTCCAAGCGACAGGCTTCTCCTGGCTGTAATACTGGTCAAACAGATAAGGGTCAATGACATAACCGTTTTGCTTTAACAGGTCAACGTAGTAGTCCATGTACTCCATCTCCGCACCCTTGAAAACAAACAGGTTGATGGGCTGAGTCTCGAACTGAGTGAACAACCAGTTCTCATGTCTCTTGGTTTCTCTGTGAATATAATAGCGTTTCATATGTTTCCTCCTAAAATAGGCTTTGGGTGTTCCCATGGTTATATATTACCATAAGAACACCCAAAAGTCAACTATAAATTTTCTAAAATTTCAATAGAATCCATGTATTTTTTTGTCCAATTTACCATTTTTTTCCTGCGTACATAGATTGTCGGCTCTTCGCCTAAACTCGCTGCTAGGTCTAAAAACTGTTGGTTTACATTATGTTTTTGGGAATAAAAATCCCTAGCTTCGTTGTACAGGGTCAGGTTAAATATCTGGCCTGCTCCCCACTCAGGATTCCACGCACGTTCCAAAACGTCTTGAAAATATTTGACAGTATAATACATACCAGAATACTTCCATTTATTTTGGTCATGGTAGTTCTCAACCTGGGCCTTGAAAGCGACAAAGTTCCCTTCTTTGCCACTTAAATTCCAAATTTCATCTAGCATATTGCCCTTATAAAATTCTTCCTGGCCCAAATCTTCTATGGCACATTTCTCGTTGCAATAATAACGCTGTTTGTGCGCCCAATTATATGCAGTATCTTTGTTAATTTGCTTTCCACAATGTCTGCATTTAACTGTTATCATACCTCAATACCTAAAATTGCGGCCTTTACTGCGAGATTGTTATAAATGTTTTCAAGCCGGAATACTTCTTCATCTGTGGCAGATGTAACCTTGCGTCCTTCTCCTAGTTCAGTAGCGATAATTTCCTGTACACCATCCCCAATAATAGGTGCCAGTGCCGCCACATAAGGCTTAATAATTTCAAAATAATCTTCCTTAGTATATTCATCGTGCTTACGGGTATAGGCTTCAATTAAAGCACCCTCATTGTCTGCGCTCTTTTTAACGGCTTCTTCAATAGCATCGGTTAGCCCTTGTGCAGTAAATGGGTCAATGAACATTTGCATATCGAAACGGCTTCGGGCAAACACATTCTTAGTTTCACGGCAAATACCAATAGAAGGAATGGTTTCATAAGTCTCAGAGTCAACACCCTGGCTCTTAACATACACGGTAAAATCACATAAATCTCTTAGCATACGCATAGAGGATTTCTCATTGCTAGTTCCTTTAGGCTGAACATAAGGAATGATTTCACCTGTTAATTCGTCAGTCTTTTCAATAGTTTCTTCGTGAGAGATAAAGACAACACAATAGCCAACAGAAGTTAGACGGTTAATCTGTAGCTGGAAATTATTTCTAGCAATCTTATAGCCGTTTTGTCTGCCTTGAATCTCAGACAGGTCACGTACAGTAAATTCAGCACACACAGAACGCTCAGAAAGGTCAACCAGGTTCTCTGCGGTATCAATTACAACGGTTCTAATCTGTTCCCAACGATTCGCAAAATTCTTTTCACTAGTAATATCATCAACAATTTCAATAAACTTTGACCACTTGCTACAAGGAGTTTTTTTGACTTTGATAGCAGAACCACCGGATTCTGTCATAATTAGAAAAGGTCTATCTAGCTTACAAGATTGAAATGTTTTACCGACAGAGTTTTTACCATAAATAAGTACCTTCTTGCCCTCCATCCCAGCGGTAAAGGCTTCTTCCTGTAAATCATCAAAGTTAAATTTAGCCATAATTTCCTCCTAATATATTAAAATAATACACATTCTTGTTGCTTGAATTTTTCAACGTGTCCATTCCAGTCTACACGTTTCCACCCTAGTTCTTTCATTAAACAATTTTTACATCTAAATTGGTCAATATTGCGCCCAAACATTTTTAGATTCATTGCAATGCAGTCTTTTTGCCATGCAGTTTTTCCGCAATCAATACACTTTTTATTAAAGTATTTCTTAGCAAGTTCATAGTCATCAATGCCTTTATATTGCATAAATTCTTTTATAACTTCTGGACGTTCTTCACGGGTAAAAGGTGTTGGGTCATTCCACTTTGTAACACTTTCATCTAGCGTACAATTCTTAATTGTCCATCTATCTTTGTTAATAAAATCTTGACGTACAATCTTCATCCATCTTTCATACTTAGACGGCGACCAATATTTATCTAAAATCCAGGAAGATTTTTTAGCATATGGGCAAACAATATCGCAGCCAACACGGTTATAGCCTTTCTTATAAATCGGGTTAATAGGCAAATTATTATGAACAATATAAAGCCAAAGTTCTAATTCTAACCATTTTCTAATCGGTAATAATCCATGCCAGCTTTTATTTTTGGGCCAAGTTGCATCATTATACCATTTCCAATCATAATTCGCTCTTTTTGTAGATTCGTCATTTCTCATTCCAAATATCCAGAGCATTTTTTGCTCATCTATGAAATAAGATGTAGATGATTCTTCCTTAAATGCGGTGCAACACCAACGGTATGTTCTAGTTGGAACTCCTTTATTCCTAACTTCTTTATAAAACTTTAAGGTGTTGCCATTTTTATCTTTATTCCTAATCATAGGAATATTCTGCTTCTTGACTTCTTTATAAGTATCAGCAGAATCGCAAGTCGTATCATTAAAGAATAAGAAATAATCAACGCCTGCTTTATTTAGCAAATGTTCAACTAGCCTACTATCTTTGCCTGTAGAAGTCCCACAAACCACTTTATGGTCAGGATATTCTGAAACAAATTCTTGAATCTTATCCAATGATTCTTTTTCTTTAGCAAGGATTTCTTCTTCATGTAAATGATATAATTCTTCCCATGTAATTAAATCGTCATTAGAGGGTTTATCATCATAAAATTTATGCTCATATCTCAAATCATCGGTGACTTTTAATCGGCAGATTTTAAGCATCTGCCCCCCCTACCGAAACCACGAATGATAAGTCTATCAATCCATAACTTATTTTCGTCATATTCAGATAGGTCAACACCAAAATCAGATAAACATTTTCTATATTCTGTAAAAATTGGTAGCATATTTCACTTCCTAAGATTTTTATTTGATATATTTATTGTTTTTTATGCTGATTTAAGAGGGCAAAAAGCCCTCCTAAATCAATTTATATTAGCTAATTTAATTAAAACAGGTCAGCAATATCATCCTCAACCAGAGGAGTACGTTCAATCAGACCAGACTTCTTGGGCTTTGCAGTATCGGAACCCTTTGCCTTGTGATTCTTTAGCATATCGTCAAGATAAATCTTCCGCTCATTTAGTAGTTCAGTAAGAGTATTTCTATCAATGCACTTAATCATGCCCTTGTCATCCACTTCATCTTCTTCATAAGCAGGACGGCCACCAATCACCTGTAGTTCCAGCACATCATAGCCGCTGGTAATGTTTGCAGCACGACCAAAAGCAACCTTCTGCTTGGGCGCAGAGCCATGACGCACCATCTTTGCTTCTAGGCATAGTTCGCAAGTGTCACCTACATTATAGGCATCTTCAAAATCATCCGCAATATCAGCAGGAACATATAGAGTGTAGGGCATTGCCAGGCCACCATAAGCAACACTAACGAAATTAACAATTAGACGGCCCGTCTGTTCTTCGTCCTTGATTTCAGGAACAATCTTTGCAATAACACCTTCTAGGTCAATATCTGCCTTACCCACAAAACTAGACTTATCGCCCTTAAAGCGGTTACTACTATTCAGAGTCAGTCTCACAGCAGGATTAGACAGAGTGCCGTCGGCCTTGGGATATACGTTAATATCGACCTTGGCAGAACAATCAATTAGGTCAGCTTCCTTAGAGGAATCCATGGCGGCTTCTGCCTTGGACACATAAGTATTCTTAATAGTATCTAGTGCCTTGTACATACGGTTATCTTCACCCTTCTTAGTCTTAGAGGGCTGATAAACACGCAGAGTAAAAGTGCCATTGTCGTTTTCAACGGCAAGTTCGCCCTTAATTACATTACAGGGAATATCGCCATTTTCACCTCTCACCTTGCCAGGTTCTACTTCTAGCTTCTTTTCAGATAGGAAACCGCTAATGTTGGCTACATTGTTAGAAATTCTTAGTTCGCTCATAAATAATTTACTCCTTTAGTTACTTTGTTCAATTTAATTTTATTGATTTCTTACTACTCTTTTATCTTATCACATTTCTTCTCCGTTGTCAATATAATATTCAGAATAATTTTCAGAATTTTCCAAATCAAATGTTTGGGCTTCTGCCAGCATAGCGATATTGCGTCTTTCTCCTGTGATTTTTTCTCTGATTTCTTCAACAGAAAGGCCAGCGTCAATATCTTCAAGGACTAAACCAAGCGCATGATACATCCCTCTTGCGGCGCACTGATACCCCGCATTATGCAGGGCTGTATCAATCGCTTCCTTAATCTCTTGTTCTCTCTTCTTAGATAGTTTAGCCATTTAATTATTCCTTTCTTTTGTGCATTTCTTTATATTTTTGCCCCAAACCATGTAGAAGCTATAATATCACCATATCCCTTGTCTATATACTTCTGCAATATTTCTTTCGCTTCTGAATCATAATAGATTAAACCCTTGACTTCCGCTATGGTTTTATCAGGGTTATCTTGTGATAATACTGCTATAAGGTCACTGGTTGCTTTTGTGCTATATGCGATAGGTGTTTTCCGCTTTGGAAGCTGCCAGTACACATCTCCTTTTGACCTCTTTTGCTTATGGTTTGACATTCTCTTTCTCTTTATCCTTATCCTTATAAATGCTATAATAATAATCATTATAGCAATCATAGCGTTCTTGAATACTTAATGCACCAACATCAACATCGTGCATCATTTTTTCATATTCATAGAATTTGTTCCAGAAGTTACAGCCTTTAATCTCGCTGCAACCACCACGATAAACACAATTAGGCACAAGAACATTGGAGATTTCAGGTTCACATTCAAATAATGCTGTCTTAAAATCTTCTGCATACTCTCTTGTCTCTTTAGCGGCCTTGTGGCATAGCCTTTTCCGCATAGTGTCAATCATATGCTGTGTGTTCATCTCCCCTGTAAAATCAACAGGGGTACTCTGAGGGGCTTCTGCCCGGTTATATGCTGTTTGTCTATCGTTTCTCTGACTGTTTACACGACTTTCCCAATGGTGAGTTTTCCAGTGCATTGCCACCCAATAAGGAATATCTTTCCAAGTAAACTTGACTTCAATATCCCTAATGGGGCTGTGTTCTGCAATCAGAATTGTTTTCTTAAATTCCTCTGAGGGTTCTTTCCCCAGAGGAATTTTTTTGACTGTGGCACGACAGTCATCTAAGACTTCTTGCCAGCTTCCTTTAATTTTTAGTATCTTTGTTAGCATCCGCTACCTCCTTAGATTTCTTAGCCTTTTTAGTGACAGGCTTATCTTCATTAACGTCATTGCTGCAATCATACAGAACACGGGGCTTGTCCTCTCTCTGAGGGTACTTGATTTCCTTCTTTGGTGCTGTTCTTGCTTCTACGTCTAATATTTCAGGTTCATGTTCAAATGCGTACATAACGTCAATCGCTCTCTCCTGCTTAGTGGCATTTAACCACACCAAGATGGAACCAGCCAGCATAAGCAACCCCGTGCAGAGGATGTAGATTTCTGACATGGTTTTGCTTGGGATAAAGTCGCCAAAGATACAGGCTCCCAGCACCATAGCCAGATAAACCACCACAAACCAAACCACCACACAGAATACCTTCTGGAACTTGAACTTCATTTTCTTCATCTTAAACACGCTCCAATCCTCTAATGTCGAAAAGATAAATATACCCTGTCTCTGCGTTTTCGATTACACACAGTTCCGTGTTCTCAAACTTCAAATGTCCCGCTTTGTGCAGAACCTTAAAGTAAGTACCAGGCTTTGTTAGTTCTTCCTTGTCCACTTGCTCATTGTTGCTGTAAGCACCCACACCGAACCGCCAGCAGGCCAGTTCTTCTCTGGTACAATACTTATCCATGAACTTGATATAGTTAGGATAAATTTCACCGGGGTTAGTGATTTTAACCCTGTCTCCCTCTCCGATGGTGAACATCCTGTCAAGTGCGACCTTAATGCCTGTTAAATAATCAAACTTATCTTCGGGGTGACACTTAGCGATAGCTTGACTGGCACACTTCCCTTTGTTCCACATCTTGACGATGGTCTTATTGCCCTCTACCTTAATAGTCAACTTGGGATAATCTTGCTTTGGCTCTTCCACTTCGTCCTCCACATCTTCAAATTCGCCCAGCCATTCTCCATAGGGCTGCTTACCAAAAAAGGTGTTAATGTCTTGTGCGTTTTTGATTAGTTGCCAGCCTGTTGGTCTTGGAAACCCATCATCATCCCGGATTTTCCCGTCCACAATCTCATAGATTTTTCCGGTAGTGGACTCGTTGCGGACACCCTTGATACATCTTACCTTGCTCATATTATACCTCCATCATCATTGCGTTCTGTACGCTGTCATCATACACCTTAATGTACTTCATAGTCGTTTCGATTCTGCTATGTCCCATAGACTTCTGGATAGTAGCAAGAGGGACACCTGCTTCGCTCCACAAAGTGGCTCTAGTTCTTCTTAATGTATGAGGTGTAACCCAAGACGCATCCTCAAACATTCCCGTTCTCTTTGCAACCTTCTTTAACATTGCGTTAATGTTCTTTTCCTTCATGGGAGTGTTGTTGTCGCTGATAAATAAGTTGCTGCAACCAGCTTTACGCCGGGGAAGGTAATCTTTAATGGCCTTGCGAGTGGCTTCATTCAGATAAATCTTTCTCGCTTTATCGCCCTTGCCAACGATGGTGATTTCTTCCTTGCCCAAGTCCTCATACTGCAAGTTAATCAGTTCGCTGACTCGAATAGCGGTAGTAGCAAGAGTCATAATAATGGCCCTGTCTCTCCCCCAAGAGTTGTTAAGCATTGCATTAAGCTGCTCAGAAGTAAGGGCTTTCATTTCCTTATTCTTGACCTTAACACCAGTTAATTTCTCAGCAGGATTCTTTTCGATAAACTCTGCGTTGAATAAGAACTCGAAATACTTCCGAACCGCACGAATCTTTCTGTCCACGGTTGCGCTTGCCAGAGACTGAATATCGCCTTTCCATTCAATCAGGTCAATGTAGGTAATCTCTGCTTCCTGCTTGCCAATGCTTTCAAGCATCTTCCGCACATCGCTCATATAAGCCAGGATAGTATTCTGACTCATATTCTCAGTGTTCATGTACTTCTCAAAGTATTCCATGCTCTTCATTGTTTTGTCCCCCTTCCTTATGGTCTTATCTTACCACACCGACCAAGGAATGTCAAGCCTTTTTTCGCAATTTTTCAAAAAATTTTTTCGTGATTTCTTGACAATAATAATGATATGGCTAAAGGGAGAACGAACAAAATCCGCTCTCCCTTTAACGTGTCATATAAATAAAGGAGGTAAACACACCATGCCCTCAACAGAGGGTGGAGCCACTATTCAGAATTGAACTGAAACCTAGGGGTTACAAATCCCTTGTTCTGCCATTTGAAACTATAGTGGCGTATTGCGCTAGTCTTTCCTAGCAGTCAACCCTTGTGTCATCCTGAACCTAGATGGGCTTCGCACGGGTCATGCTAACCTTTTGTACACGCATAGAAAAACCAAAGAAAGGAGGTTGCTTGTAATAAATACAAGCATGGTACAGGGTATAGGATTCGAACCTAAAATATACTGTTTTTGAGACAGTCACGTTTACCAATTACGTCAACCCTGCATATAGAAATAAACAATTAAAAATAAGTAAGTGATTTCCCGCTTTCCAGCGGCCCGAACTATGGTAGATTATATCCATTTATTCGGACTAGCCGTCCTTATAGGCATTTCAGCCTGAGTATCTAGTATCCAGGTTACATTCGGTTTTCCCGACTTATTTCCTGACTGCACGTTTCTTTCAACGTCCCCACTTTTCCTCATAGTCTCTCTATGAGTGCTACTAGTAGTCTAGCCATGAACCCGTTCGCAACTATTTTTAATTGTTTATTTCACGAAACTAACACACTGACCGTATAAACGGCCTGGTAGCGGTGAAGGGAGTCGAACCCTCACGGCATAAAGCCAGTGGATTTTGAGTCCACAATGTCTACCAATTTCATCACACCGCCATTTTTTCTACCCAAACCCATATCATAAACAGTAGCCTGGTGCGCCCTCTTAGATAGTATACAGAGAAAAAATCCCCCTTTGGCTATCCCTACTTTTTTTTGCTATACGCACGTTTCCCATATGGCGAATTTCAATAAATAATTTATATTATCTACGTCACATAAATTATTTATCTAACTTCTCTTAGTCTTAATTCTCTAAGTAGAATCAAGAATTAAGTCCAGCAACACTACGTGGAAGTGGAAGCTGCCGTTGCCTACCTTGCTATTATCCAGCCATGTGGTTGACCTATGGTCATTGACTCCGAACCAAAAACCATTACTCATGGATTTTATAAAACTTTTTCCTTTAACACTTAATGCTTAAACTTTAAATCTAAACTAAACTTTGAGTTTTGAGATTTAATCTTTGAACCGTAATATTTAATCTTTACAGTCAGTTAGCATATAATATATCTTTCAGAGATATTTATAAAGAATCAGGATTATAAATCCAAGCAAATTTGTAGAGCCGTAATTTCTTTTATTATTTTACTTCATTCTAACTATCGGCAAAAAAGAATGACGGGTGGCCGTTTAAGGTTTTCGGATAACAGCAAGGCGTTTTATTGTTTAATACTCAAATTCAATGACAGTCACAGCGTTAGACACGCTTAATGCCGCATCAATTTCAGTATCAAAAGCATTAACTTCTTCGTCTAGCTTCTTGATGATGTTCTCTACATAAATAGGGTCAATCAAATCATATGTATTGTCCTCGATGTAACTCTTTTTTAGAGACTTCATGCCGTCGCTATCGACAGTCATCTTGCTTTCCTTGGGTTGCGCTGCAATAACAGATAACACATAATCATCTGCTTTTCTATCAAGCACACTACCGGAATTTGCGGCAATTTGTTGATGGGCCACATTTAAGTCGATAGACATTGTGTTCTCTAGTTCACGTTTGTTGTTCATGCCGTGATTCTTCATCTCAATAGCTTCTGCCACTGTGTACTCAATGCCATTGACCGTGACCATTGTTGTCGCATTAGACAGCACAACCGCTCTCTTGAGTGCGTTTCTACGGTTAATTAGGCCAGTCACTTTTTGATAAGTAGACTTAACATCTTCCTGATATTCAGTGATAGGCTTACCGTTAATCTTCTGGTTAGAGTGCTTATTGCTCGTTGTCCACTTGATAGAGTGAATCGCATCATAGATTCTCTTATCAATGACCTTCAACTCAGCAAGCGCACGATGCACCGTCATTTTTTCTGTAGTCATAGCAACTCTCCTTCTTTTATTCAGTTTTTTGTTGATGGTTCTGGTGCAGGGGATTGAACCCTGAACTTCCGATTATAAGTCGGAGGCTTTAACCAATTAAGCTACACCAGTATATGTGGGGTTTTTGGCCTGAACCCCATAACAGGTTTACCTTGAAAACAAAACCAAAAATTGGAGAAGTCTTATAAAGCGAAATCGCTTTATGTACTTATCATAGCACATCTCAGCCGGATTGTCAAGAGGTTTTTTCTAATTTCTTGAATATTTTTTACTAGGCTGAACTAGCTGTCTTTGTTTAATTATTGTATTGATTATAACACAGTTCGTGTTATTTGTCAATAGATTTTTCAGATTCTTTAATCTTCGTGATAGAAGGGGTCACAGTACCCGTGCTGTTCCATAAGAGAAGTAAAGTGTGACCAGAATGTTTGAACCTTCTGTTCATCTGTCGCAAGGCCAGCTTCATGAAGCGCAGCAATAGCGCATCCTTTTGGAGTCAAAGTAAAACTTAGTTCTTGTTCTTTAGGTTTATCATTTGTGCTAGAGGGAATTTTAGTTAGCTTAATGCTCTTAATGTTCTTAATTGTCATTGTTACTAACCTTTCTCAACGCACGTTGCCACTTCTTAATCAGCTTTTCATTTTCCACAGGGTTAATCTTTAGCTTGTGGATTCGGTTTTCGATATGTAGCTTTGTCATATTATCCTCCTTAATAATTATTTCACGCAAAAGAAGCACCGCAGAAGGGGCAATCATTGATGGGCTTACTATAAGTCAGCTTGTATGCGTCATATCCTTCTCCATTTTCCTTGACCTTATTATAAAAGTCAAGCGTCACCTTATCTTCATCTCTCGAAATATCAATGATGATACCAGCTTCGGGGCAACAGAAATGGGGAACAGTAATGGAAATACTGCTGAACTTCTTATCCATCAAACGCTTGCATCTTTCACACATAATTTAGTCCTCCTTTAGCGTTTCATAAAGCCTAACTTAGATAAAGCACTTAGTGTATCTAAACACCACTTAGTCGGGTCACTCCCAAAACAGGAAGTGTAGTCTCCTGCATAGTCAGGATGGTACACCTGGTGAACGTCGCCTTGAACCTTGGTTGCCATATTGTGGTAACGACAATTATCTGCCGCTTTAAGTTGCTTTTCAAAAATGTCTTTTGCAGTTAAGCAACATTCTTTTGCCGCTTCCTCACGCCCCATATAGTAGGCAATCTTGACAAGTTTCATCAAGGTATCCTCGTTCATATCAAGAGTATCGTCATTGACAATCTCTTTCACCATTTCTCTATAGGTCATTGCGTTGCCCCCTTTGTTTTTGTGAACTAATGATACCACTTTCAAACCACAAAGTCAAGTGTTTTTTGAAAGTTTTTTCAGAAATTTTTAATCGGTGTCGTTTACCTCCCGTCCTTTATGTCCCTACTTTACCATAATCTGGTTGGAATGTCAAGAGGATTCCTAAAAATTTCCAAAAAATTTTTGTGGCCTGCACCACGGGCAAAGTCCATCCTCTAATTCTCCTGGTGTGTACCAGTCATAACACTTTTTGCATAACACAATTTTGTTTTCCGATTTAAGTTTGTAAACGCAGTCCGTACATATAATAAATTCAGATGCTAAATCTGTGTTGATATGATGCCGCCTGCTAGATTCTCCTATTATATACCCGCACTTATCACATTTCCGTTCCATGTTATTCGCTTCTTTCCATCACTGTATAAATTGCGCCATCTCTATATAAGATTTCATAATGGCTGTCAAATTCTGTAAACGAAACTGAATCATCAATTATTACATCATTTGTAGGAACCCTATACTTGTCACTAACATGAAGCGTAATAAGAAGTGTAAAGAAAATAACCATACAAGCCACTGCTGCTACACTAAAAAAGAAATTTTTTATTCGCCCATGTTTATCATATCTTAAAGCCTGGGCTATAGTTATAAATACAACCGCTCCAACAGGCAATAGCAATAATGTTATATTTTGCATTAGGGTAAATTGATATAGATAATCAGTATTTAGAATTGTTACGCCATCCATAAGATTTGTCTCACCTTTTCAATATTGCTTGTGTCTCATACAGACCGGGCAAATATTTTTCGTAGTGGTTTTGCCGCCCTCTCTTATAATACTGCTACTGCGGTTCGTTACATTAAATAAAATTTTATTGTCATTAACTATTTCCACATCTGGGAATTGCACTTTGCCACAAGAACCACATACATAGGTATTATATTTGACTGTCAATAAACATTCATAAAATTCTTCTTCCCTGATATTCATGTTTAATTCTCCTTATTAAACCAGTCGCAATGATGTTTATAAGAAATTACATGGTCAGCACAAATCAGCGCATCATTTATGCAATCATCAAACGGAGATACTTCTAGCATTGCCGATAGCATTTCTTTTGTTGTGTTATAATACGGAGAATAACTTGCATCCGTAACTAAAGCATCTTTATGGTAAGGACTAGAAAATTCTATATACTCTGCAAATTTTGTCATTGCTTGTAGATAAATACATAAGTCTTTAATAGCCTGCTGCGCTCTTTGTGGGTCATTTGCGACCTGTTCTTGGGATGAAAAATTAGAATAACATTCTATAATTTTATTTTGTGCCTGTGTAGTGAGGTCATCTAAAGTTAAAGTCATCGTTTTATTCTCCTTATTCTCCTTTGTTATTTATATATGTTAAGCCATTCTTGATTCTTTGTTGAACGCTTTGCGTTAATTCCTCCTTTTGTTTCTTTACTTTTTATACTGCTTAAACAAATACTTTTATTTCCAATCTGTTCTTTTTCAGAAACATAAATCGGAAATAAAGTTGTATCTAATAAGTTATATAATACGTCAGCTATCTAATACTGTAATATTAGTCGGGGCAAGCCCTCTGTTCATCATTTCTAAAAATATTGCGCCACTTCCGCAGCACAAATCATAAAAATGAATTTCGTTTTTCTCAGGATAAATCAATTCGTTATTTATAATTTGATTTATGATTAGTGAAGCATAAAATTGTTTGCCGCCTTGATATGATGTGGGCGGCAATAGTTTTCTTTCCGGCATAATAAACCTCTTTTCAAAATCGAAAACAAAATTTGAAATCCAAAATCAAAACTCAATATTTATTTCTTGTTTTCAATTCAGATTTTTAATTTGAATTTCTAATTCTTAAATTTTATTTTGATTCAGATTCTTAAATATAAAAATAAAAAATAATTCTTGATTTTCAATTTTTAATTTTCAAAACATGATGTAATCATATGTTTTTTGACCCTAGAATTGTTTTTGCTATGTTACCCTAACAAACTACCCATGGAAAAGAAGTGGGTGTTTTATGGCTGTTTTTTATGTAATTTACTTATTAACTCATCTACGCTTTTCGGCCCTTTAAGACACTCTTCCCAAACATATTCAATACCATATTCTTTATAGTCAGCTTCGCAAAGTTTAATGGCATAATAAATTGATGCGATATCACGACAAACATAAGACAGTTTGCTTCTAATTTTTTGCAGAGTTTCTACTCTCACATCAAGTTCAGAAAGTTCAAGAGTTTCATTAAGACTCTTTAAGCTATTGACACAGAACATTTTTATCGCCGCTTCTTGCCACAGTCCATGTTCCCAAAACCACTGTGCAGAACATAATTCAACAGGTTTAAGTTCGGGCCAAACAGAATCATCGTCGCTTGAATTGGTTTTAATTAGCCCATAGTTTGCAAGTAAGTTTACCCATTCGATATCATGTTCTGCCAACAGTGTTTCAGTGTCCTGCTCTTCAATATTAAAAACCGTCAGGATTCCATCTACCATTTTTTGCTTTGAAGTCACCGTGCCATATTTGGTTTCAATAAAATCGGTATCTGCATACATAAATTCAAAAAAGTCTCGTTCGGTCATAGCCACGCAGCCCTCCTTTTCTTTTCTTCTAAAATATACCACAGCTTCACTCTACTGTCAAGCATAATTTTTTATATATTTATATATGTATACGCACATCATATCTTGATATATCTATCCATACATCCATACATCTATCCATGCACTATATTCCCCCCGGCAATTTCGCCGGGCGATTTTAAACACGCCATTACCCCCTCCCGCAAATTTTTGAAACTTTAATACTTTAACCCATTAAAGCAACCCTTATTCCCGGTATGTTAATGGGTTGATTCCAATATTTTCCAAGTTGACAACCCACTAACCCTCCGGGTTTTAGTGTTTCCAAAATTTACCAACCGCCTGGAAAATCCTGGGAAGTCCAAATTTCCAGAATTTTCCTTAACCGAAACCGACTTTAGGCAAAATTTTTAGGCCATAACTTGCCCAGTTCAGCTTATCATATTTTACCCCGTTTGTCAAGTGGTTTTAACACGGTTAAGAAAAAATTTTTTCAACCCATAAACCTATCATCTTGATATGATTTTCAGCACTGGCCTAAATCCTATAAACCCTCCACGTTAGTAGGAAAATAACTTATTCTCCCCCCTCCCCTTACGGATTAGAGTTGAACGGCCCTACATACCTTTGTGCGTTTCTTATTGTACTAATATAATATCATGAGTCAAGCCGTTTGTCAAGGCTTTTTTGAAAAAATCTCAAAAAAATTTGAGTCTCTATTATATATAATATAGGTATCATGCAGCTTTTGGGCCAGTCGTGCCGGGGTTAGTCAAATTGCACAGATGAACACAGAAAAACCAGGCCCCGTTTGTGCAAAGTGCTGTTAATGCAGTTTAGGGCAAAAAAAATCGAAAAAAGGGGTTGACTTTTGGCCGTTTGCGAGTATAATTGAAAATGTCAAGAGGGAAGACCCAAGGGACAAAGTAAACCAAGTCCCAGAAGTTCCCAAAGACGTGTTCTTTGAAAACTAAATCCTGGCGCATGGAGAAACTTAGTAGGTGGAGAATTACGCATGAAGCGTAACAAGCCAAACGGCAAGAAATGAAGACCAGGCAATCTTATATATATAAAGGAGAAAAACCATGTATACTATCTTATGTTACGATAGCGAAAGTGGCGTGTCTATGGTCACGGACAGTGACAAGTCCGCCATTTACGCAATGGTAGATGGGAAAATCTATTCTACCTGGGACTATAGGCCTATTCACGGGGACGGCCGTCAATTACGGGAACAGAACCGCAAGGCGATTAGTTCCATGATGGACAAATCGCTGGAAGCGTTAAGGGAACTAAGCGAGTCTGACCAACAATTCCAGGACTACTGGAAAGAAATGGGAAGAGAGGAAGCTCTGGCAGAAATGCCCAAAAATGAGCCTATCCCCCAACCTTCCCAACCTTCTGGTGGTATCGGTTCGATTTTCGAACAAAAGTTCTTGGAAATGACCGCCAATCTTACCACGGAAAAGGTTGTTGAAACGGTTATGCCCAAGGTGCAGGAGAAAATCCTGGAAGAATATGGGCCTTTACCCCAGGTTATCCGGGTTGAGATTCCCGGAAAATCTACCTGGGAAAAACAAGGCGTTATTCTGCACCACCAATTTGACAAAATCTTGTCAATGGTTATGTGCGGAGAGTCCGTCTATCTCTGCGGTCCAGCGGGGACTGGAAAATCTTTCCTAGCAGAACAAGTAGCAGAAGCCCTTGACCTGGAATATTATTACACGTCGAATGTTACGGACGACGTGCAATTAAAAGGGTTTATCGACGCAAACGGTAACTACCATGCCACCCAGTTTTACCAGGCTTTTACAAAAGGCGGGCTATTTCTCCTGGACGAATTGGACGCTTCCTGTGACGATACGGCAACGGTTATCAACAATGCCTTGTCAAACGGTTACTTTGATTTTCCAGGCGGAGAACGTGCAAAAATTCATCCTGACTTCCATTGTATGGCAAGCGGTAACACATACGGAACCGGGGCAGACGATGAATATACAGGACGTTATCGGCTCGATGCTTCCACTCTTGACCGATTTGCAATGGTCAAGGTTGACTATTCTAGGGAAATTTCCCTGAATATGGCAATGGGTGACGAAAGTCTGGTGGATTTTTCGTTCGACTTCCGCCGTGCAGCAAAAGAAGCTGGAATTTCTTGCCTGTTTACCTATCGAGCGGTCAAGAGGCTGGCAAAGTTTACCAGCTTTATGACCAAAGAGGAAGCTATTGAAATCGGCCTAACTAAGGGGTTAGAAAAGGAAGACGTGGCAATGATTGCCAGGAACATGCAGGAGAGCGAGTGGAAAACCGCTCTGGAAAATGTAGGAAGAGGTGACATTTAATGGGCAAATTAACCCACGAACATTTCCAGAACTTAGGCGATTTTCTCCAGGCTCTGGAAAGAAATGTCAATCCCAACATAGGGATTGACATTTCCGACTTATCCAGTCGAAAACTGCACAGGCAGGGCTGGACAGAATACACCTGGGAAGAGTCCGTGGAAAAAATTTCTACAGGAATCCCTGAAATTAGGGATACAATGAAAAAAGCGTTAAAAATTAACGCTAATGGTTGCACTAAACCGAAAAACCACCCCCGTAATTATTATTACGGACAAAAACCCAACGTACCAGCGGCAATAGCCGGAATGCCAAAATCAATGCGTCAAAATCAGCGCATTAAGCAACCCACTAAAACCGTGACCATTGTTTATTCCATGTGTACCCCGTGGAAAACTAGTGGCGATAGCATAACAAAATCATCATGCGCCGTTTTACGCATGATTGCAGGGCTGGAAAAGTCTGGTATCCGTGTGAAACTGGTGATTTTACCATATGCTGGGCAAAGTCGTGACGGAAATATGTCAATATGTTCCATTACACTAAAAGACTGGAGACAGCCACTGAACGCACAAAAGCTTAGCTTTTGCTTAGGCACTAGTGCTATGTTTAGGCGTTTCGGTTTTGCGTGGCTGGAAACCTCTCCCAGCACCGGGGATTTTGGCGGCTATGGGTCAACCCTGGACAGTGCAAATATCGTTAATACGTTCCCTAAAATGCGTCTTGACCAAAAATCAACCCATTATGTTGATATAGATGCGTGCGTTGAACAGGATTATGACCCTGTTAAAATCGCAAAAGCGATAGGGTTGACGGTTTAACGTGAAATTAGCCCCCAACAAAACAAGTTAAACGGATAACTAGCCAGGTTATTCGTTTAACTTTCTCCTAAAAACCTATTTACCAGGTATGTTTATATGAATTTACACACTGGCCTAAATCAGTTTATAACTAATCAATTTTGATTATCCCTTGTAATAGCCGTTTCCTTGCGCTCTAAAGGCACTTTCTCCCTAGGGGCATGTTTACCCTAGTGATTATTAAAACGTCGTTAGAGGGGCTTGTATGCGGTTATAATGGCTTTACCGTGGCTAAACCTGGTTTACATTGCAGCGCAGCGGTTATTAAAACCTATTAACCTACAGGTTTATAGGAAAATTTTCGATTCTCCCCCCTCCCCTGACGGATAGGCTTTCAACGGCACCCCTGGCCTTCTGCGATTTACAGGTATATTATAGCCGATAAATAGCCGATTGTCAATATAAATCGCCATAAAATATTGCACAATAAACTTTAATACTATTTGGTGGTTTTGCCTATTGATAAATGCCGATTGTGGGTGTAAAATAGGCACGTAATCAATCAAAGGGGAATAAACAAGGCCACTTTAATTGATTAAAGCACTTTGAAAATCAAATAAAAAGGAGAAAACACAATGGCTAAAAAAGTGAACGTGGAACGAAACGAATTTAAAGCCAAACTTACCACCTGGCAGAAAAAGGTTCTCGCCAGCTATGGCGGATTCTGCGATACCAGAATGATGTTGGAAGAAATTGACAACATTATCGCTGATGGTTTTGGCAGTGAGAAAATCCTGGGCCACGACGAAAAGCACTAACCTATGCGTTTTTTTAGGTTTATCCTGGTTTCCAGTTTATGGAAGCCGGGAGTAAATCTAAAAAATAATAATAAGGAGGCCAGTATGAAAACCAAAAAAAGGAAGTATTACAACCCACTGGAAAAGCTGGTTTGTGAAACCATCGTTGGTTTGTCCGTTGCGTTTTTAATGTGGCTGGTGTTTAGTTACATTGATGTTGTAACCGGATGCACCCTTAGTTCCTTTAACCTATTTAACCTACTGTTTTAAGGTTTACTCGGCCTACCAAATTTTTGGTAGGCTGGGCAAGCCCTAAAAATTTTCAAAGAAATTTGAAAAAAAGGCTTGACAAGAGTCCCTACCTGTGCTATTATGGCTACAGTAAGAAAAACCAAAAGCAAAGGAGAATGTCAAATGTTAGAAATTCCCATTCGTGAGTCTATCCTCTCTCCTGTGACTTCCCAGAAGTCGTTTTACGGGAAAGCCGTCGTTTCCAGGAATCCCCAGGGGGATGTGGTGCTGACCAGCTATCATACCCCAGTCGCAGCAATGCGAGTCCATCCTGAAAATGGTAACATCCAGGTATGCCGTCTGTGGGACAGCTGGAGCGCAACCAGCGGTAAGCACATTAACGCCTTTTTCCTCACCTATTTTGGTCAGGGCTGTGGCAAGGCAAGCTGGGAGAAAATGCCAGTCGGTGAGTGGCTGGATATTATCCCCACCACCAAAAAGGGGGCGACAAAATGATTGCAGTCAAGGCGGCAATCGTTGCTGGACTAGTGGTTACAGGAGTGTTGCCCCACGGGGCAACCCCTGCAACCCCCACAATCCAGGTTGATGTTCCCACAATCCAGATTGAACGTCTGGAATGGGGGTATGAAGCCCAGAAATGGGCTTGTCTGGAAACTGAATGGAAAGGGGAGTTATACGAGTCCTCTATGCCTTGTTACATTTTCCAAGAAATTCCTGAAGCTGGTGACTATTTGACGGTCACCAGCTATGAAGAAGCAGAACATGGACTGATTATCGAGACTAAGGAAGCAGGTTCCATTTTCTGCCAAACGTGCGAGTGTGACCCGTACGGAGACAGCGAGTATTGATTGACCCTTGTTAATCCCTCTAAACTTTGGTTTAGGGGGATGATAGAGGGGTTTATCCTCTGAAAAACTGAATAAGAAGGTGCCAAAATGAAAATCACTGCAAAATCCGTGCGTGAATACCAGGGGAAGAAATTAGCTATTCCCTACTGCGAGGCGCAATCAATGCTGTACTACCAGGATAAGTACGGCTACAATTCCGGGATTTATGGCTGGAATTTTAACGCATACTATGTTAATGGTGTGATTATCACCACTGGATATAGGAATTTAGTAGGCGATAACGCCAAAAACCTGGGAGAATATGAAGCTAAGGCAAAAGCAATTCTCAAGGCCACGGGGTACACCATTGAAGAGCGTGAAGCAGCTGTTAATGCTGTGCTTTATGAGTTTTTAGCGCAAGCCTAACCAAAATAGGCCAGTTAAAAGGGGTTTACTTCCTAGTAAACCTCTTTTAATTTTTCCTTAAAATTTTTTCGATTTTTTCAAAAAAACTCTTGACATTTCTTTCTGGGTATGGTATTATGGTCACAGTTAAGGGAGACAACCCCTTGAGGGTTTCACCTTTGACCCTCACCTTGAAAATCACATACAGAAACGAAAAGGAGAAAAACCATGAAATTTATCATTGAGAAGCCCCTGTCCGATTTTGAGTGGTGGAGCGGTGCAGTTACCACGGCAACGACTCTGGATAACCTGGAGCGGTTAGACGGCCGCAGGGTATGGGAAGAACTGGAATGGACGTTCGATTCTGAATACCCCGACGGCATGGACGGCGGGCTGGTGAACGACATTTTTTGGTTCGAAACGGATTACGTGGCCCAGATTCTGGGTTTCGAGTCCTGGGAAGAACTGGAAAACCATGTTGACGGGAACGATGAAGAAGATGAAGAAGAAGAGGAAGCGGAAGAAGAAGAAAAGGAAAAGGATTTTTTCTTCAAATTTGACCCCTGCGATTCTGCAGCCCAGCGAGAACTAATGGATAAATACGGCAAAGAAAACGCTTATTTTGTAGGGGAAAACATAAACGATGAGCGTATTACATTTGTAATTTCCCCAGACAAAATCGAAAACACAACATTCCAGGCCAACGGCGGGGTTCGGCAAAACGTCTACTGGAGAGATGGCACGGTGGAAGAACTGTACTGTGGAAAATGGACAGATTGACTTTTTGACCCTTACCCTGTCTACCAGGTTGACAAAATCTGGTAGGCGGGAGTAAGTGCCAAACAAAACTAAAAACCAAAAAATGGAGGAAAACAAAATGAAACCTATTATCATTAACGACGCCAACAAGGAAAAAATTTCCAACCTGCTGGACGAGTGCCAGAAGCGGTGCAGCGTTCGCACTGTAACCCTGGAAGAGATTTTCGACGCTGGAAACAAAATCCAGGAACTGTATGGGATTTCCAAAAAGTCCCTTGAGGGTTGCAAGTTCCGTGTCGATATGAACGCCCAACGGTTCCCTGGTGCCTATAAATGGGTGCCAGAATCTACCATCATTTCCGTCATTATGCAAGGCGGGAAATGGAGACTGAATTACATTTCCCGTGGCCGGACTGCGATACAAAATGTGCAGGCCACGTTGACAGATGAAGCCAAGCAGGCAATCATTGACAAACACACCTGGATTGACTTCTGACCCCCCTGTACCCCCTAGAATCGTCTGTATGGCCGTTTTGCTTACCTGGTGTAGAGATACACCTAAAGCCGTAAACGAGCGTACAAGCGATTCTAGGGGGTTTAATCGGGTTTAGCGATTTAGGCCAGTATCGCAACCCAAAAATCAAAATGGATTTTTAATTTTGATTTTTAATTCTGATTTTCAAAATCTAATTTGGTTTATGATTTTCAATCCCAGGATTGATTTTCAATTTTGATTTTTGAAAATGAATTTTGATTTTTCCCGTTTATGTGACTTAATCACTATACAATCATTGCTATCCATGCTATACTATGACCAGAGTTAAGGGAAAAACCCCCTTGACCTCCACCTTGAAAACCAAAAAATGGAGGAAAACAAAATGGAAAACCCTAACATCATCTGGAACCTGTGGACGGTTTATCGGAACACCAAACGAGAAATCCCCACTAGAAAACCCTGGGAACTTGTGCCAGGTGAAACCCTGGATGCAACCTGGATTTACCCGGAACCTGTGCAAAGTTTTCCCAACCATGAGGACGCATTGAAATTTTTAGAAACACTGGAAACCAGTGTGTGGCGCAACACATGCTGTCATTCGTGGCGTGGCCCCTGTTGGGATATGGAAGAATTTTACATTCAGATGGAACACAAGGAAAAAATCAACGGGGAATGGGAAACCCTTTGGAGCGACTGCCAAGAATTTACAAAACTTAGTGAAACGGATAAGGTGGATTTAATGCGTGCCTGTGGTGAGATTGAGGACGATTAACCGGAAAATAAACCGTACGGAACAAAAAACCGTACGGTTTATTTTTTCGCTTGCCTGGTATGCGGCGGACAAAGGACGGATAAAGCAGCACAAAACCGGATTAAAAGCAGCCTAAAGCAGCTAAACAGAGACAAGCAGCGACAAAAGCAAAAAATAAAGCAAGCTAATTTCAGTTTAGCTTGCTTTTAATCTAATTAACTAGTTAATAATCAATTCAATCCAACCAGTTAATCAACCTAATCAGTCGGTTAGCCTGGACTAACTATATCCGCCGGGGGAAAATGTGTGCGCTATTACCCCTAAAGGCCCATTAACCCAATTTTTTCTACGCTTTAGCCCTTTAAAGTTTAACACTTTAACACTTTAACACATAAAACCTACTAACCTATAAACCTATTCGCTTACCTACTTTAACGCATTAAAGCGTAAAATTGGGCCAGTGTCGGAATCTGTCGCAGGGTATGACAAATAAGAATCTGTCACAGGATACGACAGATTACATTGTGGCGCAGGTTGCGACAGATAGCAGCGATATGACGCATAGTACGACAGATGTTAATATATGTGTCTTGACACGTCAATATACCCATGCAGGATTCCCTGCATAGGCGGAAAAATTATGACGGTAAACTGTGAACGGGGTATGAACAAACTATGAATTTTCTGTGAACAAAAATATTTTGAAAAAATCAGTCAAAAAATGGGTTAATTTTTTCGATTTTACCCCAGATTTAAGGGTAACTTCTAAAATTTTTAGGGTTTTTGTGCAATTTGCTTTAAAACCGGGTTAAATTTGGGCCGTTTTTTGACATGATTTATGTGACTTAGTCACATACATTTCCCCCTAGTCATGCTAAAATGGCCATGCAGTTAGGGAAGTGACCGCCATAACCCCCGTCGGGGCGAGCGCACCAAGATTGTAGGGAGGATGATTTTATGTTGTATAGAAAATACAAAACAGAAGCGGAACTGCACGATAGCGCCCAGTTTGCCGCCGTCATGTGGAAACCGGAAATTTCCTCTACAGGGAAAAAAAAGCCCAGGGGAACAAAACGCGAGCGTGACATTTACGAAAAGTTATACTTTTCTGCGTTGTTCTCTCTGAACCGGAACCGTCGTGTTGACGAAAATTCACCCATTGAACCTGGTCAAGTTGTGTGCGATACTATGGAAATGGTATTTAGCGAATTTTTGCCTGAGTATAACGCATACACAGGCATTTACTGCCCATTAAAGCGTGAAATTGAGCGGTGGGAACTGACAAAGGAAAGAATTTAACCGTTGTTCGATACCATTAACCCTGGGGTTAATGGTATCCATAGAACGATTAAGTTCAAACTAAAATTAAATAGAGGGGTGCATTTTATGCAGAAATGGAAAGTTATAGCCTATTCCTGCTATGACAACTTTGTTGTCGTAGAGTCCGACGGATACCCGGCCGATGTTCACGGCGATGTTGACAAAATCCGCGTCGGCTGGCAGGAACCGTCAACCGGAGAAATTTCTGGCGTGCGTTTACATACTGTCTACTATGACGAATATGACGAAAATTATTTTGTCAAGTATGGCCGTAAATGCTACCTTAATACCGTCTTACGTGTGTTTTAACCGTTGTTCGATTGCATTAACCAGGCGGTTAATGCAATCTATAGAGGGGTTAATCTCACTCTAAATCACCTTGAAAACAAAATAAGGGGGAAATTATGATGAATGAACGCTACATTTATCAAGCTATTCGCAATGAAGAAATTGCGGCATTATTCCGTGAGGGCTTCTGGCAGTCGTGGAAAGAAGTGCGTGCCAGGCACGTTGTTCATTCTGCGGCCTGTACCATGCTGGAAACAGCCAAAAACCAACCAGGTTTATGGGATGAAACCACTATTTATAACGAAACGGTTAAAATAGGTGACATTTTGTTCCCCGACTCGGAAAAGATTATTCCCAACTTAGCAGAACGGTAAAAGCAATTTGACGTCTGTTACCTGTCATTAGTTTGTCACTAATGGCAGGAATAGAGGCATTAAATTGACTCTAAAACCTTGAAAACTAAATAAAAAGGGGAAAAAAGTTATGAAAATTGTAACCGAAACGATGTTGCAGGAGTTTAAATTCTGGCTAGGGGCAAAGGACACAATGGAAACTCTGGAAATTCTGGAGGACCGCCTGAATGAGGAAGATTATGCCATTCATGGTGATATCTGGGGTGAATGGCATCCAAGGAACATCTGGCAGGAACTGGAAGCCATGCTGGAAGACACCTATGATGGCTGGTTGACAGATTGTCAGCTGAACGACTTTTTCTGGTTCGACAGGGATACCATCGCTGAATGGCTCGGTTTCCAGGACTGGAAAGAATTGGAAGAATATGCAACGGCTTGACTGAATGTAAAGAGAGTTTACAATTTGTAAACTCTCTTTTCTTTTGCAGCATAGTTAGCATATGCTAACTTGTACCCCCTTTGGTTAGCGGCCGCTAACTGAAAAGGCCAGTTATAAAAACCCACAAACCCACCAGGTTTATAGGTTTTCTTCCATATAATACCAGCGGCGACACCCCCTGCCCATTATATCATGAAAAGCGGCAAATGTCAATATCGGCACAATAACCAAAAATGATGTGCCTATTTTCGTCATATTGCTACCCCCTCTGATATGCCCCTGAGAGGTCCCAGAATGCCCTGTAACGGCTTTTTGACCCTAGGGGTATAACTACACCTGGCGACGCCAAAAACCCCGTGAGAACGATTTGACGGAAACAAACATTAAAATTCGCTAATCTTTGTACAAAATTGCTATAGATAATTTAATCTACTAAAGCGGCAATATACAAAAACCGCTGCATAATGAATATTTTTGTTCAACCTTTACAAATATGAACTGAAATTCTTGTATAGATTGCGAATAGACGCAATGGCATTTTGTTTATCTCTCACAATACAGATATGTATATTTCATATTGTTTCCGTCATGTTGCACAAAAGGCCGTCCGTCAAAACGACGGAAGGGTTATTGTCAACCTATTATGGCCTATTAGGTATACAATTAGCACTCTATCCAGCGGCTTGCTAATGGTATACATAATACATTATATTAGTATACAATTAGCACTCATTAAATGAGAGTGCTAAACGTCAACGTAATAAACTATATTAGTATACAATAATATAAATGTTATGATATGATAAGGATAAGGTAGAAGTTATAGTGCTATAATGATAAGGTAAAAGTTATGATGGTATAATGATAATAAATATATTATAATAATATAATGAATAGATTATATACAGTATGTATAGGCTGTTATACTGTGAGTGATAGACAGGAGACAAGAGAAGGAAGGAAGGAAGGAAGGAAGGGGTACAAGATGAAGGGGAGAAGGAAGGGATGGGGGGAATGTTTCACGTGAAACATTAAGGAAGGGAAAAGGGAAATAGGAAGGGGTGTAGGAAGGGGGGTGGGGGATGGGTGTAAATCCGGCTTTTGCGTGTACCATTACCCCCTAAATTTCATAATCCCCAAAAAAGTTAGAAATGTGGATTTTTCCTCACATGTGGAAAAAGTGAATCAAGGCCCAGGCTCGAAAAACCCACTTTCCCGGTATGAAATTTCCAAAACAGAAAATAAGCAAGCATTATGAACCGCATCAACCCACTTACCTACCTTAAAAGTAGTTTGGTCAGACCCCCCATTTTTTGGCATTTTTGGAAAAATTTTCCACAAAATATCAACCCACAAACATAGTAGGTAGGGGGTATTTTTGGAAATTTTTTCCAAATTTTTGGAAAAAATTGAGAACAGCCATACATTTCCCCACGTGCGAATCCCCCCGTACGAATCCTTATGAACCATATGAACCATATGAACCCTTCATAATTCCCCCCAAATCCCCCATAAAATCTTTATGAATCCTTCATTCCCTCATTCCCCCACTCACTTATCTCACGGCTACAAATCCCCTATTATTATTATTATATTATATCTAACACCAACCACTAACAACATTTAATATTATTTATTATAATTATTATATTATAATATTATTATCACAAAATTATACACAAAACGCATCAAAAAAATCACAAAATTATGGACTAGAAAAATGTTGGAATTTAATTCAAAAAAATATCACCATGCCGCATTTGGGCATGATGATATTTCAGAATAATTATGTCAAAACCACGAAGTCAGAGTCAACCCTTCTATGAGTAGGGTACGTCGGTGCTCTAGGAATAGAAGGGGAAATTGCGGATGTTACCCTAAATAAGGGCAATATAGGCCATTTTTTTTTGCATAAATGACTAGATTTTGGCATTTTTTTTGCATAAATGACTAAATATTGTTAATAAATTATAAACAAAATGTTAAGAAATTATTAACGATAAGATTGATTAAATTCTGGAATAAACCGTTTCAAGTAACTTGTGGCTTGACTTCTTCTAACTCCGCCATAATAAATGTTAGGGTTAATAAAAAGTGGCCCGGTTTCATGTCCTAAAATAAAGTTAGCTTTATCTCTAGCGACAGGAAAGAAGCTGTTCTTAAATCTAGTAATATTTGTTTCATTATAGCCTATTGTCGCTAACATATCAATAAGCCGCATAGGTACAATTTTGTCAGGGTCGGATTCATCTGGATTCCAACACAGAATATTAAAATCAATGCTTATGTATGGGAGGATTCTAAAACAATGACCTAACCATTTATGGTCTTCTTGCGCCACATTGGCATACATTTGCCGGATTCCTGCTCTATAAAGCCGCATTGCATTGTTGAATTGCGTTTTACCTAATTCTCCCCTATAGAAGTAGTTTTCATCCAAGTAAAAATCTCCATCAACATCTAACAAAATTTCTTTGTCAATCATCTCATTAAAAAACCGATAAAATGTAGACGGTGTTAAGCCTAATATTTCAAACATACGCTTTTTATCTATTGCTGTTTCAAAGCCGCAATACTCTTGTTTCTGTTCAACTAATTTATTGCTATAATCCATATAAGTGCTAAGAAACATTAAGCGGGTTAAATTTGCGGTAGAAATATTCAAATTCAATTCTTCTACTTTGGTATATAGAAACCATACAAAAGAACCTTGCTCTCTAAACTCCTCTCTCATTTTTCTAGCTTCTTCTGTCTTTTCTAGTTGGTCAGCCGGATAAAATACACCTTCTGCTTCTTGCACAATTTCTCCTGTCTTTCGATTAACTAGAATTTGTGTTACTTCCATAAATTTTATTCCACCTTCTTAAAACCAAGTTGCTCAAAGCAGAGGGTAGGAACAATCCCACTCTCTGCTTCTAGCCGCATTATTTATTCTCCCACTTTTGTGTAGGTCTTGGCAAACACTTCTTTCTTACAGGGATATAATTCATCATTAACTCCCTTAACAATATAGTCCTTCTTTGCCGTCGCAATCATAACACCCTCTAATGTTCTGACTTCGCACCAGGACGGCTTGTCATTCACAAAGTGCTGTTTCACTGTGCCGTCGCTAATAGCCCAACTAAACCAATTTGGTTCATCATCAACACCATATAGAAATGCTTCAACTATTACAGGGTTCTTCTTATATCTACTCATTGTCGCTTTCATCTTCCTTTAGAATTTTTTTAATTTCATGATATAATAATATTGCGCCGAATATGATTGAGCCTATCGCTATTGCCGCTGCAAAGCAGAATAAAATTACGATACAAGCCCCCATAATATTAAACAATACAGTCTCCATTATTCATCTGCGCCGCTTTCTGCATTTGCGTCATTAGAATCTTCTGTGGCCGGATTTTCAGTGTCGGTTTCTCCATTATTATCGGTTTCTCCGCCATTAGTAGTGCTATCATCAGGGTCAGCAGGAGTTTCAGAGTCGGTATCAGTATCAGGTTCCTTATCTTAATCTTTAGACATACACGCTTCACAACTACATTCATATTGCCAATCAATAACAGGGAACACTACAGGGCCAGCCCAATATAAAATAATATCATCTGCATTGCACTTCCATTGATTGCAATAAAAATCATATTTAATTTGAGCAATATAAGTCACTAGATTTCCACGGTCAGCATTGCCGACAACACATAAATATACACCAGTTTCTTCCTTCCCAATTTCAGGTTTTGTCGGCTGCTCAACTCTATTATCAACCCAATTAAGAATAGTTTGCATTATTCATCCTCTCCTTCTTCATAGTATACGTTATAGTCTACATCGGTTAATTCAATCGTACCTTCTTCTTCATCCATAACTTCGTCAATCATGAGTTTCATTAGATACCCATCAAATTGCTCAATAAGTTGCTTAAATTCATCAAAAGGTCGGATACCTTTTTCATTTTTGTCAAATTCGGCGTCAAAATTCAGGCGAATCTTGCCTTCCCAAAATCCTTTATACTTCATTTTTGCTTACCTCTCTTAATTTTATTTTACCAAGTTGCCGCTTGATACTTTTTAATTCTTTGTGGCATTTCATTGATTTTACGAATAGCATCATCATCAAAATGGAACAAATCTATCTTTTTCATAATTTCTTCCAGAGTATCAGTCTTATAAGAAATTAAAAGCAATTCACAAGTTTGAACATCATCAATTTCTTCAAACAGATTACAGAGACAAGTATTAAACGACTTAAATGTTGGATACACGTTCACATCGGGTTTTGCGTCGTGCATAGCCACTCTACGCATTTTTAGCGCTGCCTGGCTTAGTTCTGCCGCTTCTTCGGCTAGTAATGCTAAAAGTTCTACATAATCGACGTTATCTATAATGAATTTAACACTCTTGGCAAGTTTTTCTTTCTCTTGTCGGTTTAATTGCATTTTTTATTAACCTCTACTTCCTTTTCCAGAGATACAGTTGGCTGCTTATCAATAATTCTTTGAATAGCTTCACTTGTAATAATCATATTGGGTGGAGTATCATCAAAAAATTCTCTTAAAGCATTTGCGTCAATCAGTCGCATTTCTATTTTCCAACCATCCTCTCACTTCGTCTGGTTCCATCCATTCATCATTGACCCTAATCATATAATAGCAGTCTTTACAAGCATAAATGTCGCAGATAAAGTCTGCTAATTCCTTATTGCTCATATTGCGGATATAGTCACCATTGGTCATTGAACCAACTTCTCCGCCCATCTTAGCACCACAGTAATATTCCCATTGTCCATGCACCACAGGAGTGGCATCAGCAGTCAGCATTGTGTCGATGGTCTTCATGATATCTCTTATGCTAAAAGAGGTAATATCATCCCTATGGCCCATCATGCACAATTTGTACAGAAGTTCGTCACCATCAATTAGTCTCATTATTTTCTCCCTCCTTTGGTAGCGGCGGAACAGGCACTCATATTCTCTATAAATTTTTAATAAGGAAGTTCAATTTTTTCAATATGCGCTCTATATTCCAGTACAGCTAGATATGTTTCCATAGCATTTAGTTGGTCACGTAGAACAGAAATACTACAAGCAGGAGTGAAGTCTAATTCATCCTTTTCATACTTATTGACCATTCTAGTTAGTTTATCGAACCGAATAAGAGTTTGATAATATTCTGCTTTAAATCGTTCTTTATAGTTGCTGCTTTCCATCATGGAGATAGTGTCTTTTAGTTCCATTTTTAGCATCTCCTTATGTCATATCTTTTATCTTCTTTTGCCGGGCCTACTTTTTGTTGTAACCTTGCAATTTGGTGTGCGAGCGCTGCTTCATAATTATCTGGAAATTTCCCACCATCTAAAGTATACCATACTATGTCATATTTGTCAACTTTTTCTGCGTGTTCGTCTTGAACTTTCTCCATACGAAAATTCATTAAATACTTTGCAACTCCTTCAAGCGGCAAAGTTTTTAGATACTCATACATTGTGACCTTGGGCATCTTGTTTTCTCCAATCCACATAATGCGTCATATTTCTTGCGTCCATTTCTTCCTGAACCTTTTTTAGAAAAGCCATCCAGACTGGCTTATCAATGGTATCATCGCCATAACCACCATAATATTGGGCTTCTATAATGTCCTGTTCAAAACAATAGAGTGTTCTGCTATTAACATAGGGTAGAAACTGTTTGACGCAACCGCAAACTAAATCAGGCATATATGTTTGTCTGCCTATACAGTATCTGACAGCACAATTCAAAACAGCACCAAATTCATCATCATCATATTTTAATTTTTTAGCTTTCATAAGGAGTCCCCCAAGAATAATTCCAAATAGTGCCGCCACGGTAAGCATTTCTAAATCTATTGTGTCCATTTGAACCTGCATACCAACAATACCCCTTTGGGAGTACCCGGCCTACATTTGTTTCTCCATTCTTCTCTTTGTTCCATCTGGACAATACGTCCTCTGCTAGTGCTTTCAGGTCATACCCATAATCAGAGACAGTAGGTGCAGAACTTCTATATGCGAACTGATTTCTAGCTGTAATAACACCAGAAATGCTACTTGCAAATCCTGCATCATATCTATTCAGGATAGTCCACATAACACAAGCAATTTCCGTTTTGCTCTTAATTCCTCTTGACTCGCAATAAGCGACTTTAGCCAGCATAATCACATCGTTATCGGTGTAATATTTGACTGTTGTTGCGGGTTTTTCAACTTCTGCTTCATAGTTTCCTGTTGCAATATCATTTTGGGCGTCCCACCAAACACTTTGTGCGCCCTGAATAATAATATGGTCTTCGCTTAACCCGATAGACCGTGCCTTTTCTGCAATTTCGTGTGCTGTATTCTTTGTCTCTGTAAGTTCAGCAAGAGTAGCAGCTTGTGCCGCTAATGGTACAGTCATCATCACCACCAATGCACTTGCTACTACTTTTGTAAACTTATTCATTTCATTCATCTTCTTTCTTTTATGATTTATTTATTTTCAGGAGGAATAAGAATCCCTTTTTCAACAAGTATGTTTAATTGATATTCAAATTCCTCTTGAATCCAATCTGGGCAATTTTCAAATTTTATGCCGTTATTATATTTAGACAAGATATGATATCTAAATTGAGTACCATTATTGTCCATTAAATGAACATCATCGTCATACACTGTAAAAACAAATAGCCAACCCATATGAGGGTATGAGTACATCCAGCATTTAGTTAATTTTGAGTGCATCCAATGTAAATCATCTTCTGGAATTTTCCCGACTTTATAGCTGTTAATTTTATCAGATGTTAGGTCGGTTTCATAGAGATTTTTAACTTTCTTCTTCTTGCTCATTGTCACACCTCTTTTCTGCCCACATTTGCTTTAATCTTTCACCAGCTTTTGCCTTTTGTTCCTCAGACATTTTTCTGGGTGGCTTGGGTCGCTTATAATACTTCTTAGGCAATCTAATTTCAATACCACCATCTTCTTGGTCAGTATGGTCAAATGACAACTCTACCTCTGGGTCTGCTTCTAGCAGATTTCTAATATGTTTAATTTCAGGAGGGTCACTAGAGAAATAGGTGATATAATTTTCACCACGAATATAATCAATCGTTGTTTCTTTCATGTGTTTTCACGCTCCAATTTTCTTCTCTAACTTGAAATGCGTCACCAAGTTGAGTTGTATTAGGATAATTATGTTGCGTTGTTTTAATTGCATATTTATCAATTTCTGTTGCATAATAATTCGTAATATCTGCTCCCAATTTGTCTAGGGCGATGTGACCACAGGACATACCATCGTACATGGACAGGACTTCTATTGGCTCTGTAGTAATGCCATCAAAATGCTGCATAATGTGCGCTATCACATCAACCGTCCACCCGTTCCCAATCATCTTATACGCCTGAGTTTTACTAGTTGGAAATTCATAGGTGTTTGGTATGGTCTGGAGACATTTACACTCGTTTATTGTTAGTTTTCTGGTAATATAAAACCCATCTTGTAGTTCGACAGGATACTTCCGGTCATTGTCGATAATGAAAAGACTATTTTTAACCTGATAGACAGAATAAATTTTGTTATCGTTAAACGGTGCGACATACAGTTTATTTTTACTATTTTTCCCGTTTTCATTCTTAATCGCATCAATACAGACAGGTTCGCATATTGCTGTTCGTCTTTTATGTTCTAATGCGCTCGAAGGTTGCCCCCCCTACTCTCAGTAGCCGTAACGCAAAATGATTTGCCGTTTTTTGCAGTACATAACGGTTTGCCACTTTCAAGAACATCCTGCAATAAAATGCCTTTATCTTCTGGTTGTTCTATTTCAATGCTGTTATATGTGCCATCGTTATTGCGCTTGCCAACCCAATATAGCCTTTGCCGATTTTGGGCGCTCACAAGAGCGGAATTGATAAGGGTAGGCTCTACACCAAGCACCTCTGTGATTTTTTGCTTGATTGCCGCAGACATGGACTTGTTGTTTTCATAGAGAAAATAATCTGGTTGGTACTTATCCCTAGCAATCGCATAATTTTCAAACAGTTTCCAACCAAGACCGCTAGCCTCTGTTTCCCGGCTTTTTGTTTGAGCAATGCTCCAATAAGTACATGGGGAACCGCCAATCAGTAGCTTAATCATCAGCATCATCTCCTTCATGTGTTTTTACACCCCGTATTATTTATTATTCCCCGCTCATTTTAGCCCCACAATTTGGGCAATAAGCGGCGTATTGAAATCCATGGTCAAATAAATCATACATAAGACAATAATCAAAATCACAATGACACACACTACAAGAGTATGTATAATTTTTTTCGCTCCATAACCATTTCCCATTCTTAGATGTGTGAAATTCAGAGATAGGGGAGATAGGTAGGTCTGGTAACGGCATCCAATAAAGCACTTTACCTGCTTCTTCATAAGTGCAATCATACCATTCTCCATCATAGCCACTGCAATAATGCCAACACTCTCCTGAAAAGAATCCAAAACAAACTTCTAATTCTCCGTTTGGATGTTGTACACACACTATAAGTCTATCTGAAAAATAAAGTTTTTTGCTTCTACCTACTGGATGTGATAATTTAGGCATTTCAACATCTACAGAAGTCCATTTCATGCTCATGATATTTCGTTGTTCTTCTCCCATGTTAATATTCGATATGCTCATGTACCCATCCCTCATTTGTTGTATAATAAATATTCTTTATGCCACATTCTCTTATGTATGCAGAACAGGCAGCGCAAGGTTTAGCTATACCAGGAGTTCCGTCGCATTTTTGCCTGAATGTAAATAGACTCGCTTTAGACCAATCAATATTCAAATTTCTTGCACGGTGTAAGCACAACATTTCACTGTGCCAAGTATTCCTTACGTTGTCATGCGGGTCAAATCCTCTAAGCCCATTATATTCTGCCTGCAATACAGAAGTCTTAGAAGTATTCCATCCAATACTAACAACTTTGTTTTTATAAATCAGGACGCTTCCCATTTTTACTCTTTTAGTCCCAACAAAATCTGACATAGCGCAAGCGTGTGCGGCAAGCCCAAAATATTTATTTATTCTTGTTTCAGTCAACATATTTGCTTAATCTTCATTTTTCCAAATCTTATAAATTTGTCTCGCAGCGGTTTTGACATTTTTATTTTCAACTACTTTGTGCGCTTTTAGTTCTGCGTCTGCAAATGTTTGTTCATCGTAATTGATTCTTTCGTTTGCTTTTTCAATACCATCACGCTCTACAAGCCGATTAAAAATATCTTGTCTACTGGCCTTGATGTAAACAATGATAATATTTTTACCACCGGAATAATTCTCCCAAAAATAATCTATTCCTGCTGGGTCAATAACGTAAATATCGTTTTCTTCAATTTGCTCCATTGTGGAACAATAGCGATACCCGTTGTACTCTGTATATCCGGCCATATTGTCTGCATCTAGTTCATCAAATTGTTCGTCTGTAATAAACGTGTGTTCAATATCTTTTGGCCCTCTTTTTGGTCTGGTTGTGTAAGAATAAACTTGTGACAGTCCATAGGACTTATATAGTTCATTTGCAATGGTTGTCTTACCCGAACCAGACGGGCCTACAAGCAGGATGAAATTTGTACTATAACTTTGATACATTGTTTTGCCCTCCACAATAATCTATTATATCCTATATTTTTTAATTTGTCAAGCGTTTTTTCAAATATTTTTTGTAGAATTTTGATTGTTTTGCGCTTTTGCTAATTTTAGTTTTATATCCTGGATTTCTTCTTTGAGGTCTGCGATTTGCTTTTTGTAGTTAGAAAATTCTGATTCAATGCGATTGCATCTGGATTCTCTAAGGCGGCAATGTGCTTCTCGTTTTGCTATGTTCTCTTGTTCATTTTGCAATGCGAGATTTTCTTGTCGCAGCTTTGAAATTTCTGCTTCTAAGGTTTTAACACGTTTCGTTTTGAGCATCGCTCTGTCCTCCTTTTGTCGCTATAATAGCACAAGTAATTTATGTTGTCAATAGAAAATCGAAAAATTACAAAAATATTTTTTGCGTGGGCAAAAATGGAAACAGTGGGAAATTATGAATCGTGCCATTTTGAAGTAGCATGATGAAAATACGGGTTGGGGTTTTACATTTGCTTGTCTGAAAACATGATGTAATCATATAAAAATCAGACCTAGAATCAATTTTTGGGTGCTACCCTATCAAACTATACCCCCGTGAGGGTAAAGTGTCCTTTTATGGCGAAATTTTATTGGATTTCATTATGCAGCGTAAGATGTAAAAAATTCGTTGCGGCGTGGCGGCGTGTGAGTGGGCGGATTTGAGTCGTTTTGTGTGGAATCTCCCCCACACCCCCTCTTACACATAGAGTTTAAATAATATATAATAATAATAAATAATAATAATATAATACTTCGTGGGGCGTAGCCCCCACACCCCCTCTCCCCGTCTTTTCCTGCGGAAAAGAGGGGAGTAGATTGTCCAGGCTTCGTAGCTTCTTTGGACAAGGCTTCGTAGCTAAATAAATAATATATCTTTCTTTCTTTGATTCTTTCTTTCTTTCTTTAGAAAGAAAGAAAGAATTATATTATTATATATAATAATATAATATATATATATATATATATATATAATTTAAAGGGTAACATAAAAATACAGATTTGTCAAGAGGAAAATTGTAAATTTTTTGTGAACAAATTATGAAGAAATTTTTCTTGACAAGAGAAGAAGAATATGTTATAATATAATAATAAATATATAATTATATAATAATATATATGCCAGTATATTTATATTTATAATAATACCCTAGGCAGCGGCTGTAGAAAAAATTTATAAAAGTTGACAAAAAAGTGTTGACAACGGTGGCGAAATGTGCTATGATAAAGAAAATAAAAAATGCGAGGTGGTGATATAAGAAAATGACTGGATGGTCAGAAATGAGTTATAGACGATTTGCCAATCAATCAATGGTTGATAGAATATATAGCGAAGAACCAGAAATTTGGGCGAAGGGGTGGATGAATGAAGCATATCCAAAGAAAAATATTCAAAATTTCAAGCACCAGGTTCAGGAAGTCCAAATGGAATCTAACCGTGCCTTACAAGAAAGCGATTCAACTTGATGAAGTAGTTTCATTGTTTGATAGCCAAATGTTTAGATTGATTGAACAAATACGTGGAGGGCCGATAGATAGCACAAAAGAAGTTATGTCTATCGTGGTTGAAAACAAGAAAGATTTTAACAGAATCACAAACGGCAAAGGTATTAAATTAAACGGCATTACCTACAAGCGGTTTGTTGGAACAACGGGCGGCTTAAAGAATAAAAGCCTGTTGATGGTCAATGAAGAAATTATTGATGAATTAAACAGAAGATGTGAATGTGAAAGAAATACTGAGATAAAATTAGTCCCTGCGAAGTATGAAGCATATAAAGCGTTGACGGCTTCTGCAAGTACAAAGATTATTCCACCAAAGAAAATCTTAGTGGTTAGCGATGTGACAACGAAATACAAGGGAGATGTTGTCAAACTAGATGATAGCAATTCCACGCAGCCTGAGATGGAATATTTGTATGACTATGATTTAGAGAATAATGCGACAGACGGCTTTAATCTTTGTACTATTGAGTACATGAACCGTGTAGCAGAAGAATTGGAATTGGATTATGTTCCATCTGGCGTTTGTTTGAGGAACGCTTGGCTTAAAGGGATGCTATTTCCGTTCCCTATCATGGAGTTTGTGGAGCGATATGGAAACGGGTATCTAGTCAAAGATATTTGGGGCCATGAAGTTGACATACGACAAGTTGACATGATATTAACAGAGTCCAGTTTGAAGCTATGGAAATGTTATGATAGTGCAGAGGATTATTTGACAAAGAGTCGGGCAGCAGGATATGAGTTTAGTGTGACAAAAGTTACACCAGAAGTCTTAGAGGATAATAGGGCCTTGAATTATCAATACTTGCAGTCTTATAAACTGACGGATGAAGATATTGAAGAATTATGTCGCCCTACGGTAGAGTGGCTTAAAGGAAGTTTGACTGGGGATTATGATACCACAGTAAATTTTGTTGGGGCTACTGTTAATTCTCGAAATGATGATTGGTCTAAAGCATTGGCCTTGGATAAAAGATTTTTAGACGATGAATTTGTTATTGCAAAGGTCAAGAGACTTATTAAGAAAAAAATCAATGACGCAAAAATTGGAAAATTGATGTGTCACGGAAATTACCAAATATTGTCAGGCGACCCGGTGATTTTAATGCAACATATTATTGGGGTTTCTGAGATTGGGTTGTTGAAATCGGGTGAAATTTATAGCAAATATTGGCTGGATAGAGATGTGGATGAAGTGGTTGCTTTCCGGTCGCCTATGACAAGTATGAGTAATATTCGGAAGGTAAAAATACATAAAACTCATATTGCAGAATACTGGTATCAATTCATGCCAAATGTTTTTATTATAAATAGCTGGGATACATTTTGTATGTGTGAGAATGGTGCAGATATGGATAAATAATTTGTCCCATACAATGGCAACATTGTATTGCAAATCTGGTGAACTTGTAAATGCAAGGTGTACAATTTACGTTTAGGAGCCGTAGGAAATGACGGCTAGAAATTGTGCTAACAGGGGAAGCCTAAGTCTTAAAAAAAGATACGGTAATCCTGTGCCAAATTGTTTAGGTTAAGAGACTATCCGGGAACGGAGTAGCTTTATGGTGAAATTCCGTATTGCGAAGTGCCAGACTTCCTGTGTGGCAGCAGGAAGAAGATATAGTCCAAACCGACTGTTTGAATTTTGAACAGTGTTAAAGTATTGCGAAAGCAACGGTGAAATTGGGAGATACCATTTACTCAACAAACAATAAAATCTTATTAGAAAAATTTGAAAATTTACCAGCTATTATGTGTATTCAACAAACAGCAGAAAAAAAGATAATCACAGAAGAAAATATTGTGGAGTCCAACTGGAAAGGCATGGGTATCACTGTTGGTGCTATAACAAATAGAGTTACTTCACAAATAGATGTGCTAGCAGGGATAGAGCCTGGTACAGAAGAATATGAAGAATTATCTTATCGTATTATTTCCGGCCAGCACTTCCAACAAAATTCTATAGATAGTGTAAAAGGCATTGAAATTAAACCAATGCCAAGTCATTGGTATTCACTAAGAAACTGTACCAATGATTTTGATAAAAGAATTTGCGCCCATAACAAACCATATTTTATGATTTATCGTTATGAAGAAACGAGAAAGATTTATAAGGATTATATCAATAAAAGTCAAGTTAATTCTATGAAGCGGTTCGGTAAGACACTTGATATTTTACTTGCTTCTGCGAACTTAACAGAAGAAGAAACAAAATTTATTGAGTATTATTACAAATATTTTCCTGTATGCACTGAACCGTCCACAATGAACAGAATATGTTGGCACATAGAGAAAGAGACAGATGAATATAAACTACAGCTAAAAGAGAAGTGTTTATCTTATAATTTCTTGAAGTATGGAGTGCTATGCCATAAAAAGACAAGAGAGTGTGTTGAAGAATTATTTAGATTTTATACTGATAAATTGGCAACATACAGAGCAAATAGAAAGAATAAGACGGCAGACACTTCTATGGAAAGAACTGCATTTACTCAATACGTTAGAGCAGAATTAAAGCAAATTGACAAGCAGCGTGAAGTGTTTGATGTGCTTATTGACTTAGCGAATCAAAAGAAAATGGGAAAGCAATTTATTTGGGAATTATATGGGCCAGAAGTTATTGAGAGAATAATTGAGGTGAATGATATTGTTAATACTGAATGAAAAAAGTTTTGTTGAAGATTGTTTGTCTGGCAAAATTATTCCCTCAGAAACAAAAATAACACGCTCCAGAATGATAGGGTTGCTTAGTGCTTATTATGACAATGATAAGCAGAATACAAAATACATCATTCAACATATGGAAGAATTTTATCAAGATAATTTTCTGCAAGAACAATGGCTTGAATTGATTGAAAGAGTTATTAGGGTACAAGCTAAGAAAGGCACTAAACTCATTGAGAGAGAATACATTCCTATTTATCAGTCTGATATTGATACAATTCTTTCGGTAAAAGATGAAAAGCAACAAAAAGTATTGTTTTCCATGTATGTGCTTGCTAGATATAGAGATAGGGATGGTTGGATTGGTTTATATAAGCCAATGGATATTAAGCATTTATTTGATTTAGCAGATGTTAAACTTAAAACGACACAGAGATATTTAATGCTTGGTGAATTAGAAAAAAGCGGCTTTGTTATTGGGGCGCAAAAAAATGATAATATAAACGAAAAGGTCAATATCGAGCATGATGAAACAGAAGTAATGCGAATTATTGAGTTAGAACATCTTGGAAATCAGTTTTTAGATAAATATAAAACTGGATGGAAAATGTGTGAGCGTTGTGGTAAAATGATAAAATTAAACGTACTAAGAGGTCGGCCTAAGAAGTATTGTTCAGTGTGTTCTATGGTCGTTCATAAGGAGAAAGATAGAGAATATCAGATGAAGAAAAGGGCAAGAATCGACTAAAATAAAAACCCGCAATCCCTTGTGCCCCAATGGTTTCAAGCATTTTTTGAAAATTTATGCTCAATTTTCATAGTGTGAGAATTAAAGGAAATAGGGTATTTTGAAAGCCCAAAATATAACAAAGGAATTTAGAGGTGTATTTTTATGATTACAAAGAAAATGATGCGATATACTACGGCTGATAGAACGGAGTATATTTATCTAAAGCTAAACCATCTTGGTCTTTCTCGTACTATGATTAAGCAGATTCTTCAAGCGGACGCTCAGTGTATCCGTGAAATTCTACTTGATGGCAATGATGTTTATATTTCAGATGTTGGGGCAATTAAGATTGCTTATCAGCACCCAGTAGAAGAGCGTGTTGGTAGAAATCCATACACAGGGGAGAGTTTAACTATTCCTTATACGCCTGAATATAACAAGGTCACATTTACCACGAACAGAAATCTAAAGAAGGAGTTAAAGGAAAAGACTCTTGGAGCGGCTTTTGTTCCTGATAGAAATAATAAGAAGAAGGTAAAGGATGCCGAGGAAGAATAATGCGAAAGAGTTTTTCAAACTTATCGCAGAAAAAACCGGGTTATCAGTAGAACGTAGTGAAATATTATGGGAACAAATAATGGACGTAATTGTTAATGAAGGGATTACGTACGGCGAAGTCAACTTGCCCTACTTTGGGACTTTGAAAAGTCATTGGAAGGGCGGCAAGATGATGAAGGTTCCTATTAACCCCCGTTTAGAAGTTAGAGGGTATAAAGAGGTTTATGTTGAGCCTTATGAGCGTTGGCAGTTTAATATCAGCGATGCTTGTAGAGATATGTTAAAAGGCAAAAAAGCCACCAATGGACAGATTCGCCGCCAAAGAGAAGCATATAGGCAAATGAAGCGTGAAGAAAAAATTAGAGAACAACAATTTGCTTATATGGAAAAAGCCCAACTTGCGGCAGCGGAAATGCAAAAAAAGAACGCTGAACGAACACAAAAGAAAAAAGAATTAAATAAACTGTCAAAGAAGAAGCGTGAACAACTTCTTAAAGAGCAGGCTTCTTATTGGGATGAACTAGTAGAAGCCGAAGAAACCACAGAAGAAATGGAACAAAAGGAGAATAATCAAGATGGCAAAGATGAAGGAAAAGTATGAAACAATTCAGGTAATTGATATTATTGGTCAGCTAGACGTAGAAGATGACCAGGTTGTAGTTCGTGTTGACGGCTACCCTTACCCTCTGTCTGAAATTGTAGAGAGTATGATGGGATACACCGTACAAATCAAGTGCCAGAAGTAAAATTATATGGAATTTGATGAAGTTTTGGACTTGCTAGTTGATAAGGTTGAAGATAATATAGACCTGTCCTGGCAAGATATTATTGATGAATATAATCTTGATATAAATCGAGATACTTTGCGTAAATGTTTTAATGGCGAATTTGGCGGGTATAATGTTTATAAATACATGAAAGCAAATCAGAACACGTATGCTTCTGACGAACAAATTGAAAAATTTGAACAAATTAAAGATGAAGTATATCGTGAACGTGTAAAGCTACAGGATGCACGTCGGGAATTGAATAAATATAATCGAGAGTATGCAAGACAAGAGAATCTAATGGAAGTGCTTGCGGATTGTATGGAAGATTTACCTGAAATTAAGTTGAATTATGCGCCCGTGTTGGATGATAATCCGCCTGTACATGAAGCCGCTCTGATTATTAGTGATATTCATGATGGTATTAAGATTGACAACGTGTCTAATTATTATGATAAAGAAGTTGTTGAGCAACGTATGAGCCAACTTTGCTTTAAGGCGATACAAGTTTGTCTTAGTCATGGAATTAACACGTTGAACATTGAACTTTGCGGCGACCTTATTGCTGGTGCAATTCATACTTCTGTTCGTGTTGAGCAAGAAGAGGATTTAATTAGTGCTATCATTCATGTTAGTGAAGTGCTGTCTCAGTTTATCAATGAGATTAAAAATGTTGTGCCTAATGTAAATGTTTATGCGGTTTGCGGCAATCACGGTAGAACACAGAGTAAACTATCTGATAATATCAATAGAGAAAATTATGAACGGCTAATTTTTGAGTATATCAAGCTAAGAGTACCTAGCGTAAAGGTTTATCAAAATGGTTGGGAAGATTTTATTCATTACAAGATTGGTGACAAAGAGATTGTTGTTATGCACGGTGACAAGGATAGCTTAACAAATGCAAAAAATCACTGTTGTAACCTATTAGGCAAAGTCGTGGATGAAATTCATATGGGGCACATTCACCAGTTCAATATGAAAGATGATAATGGAACACTTATTGTTGTAAATGGTTCTGTTGTTTCCACTGATTCTTATGCAATGTCTTTAAGACAAATTACAAAGCCATATCAAGTAATGAGAGTGTATGGTGAAAATGAAGCTACATATCGGTTAATGCTGGATTGAGAGGATAAATTTATGGATAATAATATTTATGATATTTACGATGAAGAGCGTGGTTATGAGTTCCTATTTTCTGTATCTAATACAGATAGTGGCGAGGATGTTAGCATGATGATTGATAATGTCCATCCTTATAGTGGAACCGAACTAAGAATGTTTCTTGATGTGTATGAGAGATTTCTAAAGGCTGTTTCTTTTGTTCTTGATGGCAAACATCTTGAACTTGTAGATGATTAAGTTATCAATAAATTAAGAAAATAAACAGGTGGGGGCTTCGGCTCCCACCTTCTGATTTTTACTATAAAGATTTTGATATTGACAAAATTTTTATAGTGTAAATTAGATTAAAAGGATGAAAGGTGTGGGATTATGCCAACTAGAACGACTGTCCCTCCACAAAAGCAATGTGTTTGGTGTGGACGTATGCGGCAAACAGGTAGAGATTTCCACCCCAACTATAGTAAGTGGGTTCCTTATGGTAGAATGTTGTATTGTAAGGAATGTGGAAAAGAAATTGCGAATGAATTATTTGAGCAAAATGCTCACTTTGAAACATTTACAAGAAATTTATGTATTACATTTCAAATGCCGTATTTTACAAAAGCTAAAGATGCTTTTTATGATGTTGTTTATAAAGGCACAACACAAAGACAAATAGATTATGTTCTACAGTATTTGAAGGTGCTGAAAGAATTAGATACGCCAGAAGAATATTGGAGCGATTTAAGTGGAAATACATATCATGGATTAGATATTTTGAAGGTGGCAAAACCTACTAGCCCTGGAGATGTTGAAACATTACAACAACTGGAAAAGGATTGGGGCGCACAAGATAATATTTATGATTATGTATTTCTTGAAGAAAAGTTCCATCAATATACAGATGGTCAAGAATTAACTCCAGCTGCTAGAAATACTTTTAGGTATTTGTGTGCTGCTGAGTTAGATGTGAAGAAACTAAAGGCCGCTGGTAAAGATAGTAAACCACAAGAGGAAAAGGTTATGAAGTATTATAAGACTTTGAAGCTAGATAATTTCTCTTTCAGTGGGGATGTCCCTCTTTATCAAAAGTTGATTGAAGATTGGGCTGTTACAGAAGAGCAAAAAGAACCTTTGGAATGGGTAGACGAACATCTTGAAGATATTTGCGGGTTTAGAGCGGATAACGAAGAGATTATGAGATGTATTGGGAATTATGCTGTTGGTATGCGTCAATATCCAACATTAACATTTGATGATGTGAATGGTGAGGATAAAAAGCATGACTGAACGGCAAGCACTTGAATATATTAAATCTCTCAACAAACAAGCACAAATACAAGTGGTTGATTATGCACAACTGCAAGAGCGAATAAATAAGAAAAAACGGTGGATAACATTTTGGAGAAAAAATATAAATTTATATATCCATTATAAATTGGGTATTCGCAGTTTCCCTTATCAGCATTATGCTTATTATCAGATGGGGGAAGCAACCACTTATTTTGATGTATCTACTCGTGGTGTTTCCAAGAGTTTCAAGGCTATAACTTTTGCGACGGCAAAATGTATGCTATATCCTGGGTTTAAAGTAGGTGTGGCTGCGGTATCAAGAGGGCCAGCGGATGAAGATTATCAATCTACATTCTTAGGCGAAATAGTTAATAAATTAAGTCCTTTAATGAAATATTTATGGGACAGTGGGTTGGTTACAGCAAGAGAAACGGAGAAGGGTTATTTAGTCACATTTTGGAATAATTCTTCAATATTGTTTTTCCCATGTATCGACTCTAGTAGAGGTAAAATATATTATATATAAGTGTGTATTATGCAATTAAATCACGAAAGGATGAACACATAATGCCTAGAAAGAATCTATGGACAGAAGAAGAAATTGCGTATTTGAAGGAAAACTTTGGTAAAATAAAAAGAGTTGATATGGTTTCTGTTTTGGGTCGTAGTTATAGTGCCATCGGCGATAAAATTTTAAGCCTTGGTTTAAAAAATGAAGAAAGACCCTGGAAGCAGGAAGAAACTGATTTCCTGTTAGAACATTATGAAACAATGTCTTACAAAGAAATTGGTGATATTATTGGGCGAACAAAAAATGCGGTTCAATGCAGGATGCGCCGTCTTGGTTTGGTGAAGCCTGATAAATATTTTTACAATGTTGACTTTTTTGAAAATATTGACACAGAAGAAAAAGCATATTGGCTTGGTTTTATTTGGGCAGATGGATGGGTACATCGTTCAAGCAACAATTCAGAACTTGGCATTGAATTAAAAGAAACAGATACAAGTCATTTGGAGAAGTTTAATAAAAGTTTAGGTGGTAATGTTGAAATAACACATCATATCAATGACCAAAGAGACAATGATTTTATGAAAATTGATTTTACTTATAGTTGTAAAATTAGGCTTTATAGGAAAAAAATTGTTGATGACGTATGTAAGTATGGTATTGATGAAAATAAAACTTATAATGACATTCCTATACCACCACAAATTCCAGATGAATTGGTTAGACATTTTATTAGAGGATTTTTTGATGGTGATGGAACTGTTCATTATGTGAAAAATATTCATACCAAGCAGTTAAAGTATATTATATATAATGCTTCGTATGTTATGCTTGAATCAATGCGCCAAGAATTATATAAGCACGGTATTTATTCTCAGATTATAGAAGATACAAGAGATATTAAGAGAAAGACAGTGCCATGCTATAGATTGGTTATTGGCGGTTTGGAAAACACAGAAAATTTTTATCATTATTTATATGATGATATGACAATCTTCCTTGATAGAAAATTTGAATATGCAACAGAAAATAGAGAAGAACATAATTTAGAAGAACGTGCAAAGCGACAGCATGGTAAAAAAACTAAAAGGGATTGCCTCTCTATCCAGTAATGAATAGTTACAAATTGCGGAAAGAATCGGGAAAGCTGAAATGCCAATCCGACCGGAAGGATAGCGATAATACGCTATTCACGGGCAGAGCATAGAAGTTGAAACTGTTTGACAGAATATAATACTTCCAAGAGTCCGCAACCCCTAGTTATATTATATTAGGGTGAAAAGATATGCCGAACTTATGAGAAATACAATCATAAGAATCATGGGATAAAAAGCCTATGAGATAACATTTGGCCCACGTTAGTTTACTTATTATTGAGGAATGTCGTTTAATCAAGAAAACGGCAGTAGACAGTATTGCTATGCCAATGCACACGCAAAGGCAGCCAGCGTTCAAATTATTGCCAGAGTATGTTATGCGTAGAGAATTAGACGAACCTGTGCAGAGTGTTTTTATCAGCTCTGCTCGATACGCCGGAGAGTGGTATCATCATATGTATATGAAAACATTTGTGGGGTACTTTAAGGATAGATTAAATAAGAACAGAGTGTTTAATTCAGATATTTTTCTTGGTATTAAATATGGTTTGAAGTCTAAGGAATGGCTAAAAGCACAAGAATCAAACTTTGACCCAATTAACTACAAGATGGAGTTATTGAATGAGCCTTGTGGAGAAGCCGATGATGCCTATTTTTCCCTAGAAATGTTTCAGAAAAATCAAACAATTAAATCAGCATTTATTCCTCCTACTGCAAATCAAATTATGAATGGAACAGCCATTCCGTTTAGAAAGAAAGAGCCAGAAGAAATACGCTGTATTTTTGTTGACTTTGCATTTGTTGATAGCGTGGCTGGTAAAGCTGATAACGATAATACTGTTATTGGTTGCGGAGCAATTTTGAGAAGAGGAAATGGTTGGGTTAGACGTGTTGAACATCTTGAAACTTGTGGTGGTGGTAAAAAAGACCACGCTTTATTAAGAATAAGAGAATTGATGTTTGATTATGAAAGTGACTACTGCATTTATGATTAAAATTAGTCATCGTTTACAGTGATGTATTCGTAAAAATACGCATTGAATTGCTGGAAGTTCCTTAGAGCCTTATAAACTACAACATAAAGATGAAATATACTTAAATGTGAATGTTAAAAATTATAAGGATTGGATAATCAGCAGCTAAGTCCCGAATAGGGAAAAGTTCAACGACTAAGTTGCTTGCAAGTGTTGGGCAAGTACAGTGGTGCGTATCTTATAAATTTATTATAAGATAAAGATATAGTCTACTCTCACATGAAAGTGTGAGGATATTTTTATAATATCAACATTAAAGTAGCGTTTAATGTTAAATATTTAGGAACAGAAGCGGCGGTACAGTAAATTATAACGACCTAACAAAACCATTTAATCATCCAGTTAGACCTCCTGATATGTGGAATAGCCATGGTTTCACTATTGCTAGGGAAACCGAATATCATATGATGCCAACTGTTAGACTTGATGAATTAAGAGGAAGAACAGTTGACCCAGATGCTATTCCATGTATGATACCAATTTCTGCACACTTAGATTGGAACAGTGAAATGTGGCAGGATTTGGCAAAGCGATTAAGAAACAATGAAATATCATTTTTGATTGATGATTTACAATTCCAACAGGCATTAACTGAGAATAAAAGTTATATGTCTCTATCTACAGAAGAAAAAGCGCAACTACAGATAGGGTATGTTCAAACAACCCTGCTAGTAAATGAAGCAATAAATTTATCTTCTGAGTGGAGAAATGGTAGATTGAAATTAACCGAACCTAGAAATGGGTATAAAGATAGAATTGTTGCAACAGCATACTTTAATATGATTGCAACCAAAATTATAAACAAACTTGAACGTGATGAACAAAAAAGTACAGAAATTGATTGGTCTAATGTTCAACTTGTGTTTTAATAACTTGGAGAAAGGAGGATGAAATTGGCAGGAGAACTTTCTCAAGAAGAAGTAGTTGATGTGCTAAAAATGGCACAACAAATTTATGCGAATAATTATTATGGTGCTTTTACACCAAATTTAGCTAATCGAAATCTTGTTAATTTGAACAATACAAGCAAGATTCCAACAAAGCAGTCTCTGAACGAAGCATTAGCAGAACCAGTTTCAAAAGCTAAAGTTCTAAGAGAATATTCTGAATTTGCAGAAAGCTATGATAGATTATATAGCCGCACGATAGAGTATTATACTAATATGCTTGCGTTTGACTTGAATATTGTATGTAGAAATGCGTATCGTGGTAAAGCTGATTATGGCTCTAAAGAATATAAAGATGATTTACATAGAGTCTATAAATTTTTGGATAATTTTGATTATATAGCTGAGTTCAAGAAAGTTGTTAAGAATGAACTTAGGAGAGAAACTTTATACACTTGGTTTCGAGATTCCGAAGGTACATTCGACGAAACTGGTGAAATTGTGCTAGATGATAACGGGGAAGTCAAATCTAAGAAAAAATCCACCTATACTCTCCAAATGATGCCACAAGATTATTGTATGTTGACAGGCGTGTGGGAGAATGGGCTATTATATGATTTTGATATGGCCTATTTCACAAAAGGTGGTGTAAGCCTAGATTCTTATGACCCTGTTTTTAGAAAATACTATAAAGAAGTGTTTGGTGAAGGTGCAACACCAAATATTTATAATCCAAATGCACAGTTTGATAGGCGTGATGGTACTTTTGCTATGTGGACACAAACTAGTCCAGCCGATGGTGCATGGGTTTGGAAACTTGATATGTCTAATTATCGTGAGGTTCCTGCGCTAACCCCTCTTATTAGAGATATACTATCAGATGTTGAAATGAGCGACTTGCAAAAAGACGCTAATATTTTAGCGGCGCATGGTATTCTTGTTGGTGAAATTCCACTAATGACTAAGCAGGCTAGTGGAGAAACACAAGATGCAATGTCTTGGAAAGTTGAGACTTTGATGAAATTTATGAAGTTGGTTAAAAGTGGGCTAGATAAGAATGTTAATGCTGTTGCTATGCCTACTGCGAACAATAAATTTTATCAATTTGATTCTAAAGAGACTACAGATATTTATAGCACTCAGCTTAATAACACTGCTGGCAATGCTGCAAGCGCAAGTAGATTGATTTATAGTTCTGATAAAGCGGGGCAATTTGAATTACAAGCACAAATTCAGACTGACTTCAACTTTATTAGCAAAGTGTATAGTCAGTTTGAACAATTCTTAAACTTTTATGTTAATAAAAAGACTAGAAAGTATAAGTTTAATTTCCTATTTAGTGGGGCTAATTATGGGTTTATTAGAAGTCAGGAAGCCCAGAATTTATTAGACTTGGCTAATGCGGGTATGGTGCTAAATACATCGTCTTATGCGAAAATTGTTAATATGCGCCCACAAGATTTTGATAGGGCTTTAGAAGAAGGGCACTATAGTGACTTGACTGAAAAATTGACGATGCTACTAAATAGAAATACACAATCTGGAAATTCTACAGATTCTACTCTTGGTGCGGGTAGGCCGCAACTAGATATTTCTGACCGGAGTGAATCCGGCAACCAAAATTATGAGTAAGGGTGAATAATGTATGTTTTTGAGCAAAGAAACTAGCGAAGCACTAGATACTCTGTATGGTGCTTTTTTTGACCTAAATGCTTCTCTTGATAGAGTAGCTTCTATTATGTTAAATAAGTGGGCAATGCCACAAGCAAGCGACATTGTTCACCATAAAATTAGCCATCTTATGCCGCTTTTAGCAGACGAGATTTCTGAAATGAAAGACGATTATAATGAATCTTCTATTAGACCTCCCGTGCATGAAGATAAAAGAGATTATATCAATTTACTAGATATGTTTGAAACTATTCTTGGTGAATTTGGTGATGTGTATGAAATGATTAAGATGTGTAATAAAGTTGCACTAGAGCATGATGATTTTAATATTCATGCTGGTCTTGTAAGTTTCATGCAGAAGTATAGTAAAGTTCTTGGTCAAATTATTACGCTAAGAGATAAGGCACAACAAATGCCTGGTGATTATGATACTTATGATAGACATATCACTTCATGGGGTATTGATGGGCTAGAACTAGAATAAAATATGATTTTACGTCAAAAGCCGCCTAAAGATTTTATTCAGGTGGATATTAAACGCAGTATTAAACTGCAAACTCATGGGTTTTATCCTATGTATATGTGGGATGGGTATCATTATTATTATCCTTCCCAAGAATTAAAAGATTTTATTGACAGACTTCATACAAAGAACGGTGGTGAGTAAATGGAAAAAATTTACAAGTTTGAGACAAATTGCAATATTCATCGAATTGATTTTGATGGATACCCGAATGACGAAATGTTAATTGCTTCTATGGATTTTTTAGGCACAAACCCAAACACTCACAAGTTAAATTTTACAGAAGAGTGTTTTGAAGAAGGGTGTAAAAGTGCGCTAGGAAAATTTGTTGTTGCAGATATTATGTACGGCGATGCGTCTACTCACACTAATTCTGAATCTATTGTGGGTTATGTTCCTAAAGAGCAGGACGTTGTATTCACTCAGACAGAAGATGGATATAAACGGGCCAGTGTAGATGTTGTGTTATCAAAGATGTATGCGAGAGAATGTTGTGATATTTTTTCACATGATAACTACCGTTCTGTTAGCGTGGAAATGAAATGTAATACAAACGAGGGAATTGTGGAATGTTTTACTATTTTTGGTATTACTATTTTAGGTAAATATACTAATCCATCAAGCCCTGGTTCCAACATTCAAATTACACGTTTTTCCGAAGATGAAGCAAATAACTTTTATCATAATAGACAAGATACTATAAGCCAATTAAAACATTTTGCCGAAACTAAAAGAAAAGAAATGGCAGAAGGTAAGACTTATAAAATCAACAAAACTGAACTGAAAGAAACTCCGTGGGGTGATATTGATAAAACTGCGTTAAGAAATAAAATTCTTGGTGCAAAGAATAAAACCGCACTGGTTCATGCAGTTTATGCTTTAGTGGAGACAGGATGGGAAGATGCACCTTCTGAACATCTTAAATATCCTCTAATGCAAGAGACAGGTGGGACTTTCTATTATAATCGTCATGCTTTATCTAGTGCTTTGGGCTACGCTGAAAAAGAAGGAGAACAAAGTGTTATCACTAAAGTAAGAAAATTATATAAAAAGTTTGGCCTGGATGATGATTCTAAAAAGAAGGAGGAAGCTAAGTTGTCTCAGGAAGAAAAGAAGCTATCCGAAGAACAAGAAGAAATGGCTGAATGTGAAAACAACGCCGAACAAGAAGAAGATATGGCTTGCAAGGAAAATATGGCTTGCGGCGAAGAAGAAATGGCAGAGGATAATTCTGAAAATACAGAAGATTCCGATGAAGAGGATTCTAAGGAAGAAGGTAAGGAAGAAGATATGTCTTCCGATGCCTATGTAGATTCTGCCGCCAATGAAGCGATGCTTGAGCAGGAAGCTGAAAGAAATCGTGAAATTGCAGAGAAAGATAATATTATCATGCAGTATGAAGCAGAACTAGCTGAACTAAGAGAGTTTAGGGCACAAGTTGAAGAACAACAGAAGATGTCTATTGTTAATACTACTCTTGCTAAGATTAAGGATAAGGTTAGCCCTGAATCTTATGCACAGTATGAAGCAACTGGTAAAACTTGCCAATTTGCCGATGTGACTGCTTGGAAGAATAATATTCTAGCTGAATTTGCTGCTAATGTTCTACAATTCTCTGAACAAACTAATCAAGATATTATTAGAATGGAAATGCCCAGGGCACAAGAAACTAAGAGCCTTTGGGATAGACTATAAATTTTAATTAAAGGAGAAATTAAAAATGGCTAATGCTATCGTTCTGAATACCAGAGTTGCTGCGGATTCCGTAGATGCTCTGAATCGTTCCGTTATTGCTACTGAGGATATGCAAAACGGCACTCCCCTAACCCTAGAGTTCCCCACCGAAGCTGGTTCTAATGTTTTTAAGGCAACTAAGAACACCACTGGCAAGGATGTTTGGCTTGCTTATAGTCCCGAAGTCCTGCGCCTAATTGTTGGCGAGACTTATGGTGGCGTTGATATTCGTTACTTTACCAATGTTGCTAATAAGCCTTTTGACGCTTTTAAGCTACAGGTTGGCGATATTATTCAGGTCACTAAGGAGTTCTTTGCCGATGGTAAGTCTCCTGCTGATAATTCCAATGACAAGGCTGTAGTTATTTCTGCCGATGGTTTTGAGACTGCTGCCGATGTGCCTGAATCTGGCTTTGGCATGAAGATTGGGCGCATGGAGCCTATGATTATTGCTTCCACTGGTATTGGTGGCGAACAGGTTGACGCTTGGCTACTTGAAGTTGTTAGCCTATAATAAAAAGATACAGAAGGAGAGTTATAAATAAATGAATAGACTACCTCTAAATGTCGTAACCTTTGCTGGTGAAAACACCGATGTGTACGAAGGTTTCCGTGACTATTATTTCCATTATATGGCAGAAGTTGGCGGCAAGAAGTATGGCCCCTATGACACCTCTGTCTCCCTAACTGAAAAGGATGCCAAAATGACTAAGGCCCTTATGTCCGAGGTTGAACGTGTTTCTGGTATGAAGCGTCCTGAAAATGTTTCCATTGAAGCATGGGCAACCAACCCCACTGTTAAGTGGGCTATTCCTACTGTTGCTAATATCATGATTGACTCCATTATTCCTGAAACTATTATCAAGAATATTGGCCTTTATACTGACATTGTGACTGTTGGTTATGGCGAAGCTGCTCAGTTTGACCTGGCTCCCAATTCCCTTATGACTACTTCTCAGGCTGGCAACGCACAGCGTACCACCTTTAAGCAGAAGGAATTTAAGACTAGCAAGTCTCTAGTCGCTGTTAATCACAATATTACTGTGGCTGTTTCTCTATATAGAGTTCTAGCTGGCCAAGAGTCCATGGCTGAATATGTCCGTAAGGCTGTTATCTCTATTGAGCGTGATATGACTGGTGAAGCATACGATGTATTCTCTGCTCTAGTCAACGGTGCTTCTTTCCCCGCACCTCTCAAGAAGACTGGCTATACTGCCGAGAACGCTATGGAACTGCTACAGAAGGTTACTGCTTATAACAACGGCGCAAAGGCTGTTCTAGTTGGCACTCCCCTGGCTCTAATGAATGTTCTACCTGACCAGGCCAAGGGTTATCGTATGGTAACTCAGTCCGAGAATCCTGGTATTCAGCTAATTCGTAATTTCTATGATTATGATATTCTGGAACTGTCTCAGGTTGCCACTGGTAAGTTTGACTATAGCCTAAAGCTAGATGACAAGAAGCTATATGTTATGTCTCCCTCTAGCGATAAGATTATCAAGGGTGTTCTTGAAGGTTCTTCCACCTCCAACACTCAGGACTTCTATGATACTGCTAATCTACAGTCTACCACTACCTTTAACAAGCGTTATGCTTTTGAAGGTATTACTAACAGCGTAATGGGTGTTATCACTCTCGCTTAATAACAATTATGTGGGCGGGGCTAATACTCCGCCCTTATTTTTATTTATAGGATAAAAGGAGAAAATAATGGCAACAAGAAAAACTAAACCAATTCCTGCTGTCGAGGAAACTAAGGTTGAAGAAACCAAAACTGTGGCACAGGATGACAACAGTGCCATTGTCGAAGCAGAGAATAAAAAGCTAAAGACTGATAATAAAAAGCTAAAACAGACTGTTGAATCTATGAACGCTGAACTAGCAGAATTAAAGAAAATGATTGCTTCTATTAGCGAAAATGCTTCTACAGCTACTTCTACTACTTCTGCTATTTCTACCGATGAAGAAGTTCTTGTTTGTAGTCTATGTGTTGGTGCGCTATCTGTTGGCACTGAAAAGCATGGACGGGGCACGATTTATGAATTTGGCGAATTTGGTGAAGAACAAGAAATTCCTTTTGGTGATTTAAGAGATATTGTGCGTAATAATCGCTCTTTTGCGGACGGTTGTGCGTTTTATGTGCTTGATGAAGGTGTAGCAAAGAAACTGCGCCTTGTAAGTGCATATAAAAATGCAATTAACGCAGATGAAATGAGAAATATTATGTCTAGTGATGCTAATACATTTGTAAAACTGTATGATAAGGCAACAAATCTACAGAAGGAGAATATTATTAGTCTTATCACAGATGCAAAGGCGAAAGGTCAATTCGTTGATGCAAATATCTTAAATCAAATTGGACAGCGTTCTAATAGAGACTTAATGAATTTGGAATAAGGAGGGCTTTTATGGGTACTCCTTTTGATGAAGTTTACGACCTTGCAATGATGGTCATTCGAGACTATAAACTAGATTATTTATATGAGAATGACCCTGAGATTTTTTATAATCAGCTTGAAGCGTGGCTTATTAAAGCTATTTCTATGTTTGACGGCTGTGTAACTTCTTTAGACTATGATTTAGATAAACATAGATTTATTGAAAAATTAAGTCTTAAAGAGAAGAATATTCTATCAGAATATATTGTTATTCTATGGTTTGAATCTAATACAAATGTGACTGAACAGATTACTTTGCTACTTCAAGGCCGTGATAGAAAGACTACTAGTGAAGCGTCTAATTTGAAAGCAAAGATGCAGTATCTAAATACGCTGCGTGAGAAGGTTAGACAAGACATTGCCGACTATCAATTAAATAATTTTGATAGTTTTAAGTTTTAAGGTGGTGTTTTGATTGACTAAAGAAGAACAAATTAAAATGGTTCATAAGATTTTATTTGTTAAGGAGGATGTTGACAATCCTGAAAAGCCTGAAATTACTGTGCAAATGTTAAACTCTTGTATTAGTAACTGCATTATTCGGTTTAGTGGGGTTGAAATGGATGAAAACTTAAAGAATAAAATTATTGAAACACTCCGAGGAATCAAAAATTTGAACGGTGATATTTCTCATGCAGAAGCACGTTCTGCTATTCTTGGACTGATTAGTGATATTAGGAGAAGCGAATAATGAAATATTATGATAATTATTTGCATGGGTATCAAGTAAATCCAAGAAAAAGGCCCAGAGATGAAGTGCAAGCAATGATTGATAGTCAGTGGTATGCAAATAATCTTTGGGCAGAAGTTCAAGAACAAGATTGTATTGGTTCTTTGAAATTTCATACGATTGAAGTTTGGAAAAACACAGTCAGTGAATTTACGTCTAAAATCATTAAAGATGAAAAGGATTTTAGACGTTTAATGTTTAGAGATGTTGACAAACAAGTTGAACGTGGCACATATTATTTTTGGGACGGCAACTATTATATGGTTTATGAGGGGAATCAGCCGGAAGATGCTTACCCCGAAGTCCTGGTAAGACGTTGCAATAATATCTTAAAATGGATAGATAAAGACACGGGGTCAATTATTGAAATGCCTTGTGTTTTGGATTATGAGATTTCTAGTACAACACCAAAAATTAACAAAGATGTTATGGTGGCATTTTCTTCTGTTACTTTAGTTGTACAAGGAAATAAATGGACGCATAATTTGAAGCCAAACCAAAGATTTATATTTAATGGTATTTGCTATAAATTTATAGCTATTAACAACTATATGCAAAATAGTTATGTTGATAAAGATACCACAATATTATTTATTGATATAGATGCAGACCCATTAAAGCCTACTGACAATCTGGATTTGGGAATTGCAGATTACAATGAACATCATTATGAAGTGCAAATTAACAATGCACCAAGTTCTTTGGAGCAAGGTGACACTGGGACACTTTATGCTTGTGCGTTGTATAATGGTCAACAAATTCCCGAACCAATTATTAAGTGGCAGGGGGATAAAAATATAACAATAGATAATGACGGTAACTATACTGTGTTAGGCGAAGAAGGAGAAGTTGGCATGATTTCCGCTTCTTATGGGGATTCTTTTGCTACCATAGAAATTGTCATAGGGAGTTCTGATACAGATATTGGTTATGATATAATTATTGAGCCGCCACAAACTGTATTGTATGAACAACAATCTTGCACTTATAATATAACACCGCAACTTAATGGGCAAGTTATTGACGAACTTGTAGATATTTCGGTGTCTGGTGCAGCTTCTAAGTGTTATACAATAGAATTGCAAGACAATCAATGTACAGTGACAAATTTACAAAGAAGTAAAGAGCCGCTTGTACTCACTTTTACTTTTGAAGATGTAGAAAAGTCTTTAGAAGTGCAATTAAAATCTTTATTCTAATTAAGGGGGAGTTCAATGTTAAAAACATCAAATTTTAACACATTTAGTGCCCTTCCTTATATACCTTATAATATTATTTCTCATTTGGCGCAAGACCCAAAAGCCGAAGGGTTTTGGAAGCTGTTAAAATATGACGGCTATGATGCGCTAGAACAAGATAATCTTAGCTTACAAGAAAAACTGTCTATGGTTTATAAGAATCAAGCTAATCAAAATGAATATTCCGTGTTTCTTACTAATCTGTTAGAGGATGAACAGACACGGGAGAGAACAATTTTGAAAGTATTTAAGAATAACTCTGTTCCTGTAAATGCACAAGTCGCAACAATTTGTTATGAGTTTGATATTCTATGCGGGGCAAAAATGGCTGTAGTTGACTATCAAGGTGTTCCTTGTAACAGATTAGATGTTGCCGAGTCCATTTTACTTAATTCATTAAATGGAATTGATGTTGCAGGAGTTGGATTTTTGCAATTCAATTATGAACTGTCACGTCTTTGCCGCTCCAGTTTTGGGTTGGGTAACAATATGTCTTTTGTTGGTACTGGAATTATTATCGCTGTACAGGTGAGCAATATATCCGATGGATGTTAAAGAGAAAGTTGAATTTTGGTGTACGCAAGGGAAACCTTACCCATTCAAAGATGAACTTAAAATATATCCAGTATTATTAAAAGATTATTATTCTTTTGCTCAAAATTATCCGATTCTTGTTATAGATAAAAATTCTGTCCCCGATGTTAATATTATTCAAATGTCATATTTGGATTATTTATTAGGAGTGTTGGTAGGGGACGAAACAGGCATAGGTAAGACTGAATATACGGTAGGAAATATGTTTAGTCACCGCTTAGTATCATTATTATACATATGCTTTCGTCTGCAAGATTTTGAGGATGAAGAGAAAAGAATAATTAGAACAGAGCGATTAGAGAATGGCCATTATAATTTGTTGATAGGCGCAACAAGAATTGATTCAAAAGAATTTGATGAATTTATTAAGGTTGTTTCTTTTCAAAATATATATGATTATTCAGATGATTATATAAATCCAGACGTTAAAAAAGCTATGGACGAATATTACGCTATTAAGAATAAAGATTTAGATTTGCCTACTCTTGAAAAGAAGCAACGTGTTGTTACATTGCTAACTGGTATTCAACAAAAAGACTTGCTTGAAATGACATATAGAGAATTTGAAGGGGTTTTCCAATTGGGCATAGCAAGACAGAATTATGAGTTAGGAAAGCAATGCGAGTTTCAAGGTGGGCAATTTGATAAACCTATTTCTCACTGGGTTTATGGTAAAAAAGATAGTCGCTATGCAGATGCGTTTACATCGTATGACGGCTTTAAGAATAAAATAGAAACTTTTTAAGAATATTTTGCAAAATATTTAAGGAGGAAAATTTATGAGTTACGTGCTGGCAGGCGTGGGTGAATGATGCCCTCTTTATACAGCAATGTGTAAAGACTCTGCGTTAATTGCTTTGAATCCCTAAAGTCTGCATACCTAAACAGTAGTTTGAAAGAACAAGCTGAATGGTTGTGAAAACAGAAAAAAGTTGCAGAATGAGCATAGGGTTAAATCCTAAGTGTTCGTATAATGGGTCTTTAGCAGCGAACCTTCTAAACGTGCATAATACGCATGAAGGACGTTCAACGACTATCCCCTGGAGGGGGAGTAAAACTGCAAGCTAATGGCAGAAGAAAAATGCAGTATCTTATTTATTTAAGATAAAGATATAGTCTGAACTTTATGGAAACATAAAGATGTTTATTTTTAATAAACTGCATAGGTGTTGCGAACTTATGTGAACATAATGTACAATTTCTCTCTATGACAATAGCGGGAATTTTATCCTGTCCTCTAAAACTCTTACCACAAGTGGTATTACTATTGACGTAAGTTCTGAGGATATTCGTGGGGGACTCTCTGCTCCTATTATCTCTCGTTACTTCCATAGTTCCAGTATGACTCTTGACCTAGTAGATGCTACCTTTGACCTACAGTATCTGGCCCTAAATGTCGGTGGTGATATTACTGTTGGCGGTGACGCTATTACCGACGAAAGTGTTACTCTAACTGTTGATAACCAGATTACTGTGTCTAAGGAACCTCAAGATTTTGCAGGCCACGGCACTATTGGTTGGTTTACTGTAGCAGGCCAAAATGCTTGGCAGAAGATTACCTTTACTGGTAAGACTGCCCAGCTACCTGATATTACCGCTGGGACTACTGTGTGTGTTAGATATAATGCACAATTTAATAATATGCGTCAGTTTACCGTTCCCTCTGCAATTATCCCCGCAGAGTGCTATGCTATTCTGACTGCACCTCTATTCTCTGCCGATAGCGAGAATCTAACCGCTTCTTCCAAGGTTGCTGACCTTGTTGTAGAAATTCCTAGATTCCTGCTTAATGGCTCCCAAGAGTTCAGTATGGATATGACTGGTGCTTCTACCTCTAACCTAACTGGTTCTGCACTAGCTGTTTATGATACTGCTTCTTGTACTGATAGTGGCTATTATGCCAAGATTAAAGAGGTGCGTTATAGCGGCAATATGTATGATGACTTACAGACCATGGCAGTTAGCGATGCAGAAATTACTCTAACTTCTGGTAACACTCAACTTCTAAATGTTATTGGCATTTATGTTGGTGGTGCTACTGGCTCTATTGCCGCTAGTGAACTGACCTTTGTGTCTGATAAGACCTCTGTAGCAAAGATTGATAGTTCCGGCAAGGTGTCTGCTGAAAGCGCAGGCGAAGCTGTAATTACTATTACTCTAACCTCTCGTCCTGAGATTGTATGCTACGCAAAGGTTACTGTAACCGCTTAATAACTATTTAATAGTTAATATATTTGAGGGCTTTTGCCCTCTTACATAGGGAGGTGAAAATATGAACTGTAAATATGTGCAAGCAGATTCATATTCAAGTTTACCTCGATGTACTCTTACAGATAATGTGTGCCCATTTATGTATCGTTGTACACAACAAATTAGATGGCTCCCATTAAAGGGAATGGATAGTTGTTTGACTCGGAAAAGTCGTGAGACTAATATTCCTGGTGGTGCTTGTAAGGTACGTTTTAAGAAGAACAACCTTCTTTATGTTGAATATGAAGATAGTGTTGTTACCATCCCATTTGAAGGGGAACAACCTGATTATGTTGTTTTAGAATCAAGGGATGGCGAATTACAAATTATGAAAACCATTAAATATTAAATATAAATATGAAATAGAAAGGGTGTTATTTGATGTATAACTCTCCTATGGGTATGCAAAGGCAAGGGAACAATGTGTTTTCTCAGCCAATGGTCGCTCCTGCACAACCGATACAATACCAACCTTATCAATCTAGTTATCAAAATCCATATACTAGATTGCAAATGTTGGAACAACAACAAGCAATGGCACAGGGAGGAAGTCAATCTTCCGTTCCACCAATGGCTTGGGTCAATGGGACTACAGGCGCAGCGGCATATATTCTACCACCTAATAGTAGGATTTTGCTTATGGATTCCGATGATAGTAAATTTTATGTTAAAGAGACAGATGCCAATGGACAACCTGTTGTATTTAGACACTTTAGATTTACCGAAGAATTTCCAGGGCAAGCCGTTAATAGCGACACAAATACCATAGCAGAAGATACTGTAAATACTATGCAGAAAACTATTACTACTATACAAAAAGAAGTAGATAATTGTAAGAATAGAATTGAAGAATTATCTGAACAATTTAGTTCTTGTGAAACTCCCAAAGTTGATAGAGTGAAACAGAACAAGAAGGAGGGTGCATCAAATGGGCAATCCTCTTAATAGTATAATGGGCAATATGTCCAATAATATTATGAACACTTTTATGAATCAAAACCCAATGCTAAAGGCATTTAGCCAACTAATGCACGGGAAACTGCCTATAGACCAAATGTTGCAACAGAATCCGAATCTACAACCTTATTGGCAACAGGCACAAACCATGGCGCAAGGGAAAAACAATGCTGAATTACAACAAATGGTAAATCAGCTATGTAAACAAAATGGCGTGGACTTTAATCAGATAAAGTCTATGCTTTAACAGTTTGAAATTAGCACCGACTAATTTAGTATCATGATTTAGGCCGTATTAACTTAGCACGGTGTTAATTATATATTAAATCAATAAAATTTTATTTGAAAGGGTGTTAAATGATGGCTGAAAATTTAACGACTGCCGATGTTCTGGCTCTAAACAGACAAAGTGATGATGATGGTGATGGTATGTTTGGTGGGGGCTTTATGTGGGTCTTCTTCCTATTCTTCCTGCTTGCTTGGGGTGGCGGCGGCTTTGGTATCGGGAACAATGCTAATGGTGTATTAACCCGTGCTGACCTAAGCCAAGATATGAACTTCCAAGAACTATCTAATTCTGTCCGTAGTGTACAGTCTGGCCTGTGCGATGGTTTCTATGCTATGAATACAGGTATGCTTAATGGCTTTAGCGGCGTTCAGCGTGACCTTTGCACTGGTTTCTCCACTGTTTCTCAGGGGTTTAATGATGTAAATTCTAACATCAACCAGGCAAGATTTGATATGCAACATGGTTTCTGTGAAACTAATCATTCTATTAGTGATTTACGTTACGAAAATGCTCGTAACACTTGTGATATTGTAAATGCAATTCGTGAGGACGGTGCGCTAACCCGTGCCCAAATGACTCAGACTGAAATTCAGAATCTAAGAGACAACCTACAGTCTGCTAAATTCCAGCTATCTCAGCAGGCTCAGAACTCTTATCTTATCAATGAATTAAAGCCTTGTCCTGTTCCTGCTTACCTAACTGCTTCTCCTTATGCGGCTTATAATCTGTATGAGGGTTATAGCTATGGTGGCTGTGGCTGCGGATATGCTAATCAGTAAATAAATCAACATCAAATGGTGTTTTAACACATGATAAGGGGGCGGTTTGCCGCCCTCTTATATATTGAAAGGATGATTTTTTATGGCAGTAAATAATCTTAGACCTGTGAATAATCAGTATGTAAATTATACTGGTGTGACAGCGACTACTTATGCGACAAATGCTAATGTAGGCTTTGAAACAATTCAGGAGAGTTGGGGACGTGGCATTAAGCTAGTGAATAATGGCACTCAGATTGCAATTAGCATTCCTGGCACTTATAAAATTAACTTTAATGCAAATGTTCTCAATCCAGCAACCGCATCCGCTCTCGTCAGTGTTGCGGCAAATGCAAATGGGACTTCGCTTGTAGGCGGCACTGCTTCTTCTACTGTGGCGGCTTCTGGTGTAGCTAATTTAAACTTTACCACTTCTGTTAGCATTGGTGGTGGGTGTACTTGTAGCACCAATCCTACACTAATCACTATTCAAAACACTGCAAGTTCCGCAACTTATACGATTAGAAATATTGTTATTGAACGTGTAAATCGCCAGGTGTAATTATGGCGTTATTTAATAATGCTTCATCTTCATCCAATGCTCAAAATTTTGAGTTTTTGGATATACTCACTATTATTAGTTTTATTATGCAACTTACTAATCAACTAAATAATGAGAGAGAAGCAAATAACAATGATATTATGAAAGCCCTAGATGCACAAAACAAAGAGTTTTTGAACACTATTATTGATAATCAACAGATTATAATTGATAATCAGGAAAAGATTATTGATGGGCTAAGTTTAAGGAGCGGTTGATATGACAGTAGAACAGCATGAAAAAATTTTAGAAATGCTCATGGATATGGGCGAAGATGATATTAAAGATGCTGATATGCTATTAGAATACGCACAGAAGTGCGAGATTATTGGCGATAAAGATACTGCAAAACTGTTTGCCAACCGGGCAAAGCGGCGTATTTATACTGATTTTGATGAAAGTCATAATGCCATTTCTAAGTGTATGACAATGCTCAAAGATGAATTAACAAAAAATTCTAGTGAGGAGCAAGAGGAACGAATTACAGCAGAGAATAAATGTTGGAATATTGTTCATGAAAAATACATGACTTGGGTTAATAAGATTCGTATGGGTATCAGTAGCTTTCTAGCAAGATAAAATTGCCCTCATTTTTGAGGGCTTACATATGGGGAATAAAAGGAAATCAAAATGGGTAAAAATAGATTTGTTACTCCAGGCGAAATCTATATGTGTGATTTAGATGAAGTTTTAGGGAGTGAACAGGGTGGAAATCGACCCGTTGTAGTTGTTTCTAATTCAAAAATTTGTGCCTTTTCTCCTACAGTACAAGTCGTTCCTGTAACGAGTAAGGCAAAAGGCGATTTGCCGACACATTATAGTTTATATAAAAAAGATTATCCTGCATTTAATTATAATGTAAATCTGGCCTTGTGTGAACAGGTCAGGACGATAGACAAGACAAGATTGGGGCAAAAATTATGCTCACTGTCTCATTATGACTTTTATAATATAGTGCAAGCGACCTACAAAAATTTTCCGTTTTAGTATTGACAGCTAGGGCAGAATATGTTATAATCATAGTATCCTAAAGAAAATAAGAAAGGGTGCTATTGATTGAAACGTAAATGGAATAAAAGGGACACTGCTGTGCTAGTGATAATGATTGTTGTAATTCCCAGCATGATATATTACACACTACACTTCTGTTGGGACAAATTATTATTTAGCAATAGCAATATTACTCAATGGCTAATTGTTGTTGGGTTGGTACTATTAAGCATTGTGCTAAATTTATGGCAAAATCATAGGATTAGTACATTGGAAGAAGATTTGTTTCATTATTTGCAAGGCAGCAGAGAAATGATACTGGATATTCAAGATAGGCTAAATGCGGATAATGGAAAATATGAAATAAAAGGGGAAAGGAACAACAATGAACCGTTGGTTTAACTCTGTAAGCATTGAACGCAACGAAGAATATGTGCAAAAATTGTGCAAGAAATTTAACATTGATAAATACAGCATAATCTACAGTGATGGACAACTGGATTTGCTATTTGAATACGGTGTTGAAGCATACAGGTGTGAATTAGACCAAAGGGCAAAACAGTTGATTCTTTTGAAACGGAACAAAACGAAAAACAGTAAAGGCAAAGCATATTATCATGTGTGCAAGAAATTTGAAGGCCATGATGTGTGGTATGATATGTTCAAATTTGTTGTAAAAGGAAAATAAGAGGACAAAAAAGAGGACAAAAAATATGAGTGTAATGGAGTTATTATTTCAATTCGTAGCTTTCACAATGGTAGATGGCTTGATATGCTATTTATTTTTTGTGAAAGTCAGGCGGCATACAGTTGATTTATTGACGTATTTTATTCTATGTGTTGGGAATTATATTATTTGGTTTATATTCCCACCAGTTTACAGGCAAATTCTTAACACTTTGTGGATGGCAGCAGTTTTGATTGCCACGCAAACGATGAATCCTGATAAGTACAAATATAAATACTGTATCATGTCCTCTGTTTCTGCAATGGTATATGTTTTGGTAACTGAAATGGCATATGATGCTATGTTAGAATTGTTGAATGTAGCATCATTATTAACCATGGATGATTTAGTCAAATTGTTTTTATACTTGATACCTATTAAAATAGTGCAAATTATTGTGATAATGAAATGGGGTGACAATATGTCTAAGCTATGGACTGGTGAAATCGTTCGTAAGTAATAACTTACAATAATATTTGAAAGGAGAGAGGAAGTAATTTCTCTCTCCTTTTTTTCTGTTTTCTGCGGAGGAAATTTATGATTGAAAGATTCCAAGATTGGATATTAGAACAAGATATTCATGATGTTGCATATTATTTAACCACAATTTTATATATCGCTATTATGGTTGCAACGCTGGCCTTAAATGGATGGCTTCTTCATAATTGGTACATGGTAATTATTGGCAGTATTGTAATGAACGCAATTCGACAATACTCAGGTGGTTTCCATTGTACCAGCTTGGTTAAATGTATCGTATTCACAAATATCTTGTTTATTATATTTGGCTTTATTGCAAATTATGCTACAGCTTTTTATTTTGAAGCAATGCTGTTTAGTGTATTGTGTATCTTGTGGATTATTCATAGAACGCCAGTTACAGACTCAGATTATCCTTGGCAATCGGTGAAATGGCACAAGTTACAAGTCATAGAATGGTGCCTTATTTTCTTCTTTTTATCTTTCTTTTCCAAAGTTGTGGGATTAGGATTGATTGCAAGTAACATTACATGGTCTATTATTATGGTAGCCATGTTATGCTTTAAGAATCCCTCAAAGGTGTAATAACTATAATTATACTAATAAGGGTGAATTTTATGGAAGAACTAAATGCTTTTCGTGAAGACATCGGCAAAATTCAAGATAAAATTGGTTCATTGGATAAAAAGATGGTTATATTAGAAGAAAGATATAACCGGATGAATGAACTTATTAAACAAAATATCTCTGTGTTGGAAAAATTAGACCAAACATTACAAGATAACAGAGTGGCAATGGAGCATATTAACAGCCAAATCACAATGACAGATAACCGTGTAAATGACCTTGATAAAGAAGTAACGACTGTTAATAATAAAATTGAAGTATTAAAAGAAGAAAGAACTTTTAATTTTGTTCAATGGGTTAAAAATAATTTGGTATCTTTAATTATTGGTGCTGCGGCAGTTTATTATTTGATAGCAAAGTAAGAAAAAGGGGACGAAAGAATGAATAAAGAGATTATAAAGCTACCTGAATATGTGTATAATGAAAAGTTTGATGTTTATATCAAACCTTATCTTGAACTTGGTGAAGTTGAACTGATTGCCAAGGAAATACTGAAAACCGATAACTGGTGCGAAAGAGAGCAAATTAGAAATCAATATCTAATTCAATTTTGCGTAAAAAACCCAGAAGAACTTAACGGGATGGAATATGACGCTCTGAAATATAATGGTTTCTTTGAAGCACTTGAAGGTACAGTGCATAATTCTTATGACTTAGATGAATATATTTACCATGAAAGTTCCACAAGTATGATTGTCGGAGAGTTTCTAAAGAGTCTTATTGAACTAGCAACAAAAGCCGAAAAGAAAATTCCAAAGCGCAAAGAACTTGAAGCGACTATTGATGCTTTTATGAAAACACAGGAAACTCATAATCAGGAAGTTCAGAATAAAGAAGCTGAAACCTAATGGATATTACAAGCACTGCTATGCTAAAATCTCTTTTAGAGAGAGATGTTAGTAAAAGTCTGCAAAAAACTATGGATAAATGTTATGAAATGTTACAAGATGAAATAGTTGGCGCAGGGATTCCTATTGACCCAGGTGGTATTTATTATGCTTGGAAGCATGAAATTGAAAGCAAACTAGTGGGTCTTATTGAATGGGATGAAGGACAGGCAGGATTGTACCAATATGACTGGCCTGCTGGTCAGCACGGCAGTACATTAAATAGCAGAATGGGCGCAGGAGATGCCCCAAGCGATGTTAGGTCTGGATTCCCTAAAATTATTTTTGATGGATTAGCACCTTTATGCCCTGCATTAGGGCAGTCTGGCGGTACGTTCCCGGCTAGAGATGCTTGGACACCATTTTTGGCGCAAGTATCCAATAAAGCTGGTAAAATTTTAGCGACTTACCTAGCACAGCAAGGATGGAAAGTTGTTGGCATTGGCAAACTATCTATGGCTAGTTTATAAAATAGATGCAAGAGGATGAAAGGATGAATAATATATGAGAATTTTAGGCTTAGATTTGAGTACAAAAAAATCCGGGTACTCTCTATTCAAAGACCAAGAGATTGTTGATTATGGTGTTTGGTCACTTGTTAATGATAAAGAAAAGAATTGGAGAGAGCGTATTCTATGGATGGGGGAGCAGCTAGATGAATATTTTAGTACACATAAAGTGGATAAAGTGATATGTGAAGATGTTCCTCCTACCGTTGATAATTCTCAAACAGTAAAAATTTTATCTGCATTACAAGGATGCTTAATGGGTATTTGTGCATCTTATAATATTGAAGTTGAATTTATTGCTGTTACTACTTGGAAGAATATTATTGGAATTGATTTAACACATTCCAAGCAATACAAAGATTATATTAAAGTCCATAAGGATGAAGAATTAGATTTATTTAGAAAGTATGTAAAAAATTATGAAAAAGCATTGAGTGTTCAAAATGCTAATCATTATCTGAGTTGGTTCGGTGAACCAGCACTACAGTGGATTTCTTTTGAATCTAAATTTAATCAGGATGATACTGCTGATTCTATCAATATTGTTCTAAGTCAAATTATGGGTGAAAAGGCAAGTTTTGTGAATGAGCCATTTGAATATATTTTGGATAATCTATACGCTCTGAGTCGTGAGAATAGAGAGAAAAGACGTAGAGGATTTTTAGGGAAAAGATAAAAGCCTTGTAAGAGGTGATGATAAATGGCGAGTGAGTATACTGTAAAAATTAGTGCCGACGTTGATTTGACTAAAGCGAAAGCCAAAATGGACGAATTTATAAATACTTATAGTAAAAAAACAGTTAATTTTGGCACAGGAACTAGTAGCGGCAGTGGTAGCAGTAAAAGTTCTAAAAGTGGAACAGAAGTTTTTACTACTATAGGCAATGCCGCTAAAAAGAATACAGGTATAGTTTCGTCTTTTACAAGTGAACTAAAGAATTTATCGAGTACGATACCGAAAGTAGCAGCTTTTGCTGTTGCTACTGCGGCTATCAATGCTTTTACATCGGCGGCGGCAAGTGCCATAAACAATGTTATTGAATTAGATTCTCAATTAACAGAGTTTAGAAAAGTGTCAGATTTAACAGGAGATGCGTTAAACAGTTTCGTAAAACAAGCTGGCGAAGTCGGTGTTGCTTTGGGCAAAACGAGTCAACTGTGGGCTTAGTTGTACAGAAATGTGCAATATTATACAATCCTAAACCCAGAAAATCCTAAAGCCTGTTTACTACAACGTAAGAATGAAATAAGTCTAAGCGTGAATGTGGGAAACTATTAAAAACAAACAGGATGGCCTATGATTGAAAAATCTAAGGGTTGACAAATAAAACACAATGTGAAATGTGATATGATATTTGTAAAATGGATGATTGGGCGCAAAGTTCCGAATAGGAATGTGTCAAGAGACTATCCCTTTGGCGGCGTTACCGCAATAGGAGTAAGGCCACAAACGCTATAGTGGTGGGTGAGATTCCCTTAAATTGAAATGGATTGCCCTTAACAAGTAATGTTGAAGGTGAAGAAATAGTCCATACTCATATGAAAGTATGAGGAATTTCATTTATGAAATTCTCTAAAAATTTAGCGGTTTTTAGAAAAAATTATAGTCACAGATGGTAGAAGCGGCAACTGAGTTCCGCAAATCAGGGTATAGTGATGCTGATTCTTTGGAATTGGCAAGAGTGGCAGCGTTATTTCAAAATGTAGCTGACTCTGAATTAACTGCAAGTGATGCGGCGAGTGTAATAACAAGCCAATTAAAATCTTTTAATATGTCAGCTTCTGAAGCTGAACACGTTATTGATGCGATTTATAGAAAACTATTGGTCGCATAACAGGGTGAATTGACGGGAACATCCTTAGAGCCTTTGATACCAAGTTATATTAGTAATAATATGATGGCTAAATGTAATGGTTTGGGTATGGTAAAAAATCAAAGGATTGGACAATCCGCAGCCGAGTCTCCTAAATTTGGAGGAAGGTTCACAGACTATCGAAAACAATCAAGTTTAATACTTGACAAATGTAACAATATGTGGTAGTATCAATATACTACCAAAATTGAATAAGCCACAAAGTGGACGAAGTGAGTAGAGTACATGGTGATTATTTTACCACTATGGAAGTGCCCTGGCCCAAGTTGGGTAAGATATAGTCGGTGTTTATTAGAAATAATAAATATAATAAGGAGCATAAAAGCATGGAGACAAAAAAGAGAATTAGACCAACGATTGATTATATTAAACAAATGATATTAGAATACAATCCCGAAACAAAATTGTTGTCAACAGAGTACGTAAATAACAGGACAAATTTAGACTTTGTGTGTGGATGTGGGCAAAATTTCAGCAAAACCTGGGAACATTTAAGTTCAACAAAAAATTTTTGTTGCGGGCGTTGTGGACGAAAAAAAGGTTGGCGTGAAAATCGTCGTGATGCTAATTTTCAAGAAAAAATGGAAAAAATATTTCGTGAAAATGGCTTCTCTCCGTTGGAGCCTGTGCTGACGGCAAAGCAGAAAATTCTTTGCGTAGACACAGAAGGATATAAGGGGAGAATTAGTACACAAAATATTTTGCTAGGCAAACATTTTAGGCAATTTTCCGTGCATTATAATGAAGAAAATTTTGTGGCAAATTTAAATCAGTTTGCTGTTTTAAACAATATAAAAACACAAGTGTTGTCATATGATAAAGACAGTGGGACAAAACGTGGCGCACATTCTTATTTAATTTTATGTCAATGTGAGTGCGGTGAATTGTTCCAGACAACAGTAGCTTGCTTTTTGCGGGATAAAAAATGGCGATGTGATGTATGTTCAAAATCAAAATCGACAATCGAGTATGCAGTAGAACAAGAAATTAAAAAATATACTAGAGATTATATTAGTCAATATCATACGAAGAATTGTATAAATCCAGCAACCGGATATTATTTATATTTTGATTTCTTTGTGCCTAGTATCAACTGTATATTAGAAGTTGATGGTGAACAACATTTTGAGCCAAGGAATCTTAATGGTGTTACAGAAGAAAAAGCTATTGATATTTTTAAATATACAAAAAATCATGATAATATAAAGAATAAATATTGTGATGATTTTGGCATTAAAATATGTAGAATATCTTATAAGCAAGTAAATGATTTAAGTTATAAACAAATAATATGCTCTTTATTTAATAAAACGTAATAGTGTTTCAAACAATTTTGCTGTTTCATCAACAGATATTTCTACAGCATTAGCTAAAACATCTTCCGCTATGGGTGCTTTAGGTAATAGCTATGAACAAACGATTGGTTTGTATACTGCTGGTACGGAAGTTATGCAAAATCAGAGTGCGAAAGTGGGCAGGGGTAGACAATTAAGGCCCGTCTTAATCGTGAATTGCGGGAAACTTTTGAAATAAGTCGTACACTAAACTAATACAGAGATGTATTAGTGGCGAAGTTAATAACTAAGGTATAGTAAAAGCGACGACTACAACGAAACAATCCGCAACTAAGCACCCATAGAAACTGGGTGAAAGTTCAACGACTATCCTTTTATGGAGTACATTCAAGTGAATGGAAGTGCGATTATATGTTTAACATATAAGATTATGTTTAACATATAAGATATAGTCTGGACTTATATTAGAGTATAAGGAGTTTGTATGAATGAAAAGTTATGACGAAAATTATGTAAAACAGTATTTATTGGATAATGGAAATTATAAGATGTTGAGTGAATATGTAGATGATAATGAAAAATTTTTGATTGAACATGATGGGTATAAATCTTATATAGTGTTTAATAGGTTTCTTAATGGTAGCCGTCCACGATTTTTTAGTATACACAGTGGCTATCAAAAAGAAAATATAGCATTGTTCTTTGAAAGAAATTTCCCAGGCGTACAATTTGTGGACGCTAGACAAATTAAAAAATCAGGAAAGACTCGCATCTTGGTAAAATTTATTTGTTCTTGTGGGAAACCCCATGAAAAAACGTGGGAGCATATCTATAGAGAAGATGCAAAATGCTACGAATGTGGCAGAGAAAATCATAGACGAAATCGCAAAAAAGGGTATACTGCCAAATATCGTAAAAATATTGAAAAAGCCGGATACCAACTTGTTAATCCAAAACAAGAATTATATGCAGGCACTCTTGTTGAAGTGATAGAAAAAGATACTGGTTATCGTGGTTTTTTATATCCGAATAGAGCAAATGAATTAAAGAAAATTCTTGTTTTTAGTTTATACACAAATAAATCTAATCTTGTCTATAATATGAATAAGTACGCTGAAAATACAGGAAATCCATCTAAAGTGATTCGTCTAATAGACCCAGAAGAAAAAATCACAGAATATACTCAAATTGTTGAATGTAAATGCGGCAAGTGTGGCAAAATTTATCAAACTAAATATCGTGCTTTTATGAAAAGTAAATGGCTGTGCGATGATTGTAGTGCGAAAGAATCTAAAAATGAACGTCTAGTTGCTCAGTTTTTACAAGATAATAATATAAATTTTATTTCTGAATTTGTTATAAATTCTTGTAATGATATTAGGCCGTTGCCATTTGATTTTTGTTTAACAGATTATAATATTTTGGTAGAAGTAGATGGAGAACAACATTTTAGCCCTGTGCGTTATGGTGGGATGCCACAAGAACAAGCAGAGAAAATATTTGAGTATACAAAAAAGCATGATAAAATTAAAAATGAATACTGTGTTAAATTCAATGTGCCATTATTAAGAATCTCTTATAAAGAAATCAATAACGAAACCTATAAACACAAAATATTGAATTTCATACAAACCGCTAGAGATTAACGCCCTCTAGTGAACACAATATATGGTGGTATATATAGTGGTATACCCCAAAATATAGCTTAGAACCATAGGCAACAATATCGCATCTGTAGCAAATTCAACAGGCGAACTAACCTATCAAGTAGATGGGACAACAAAATCTATTTCGTTATTAAGCGATAGCGGAGATATGCTTAATACGTTTGACGTGCTAAAGACTATTAAACAGGACTGGGATAATATGAACAGTTCTGAGCAACAGTCTTTAGCTTTGTCATTATCAGGGAAGAATCAATTCGAGGTTGGACATTTAAGGTTCCACTAAAACTTGTATTGACCTCATTAAACAGGGTGAACTGCTGGAAAGCTAAGTAAATTTTATATTTAATTTATATGCTAATCAGCAACCAAGATTATGTTGAAATACATAATAAGGCTCAACGACTATCGAAAGCAATTAAGCATCAGCTTAATAAATGTAACAATATATTTATTTTATATTGAATAAGACGTTTTAACGGACGAAGCAAGTAGAGTACATAGGTAAACTATGGAAGTGCCCTGCCCTATAAATTTATTTATAGGTGATGATATAGTCTATTCTTATAGGAAACTATAAGCTAATATTAAGTTTACAAGTGTTTTAAATAACTTTGACGCAGCAATAGCCGCCAATGAAACCGCTTTAATGTCTTATGGTTCCGCAATGGAAGAAAATGCGAAGCGCATGGACTCTATTGAAGGACGTATAGAACAATTTCAAGCGGCATGGCAACAATTATCTACTAACCTTATAAGTTCCGATTTAATTAAAGGTGTTGTTTCTATTGGCACAAGTGCCCTGAATGTCTTAAACACAGATTTAGGCCAAGTCGCTGTTAAAATAACAGCTGTGGTAACATCTGCCACTTTATTAAAAGCGGCACTTAAAACTATAGGAGAAACAACTTTCGGCCAAAGCATAATTGGTGATGCGAGTAAAATTAAAACAGCGTTTTCTACCCTAATTTCACTGTTTAAAAATTTTGGCACTGGATTTAGTAAAGCATTTAAGACTTATAAAGATGCTAATGATATGACAAGTGCATTGAGCGGATTGTCAGCAACTATGAGCGGTGTTGGTGGTGGGTTAAAAGGACTTGCCAGCGGATTTGGCACTCTTCTTTCTTCCATCAACCCAGTTGTACTTGCTATCACAGGTGGCATTACTGCATTTGTATTATTCAGAAAAGTATTAAATTCTCAACAAGAAGCGTTAGAGAATCAACAGCAAGTAGTAGCAGACTACGCAACAGAAATTGACAATTTACAGTCTGAGTATGACCAACTGGCTTCTCAAGATAATTTAACAGCAGCAGACAGCGCAAGATTAAAAGTTTTAGAAGCACAAATTGAAGCAAATAAAGTCTTATTGCAACAAGAAGCACAAAAGCAATATACAATGCAATATGGCTCTGAAAGCAATGTAACAGGCGGCAATCACGGAAAATATGAGGGCTATACATCAGGCGAGACTCAAGAAGTTGTTTTACAAACAAAAGTAGAGAACTTCCAAGACACAATGAAGCAACTTCAATCTGTTCGTAAGCAAATTACTGAACTAGATACGACTTCTTCTTCTTATGCTTATCAAGTTAAAGCATTATCTGAGAAAGAGCAAGAATTAAGTTCTGCGTTAAGTGACCAGGCTTCAGAAGTCATTCCTTTAGGCAATGATTATATTACTTTGCTTGACCAAATGGGCGCAACAACAGACGAACAAGAAGCGTTAAGAAGCGAGATACTTGCGGCAACAGAAGGGTATTACAATGCAACTGAGGGAGCAACTAGCTACGCAGAAGCAACGTCGGTTGTTACAAGCGCACTTTCTGAAGAATCTTCTCTCATCCAGCAAACAACAGATGCTTTAACGGCATATCAAGAAGTAACTTCTGCCGCTCCAGAAGAATCCCATTTTCAGTCTTATTCAGAAGCATTTAGTAACTTCAAACAAATGCTTGCAGATGGCGAAACTCAAACAAAAGAATTTTACGCTACTGCGGAACTAATATTTGGTCGTGACTTATTGAATAGTATTAACTGGTCTGTTGATGCTATGCAACAGTATGTCCCCACACTAGAAACGCTATACGGAAATGCAGAAAGTTACGGCATGGGCATTTATGAAATAGCACAGCAGTTAGCTGATTCTAGCGGCGATATTTATGATAAATGGGATAATGTAATTGCCCATATTGAGCAGGATAATGAGGGTAACTGGAAATTAGATATACCCGAAGAAAACTTTGAAGCGTTCGGTGAATTAGTAGGCACCACGGGTGAGGGTATTATTGCTGTTCTTGAAGCCGTTTCTGCGGTAACTGGTGGGTCTTTTACTGATTTTGATGATATGATTTCTAGCTTGGAAAATCTTGGTAAAATTACTGAGACTACAAGCGGGAAAGCTATGTCATTAGAAGTATTTAATGAGATTACATCTGAAATGGATGCAAAACAAGTCGCTTTGTTTAGTCAGGCACTAGCGGCGGCAGGAGTTTCTTTAGTTGATACAGAAGCAGACGCAGAAACATTAGTTGGGCAACTTGAAGAATTAGGTTTAGCTGTTGAAAACGCAGATGGCGATATCACTATTGATTTTAATGATTTAACAACTATGCTGCAACAATTAGGTTTGAGTCAGACTCAAATTCAAGCAGTATATGATAAAATCAATGAATCAAGCAATGTGCAATTTACTTTCCCTGAAATTGATACTAGCAATTTAGATTTAGCAAATAAAGAAGTTCAGAACATACATGGCAGTGTTCAGGGTCTTCTAGGATTAAATGATTCAACTTCTCAAGGAGCAGTTATGGCGGTTGGTAATGCTGCTGACACCGCAAAGGGCCAAGTGGATGATACTACGCAGTCCGTAGATGAATTAGGTAGTCAGACTACGGATGGAGTTACGGGCAGTATCAATAATATTGCTACGGCGGCAAGCAATGCCACAAGCCAAGTTAGCGCAATTACAAACGCAATAAACAACATTCCAACAAGTAAAACTGTTACAATAAATATTAAAAGGAATGGCATTTTTTCAAGCCTTTTTGGTGAAAGCGATGCAACGGGTACGGATAATGCTAAAGGCGGCAAAACTTTAGTTGGTGAAGAATATTCTCCAGATGGAACGCCACGTCCTGAAATTGTTGTTTATAAGAATAAGGCGCAAGTTGTTGGCGCACAAGGCCCTGAAATTGTTGATTTGCCTGCTGGCGCACAAGTTATTCCTTATAAAACTACAAAGAAAGTTTTATCTGGAGAGGGCGGTGCAGGAGATAAATTCCCTGCATTTTGGACTGGTACTGCGTCCTCTGCACAAATAGCGCAATATACGGGAAGTTCCTCTTCCTCTAAAAATTCTTCTTCTAGTTCTTCTAGTAAAACTTCTTCTTCAACCTCTAGTTCTTCTAGTACGAAATCTTCTAGTTCTAGTAAGTCTGCATCCACAACAGCCACAAGCACATCTCAAGATGTTTCTGACGCAATAAAAGACCAAAAAGAAGTTTTTGATGAAGAAATTGAAATCTTAGAGTACCGTTTATTCTTATTACAAAAGAGCAATGCTTCTTATGAAGAACAATCTGCGGCAATTAAGCAGATTCAAACTAGACTTCATGAACAAGCAGAATGGTATAGAGGTCAAGGATTAGATTCTGAACATGAATATATCCGGTCTGCGTCAAAGGACTGGTGGAGTTATGCGGATGATTTAGAGGATTTATGGTCAGATACATTAGACGATATGTCAAATGAATTATCCGATGAATTAGATATATCTGAACATCAAATTTTCTTATTAGAAAAACAAGATAATACTCAGCAACAAAGAATTGCAATTTATAAGCAAGCCCAAGATAAAATTCATGCTTTAGCTGAAAAGTATAGAGCAATGGGTTTGGATGAAAACTCAGAGTACATCAGAGAACTCCAAAAACAGTGGTGGGAATTAGCGGATGAAATCGAAGATGTTTATGAAGAAATCAAAGACATTATCGAAGGTAAGGCTAACGACTTAGAAACAACATTCAGCTATATGGTCACGCAGATTAACAAAGAAATTGATAATTTGCAAGACTATAGAGAAGAGCGTGAAACATATTGGGAAGAACAAATTGATGCTCTAAATGATGCTAATGATGCTTTGGAAGACCAAAAAGAACTTGAAGAAGCATTAAAGGATTTAGAAACTGCAAGAGCAAAGAAGAATCTTGTTTATAAAAATGGTTATTTCCAATATGTGGCAGATGTGGACGCTGTGTCCGAAGCTGCTGATAAAGTTGCAGAGATAAACAGAAAGCAAGATTTACAAAAGCAGATAGATGATTTAGAAGACCAAAAAGATGCTGAACTCAAACTTATTGATGACCAAATTCAAGCATGGCAAGATTACGCCGATGCTTGGGGGTCTGTTGTTGATGACTATGAAGAAGAGCAAGATAGACTACTTGCTGAACAAGTCCTTGGTATAAAACTAGAAGGGGACAACTGGAAAACCCGGCTAGATAATTTGGCAGATTATGTCAAAAAGTATAATGAATACATGGACAGCATTAACAGTGAAGCCTATAAGACGGATGAAGTCGCTTGGGCTACACTGTTCCCCAATGCTGTTAATGTGGCTGTTAAACAAGGCGGCTCTGCTCCTTCTGGCCTACAAGTTGGCGATAGAGTTACAACATCTGGTGGTACTTATCAGATTAACAAAGTTAATGCGGATGGTACTTATAGTAGCACACTAGTTGAGGGCGGCGGAACACTTAGCGCAACAGATGAACGCTCAACCGAAGATAATTGGGCGATTATTGGTTCTTCCACCGGAGATTATGGTGATAGAGTTATTCCGACTAGCACTGGCTCTAGCACTACTGCTTCTAGTTCTAGCGGTAAAACCGTAGCTGTTATGAAGGGTGGTGGCGCACCTCCTGGACTAAGCATTGGTGATAAAGTAGCTACTGCTGGCGGCACATATAGGATTACAGGAATTAACGCCGACGGAACCTATACAAGCGAAAAGATTGATGATAGGAAATATACAGGTGAGCGTTCTACAGCGGACAACGTAGTGGTTATTCCTGGATATTCTGGCGGCACAGTCTCTGCTAAAGGCGGTTTAAGCCTGGTTGGTGAAGATGGCCCTGAATTACGGGTGCTAAATCCGGGAGATGCAATTTTCCCCAACGATATGCTGAACAATTTGATGCAGTGGGGCACTTTAGACCCAACAGCTTGCTTCACTTTACCAGAAGTTTCTACAGGGCAAGTTCAGAATATTAGTGTGGCTAATATAACACTGCCCGGTGTTACAGACGCACAACAATTTGTAAAAGAGTTGAAGAATTTTTCAACTAGAGCAATACAGTACAGTGCTGTTTAATCAGCACTGTACTTATATTTATGGTGTATAATATGGAAATGAAAGATATTAAAGACGGCATTGATAGTCTATTGTCAGGCGTTAAGCTAATGATAGATAAAGGTATAAAAGATGCTGGTTATGATAAAACATATATTGGTTATGTGATTGATAAAGACGATGATAATTTAGGCAACAAAACCACTTATCGTGTCATGATTCAAAATCAAGAATATAAGAATACTCCGGTGGCTAGACCGACCGAGGACGGCAATGATGGTATTCAAGCTGGTGATTCGGTTTATGTATTATTTCCAAGGAATAATCCCAACAATAGGGTGATACTAAACTAAAAAGAGAGGGTGTTGGTGCGAATGGATGTCTGTTTAATTCAAGGTGATGTTTGGGAAGGGCATTATACTTTTTATGATGTAGACGGTTATTTATTAACAGATGAAACTGTTGAAACAGCATTATTTAGTGTTGACCGTCTTAAATATAAACAAGAACTTGTTTATAGTGAAGAAACAGGAGAATGGTTGTTAGTATTCCCTTCCGATATTACTAAAAAATTCAAACCGTTCATTGGCTGTTATAACATTACTTTGATTTTCTATGATGGGAATAGTATGACCCCTGTTTGTAAAAATTATATGCGGGTTATTAAAAAATAAGCAGGGAGTGTGACAAGTAATGGTGCAACTACAAGGGACACACACCTGTTGCGACCCTCCCCGTGGCGGGAACGCAGGTGTCCCAGTAAACATTAAAGCACGAAAAACTGTTGATTACGAAGAATTAAAAAATCTTCCAAGTATTAACGGGGAAACTTTAGTTGGTGATAAATCTTTTGCACAGCTTGGCATAGATAGTGATAAGACTTTTGTCTACACTCAAGCTACAGCGGCGCAAGAGTGGACGGTTGTTCATAATCTCCAAAAGTATCCAGCGGTTACAGTAGTTGACAGTGCAGGTAGCGTAGTAGTCGGTGATATTGATTATATCACTGAAAATGAAGTGAAAATTACATTTATGTTTCCGTTTTCTGGAAAAGTATATTGTAATTAACAAGAAGGGTAGAAAAAGGTATTATATTAAATACCAAACAAAATTTTTAATTTAATCTATGGGGGTTAAAATTTATGCAGTTTCTAACTAATATCAATCTAAACAAGAACGAAATTCAAAACGCAGTTATTCAACCTCTTGCTGTCGCTCCTTCTAGCGGCGTTCTAGGTCAAATTTATTATAATTCTGCTGATAAGCGGCTCTATCAGTATAACGGTACTGATTGGGGCAAAGTCGGTGTTGTATATGAGAATGTCTCCGATGACGGCAAGGTTATTACTGGCGTTGATGGTAACGGCAATGTAACTACTGTTGACGTTGCTGATTTGAAGCTAAAGGGCATTACCGCTGTTGATGGCGGCTATGTCACTGATAATATGACTCTTGAGCAGGCTGTTCAGGCTCTTGATACTGCTCTAAAGAATGTTGTTACTGCTGGCGGCGAACCTAACCAGAACGCTTTCAGCACTATCACTGTTGGGTCTTCCTCTGTTGCCGCAAGTTCCAAGACTGATACTTTTGAGATTGCAGGCGACGGGGACGTTACTGTTTCTGCTTCCGGTAAGAAGATTACTGTGTCTGCAACTACTCCTAAGAATCTAACTGACCTAACTAATGACGGCAACTTTGTTCAGGATGCAAGTTATGTCCATACTGATACCAATTATACTGCTGCTGATAAGAATAAGCTAGACGGTATTTCTGCTGGTGCAGAAGTCAACGTACAGGCAAACTGGACTGAAACCGACGCTGACTCCGATGCTTACATTCAGAATAAGCCCACTAAGCTAAGTGATTTCACCAATGATGAAAACTTTATTGACAATACTGTTTCCAACCTAGCTAATTACTACACTAAGTCTGAGACTTATACTCAGTCTGAGGTTAATGCTAAGATTGGTGAACTGGCTCTAATTACTATTCAGGCTGTAGATGCTCTGCCTGCAAGCGGTGCTTCCAATGTTATTTATCTAGTTAAAAAGGCTAAGACCGCTACTCAAAATGCCTATGAGGAATATCTGTGGACTGGTACCGCCTTTGAGAAGATTGGCGACACTGAAATTGACCTGTCTAACTATCTAACTCTAACTGGTGATTCTAAGGATACTACTGTCACCTTTACTACCGCTTCCACCCGTGCCAATATCGCTTCTGGTGAGAAGATGTCCGTTCTTATGGGCAAGATTGCCAAGTATTTTGGCGACCTAAAGGCATTTGCTTATAAGGATAGCATTACTACTAGCGACCTTCCCTCTGGCACTGTGGTTGATTCTGGTTATGTTAAGACCCGTGTCGCTACCGGGACTATTGCTGCTGGTGCTACTTCTGCTACTGTCGCTTTCACTGGCACTCTTTATAGCGTGGAGACTTTTGACGCTACTTCCGGTGAAAAGGTTATTTGCGATGTGACTGCGGCTTCTAATGGTGTTACTGTAACCATTTCCACTGCTATTACTAGCGCAATTAACATTCGTGTTATGTATGTTGCTGCTTAATTTGACTTGAATATTTCTGACATAAATATCTAAGTTTATAATTATTGATGATAGGGGACGCTATTTAACGTCCCCTATCATATATCTATATCAGAAAGGAGGGCAACAGCATGGCAATTAGTCAACCATCAATTTCTACTATTACGGCATTTGACGCAACAAAAGATTATACAATTAAATTTTCTGTTAGCGGCGATAGTGAGCAAGTTGTGCAAAATAGAATTGTAATAACCACGAATACAAGTGACAACAATTCTGTAACAGTATATGATAATACTGTTCGTTCTTTCCAACTAGAACAAACAATCCCAGGCGGCACATTAACCAACAGCATGAAGTATTTTATTGTTGTTTATGCTATCGGGACACAAGTTAGTTCTTCTCCTTCTGCTTCTGTCGGTTTCTCTTGTTATACAACTCCGACAATTACATGGGATAACATTGAAAATAACAATGTTGTCAATGAGTCTTCACACGCATTTTCATTTACTTATAACCAAGCAGAAGGTAGAGCATTGGAAAGCTATAATGTTGTGCTTTATAATGCAAGCTATGTAAGTGTAGAGGAAAGCGGCAATCAATACACCAACTCTTCTGTTGTCCCTTATACAAAGTCCCAGACCATTACAGGTATGACCAGCGGCAATGCGTATAGTATACAAGTTACAGGCTATACAGAAGATGGGATGGAAGTTGCCAGCCCTTATGTAACATTTGTTGTTAGTTACGGTCAAAGTAACGTCCATACGCAATTATTTTTAACTAATAACTGTCAAGAAGGTTATGTAGTTATTCAGTCAGGTGTTATGTCTATTGAGGGCATTACAGACTGGGAACCGAAATATATTGATGATGAAGCAATTAGTCTGATTGACGGCAATAGAGTTACTTGGGGCAATGGCTTCTCTGTTAATGGCGACTTTACAATGAAAGCATGGGGCAGGAATTTTGTCGAAGGTGACATTATAATGCTTTATGATGAATATGGGCAAGAGATTAGAATTGAATATTGCGGAACTTGTGTTGCTTTGCACGTTACTCCCGGCTATGTTATTTTTTCTAATGAATTAGATTCCACTCCAAGTAGCACAGACCAAATTTTTATTTGGCTCAGACGTAGTGGCAGTATGTATGATATAAGAATTGAAAATAAGGGGGCTGTATCTTGATTAGTTTTATGAGTTATAATTTTTGTTCAGATGGAAACTGTATAGATGCAGTCCCAACTGAGATACAAGATATTACAACTATTTCTGTTACGGATGGTGTGTACGACAATTTTACTATTTCAAGCGATGTAGGTTCAGAGTATGATTCTACAATTCCTAGTGCATGGGATGATTATACTATCTTAAATGCGGGTTTTGCAGGGCACACAGATGCAGGCGACTTAGACGCAAGCATTAAAGATATTGATTATATTGCAATCAAACGGCGCAAAGTCGGCACGTTTAAGTGGACTCCTATTAAAGAAATTACAATCAACACTGCAAGTGACTTGTATTTTGCTTTTAATGATTATCTTGTCACTCCTGGCGAATATGAATATGCTTTTGTGCCTGTTATGAAAACTGGTTCAGAGGGCAATTATATTATCAACACAATCAATGTTAATTTTAGCGGCGTATTTATTTGTGATATTGAATCTATTTATAAGTTCTTTGTAAATGTCCAGATGACTAGCACAGAGCAAGCACAAGCTGTCTCTACTTATGAAACATTTGGGCGTAGATTCCCAGTATATGTAAGCAATGCTATGACTAATTATCAGAAGGGTAAATTTAGCGCAACTGTTCTGAATGAAGATTTTATGTCTACTCGCACATTAGATAGAGATGGTCTAAGAGAAATGAGAAATTCTTTTGTGCAGTTCTTAACTAATAAACGTGCCAAGATTATTAAAGACTGGAATGGTAACGCTTGGATGGTAGCCATTAGCGATGATATAAATATCACTTTTGAACAAAATACAGATAATGCTTTAGCAGATGTTTCTTTCTCTTATGTTGAAATTGGAGAAGTAGACAATGAGGAAGATATGCGTCTAAACGGCCTTGTTGCAGAGGTGTAATTATGACACAAATTCAATATGATGTTCTAAAACAAACTATTAGAACTTTATATATCAAAGTTAATCTGCTTAATGCAAACTTTAATGTCATAGGCGAAATAACAGGGAATGTTGTATCAGGCAACACTTCAATATCTTCTACTTCTAATATTAGAAGAACATTTGATATTGATATGGTTATTACGGACTCTAGTTTGGATTTGCAACCTGGTGGCAAAATTTGGATGTATAGAATTATACAACCAATGATAGGTGTTAAAGATATTCAGTCAGGTGATATTATTTGGTATAACCAGGGTATGGGTATTGTAGATGAACCGTCATGGAAATTTGATAATAAAACAAGCACACTATCATTTTCTGCATTAGATTTAATATGTTTATTTGATGGTACTTATGACGGCAATTTAGTATTCCCCGGTGACTTTGTTGTTTCTGCTGGTGAAAATGTTCGTAAAGCAATCATAGATTCCATTGAATATTTCAGTGAGAATTTCAAAATTTCAACAATGGTGCAGGAATGTAAGAATGTTGATGATAGTATTGTTGATGTGCCAAATGATTTAACATTTTCTCAGGGTTCAACTTTGTGGGATGTTCTAACCTCTTTAAGAGATATTTTGCCGAATTATCAAATGTATTTTGATATTGATGGTGTATTCCATTATGAGCCAGTGCCATATTTAGAGAATCCATATATTTCTTTGGATGATGATATGTGGGATTATGCGGTTATCTCAGAAGATACCAGTATTTCTTTGAGAGATGTATATAATCATATTGTTATATATGGACGTTCACATGATGTGCAATATTATTTAGGCCAATTAGAATTTGCGTCTTTCCCAACAGGAGCGGGGAATTATATCACTGCGTATAATGCTAGCAGTTATAATAACCTATTCTCAGATGGGCAGCTATATGGGTTTGTTCCGGCAGCGGTAAATAATTCCAGTAAAACAGACTATTATTTACAAGTGGGAGATGGCGATAATGAACCGCTTCCTATTGTTACAGAGGAAGGGACTAAACCAAAACTTACAATAGGGGAATATTATGTCTTAGAATATACAGAAGAATATTATAATGGTTCATTTAATTTCTTCAAGTTTTTAGGCGGGTATCAAGCATATGGAGAAGCATCTGACACAAATAAAGATAGTCCATTCTCTATACAAACTTTGGGGGTATCTAAGACAAAAGTTCTAACAGGCGGCGATTATGACTATATTTATTCAGATAGCCTAGCGCAAGAAAGAGCAGAATGGGAAATATATCGTAATTCACGCACGTATGATACGATTAAATTATCTTGTGTGCCAATTTATTTTCTTGATGTTAATACTATTGTAGAATATACATCTAAGAGAACAGGTGAAAAGGCACAATATTTAGTGCAAGCCGTTTCTACAGATTGGTCACATGAGGGCACAATGTCGGTCACTTTACAGAAATATTACCCATATTATAATTAAGCGAGGTGGAAGTATGAGTACAACATTTCCAACTAAAATTCAGACGTTTAAGGAATTTGAAGATGTTACCGCTACAGACGGCTCTTTAATCTCAATGTATCAAAGATATGTTGAACAAGGTAGCTTAACAGAAGCAAATAGTATTCTAACTCAAATTCCTGATTATAAACAAAAAATTATTACTGCGGAGGATTTGAATAGCATTGTAGATACTTGTACTGCTCTACAAAATTATGCTGTTAATAAATACTCTATTGCTTACATAGTGTCTCGTACACAACCTACCACTCAAAAAGCAGGAGATTTTTGGCTTAAAATTGAGGATTAAGGAGCGGAAATATGGCAAGCAGATATGAAGATATTCATATTGACCAGCAAACAGATAAAAAAGGATTCATGAATAATTGGACAAAAGGTCTATACGATACTGCTTATGACCAATTAGCTGATACTCAATATGAGAATCAACGGGTTGAAGCAAAAGTATTTAATAGTCTTGTGCAAATTGTTACAAAAACACAAGAAATTTATCTTAATATAGATGAAACAGAAGAAGATACCACATACCGTGGCATTGACACTCCAATTCAGCTTGGCGTAGTTCCAGCAAATCCTGTTGTTGGTCAAATTTATTTCAAAATAGAATGAGGTGATAGTTATGGCAATAGAATATAACGTCACATGGAAAGAATTTAATGGCGAAGATTATGATAACGTGTATCCAAAGACTAAAGATTCAAATATTTCTATTACTGGTACGTCCGCTTCTAATTTAGGTTTGGGCAGCAATAGCACAGTAAAAGATGTTCTTGATTCTTTGCCAAGGATTATTATACATAATAGCACGGAAAATTTACCAACAGTAGTGAATGGTGCTATTTTAATCGCTTATGATGCGTGAGGTGTAACGCATGGCAAATGAAACAAGTGGATTTACACTCACCCGTGCTATGGGTAAAGGTTATGTTAGCGGCACTTACATAAATGTTCCAGCTAATAGCAGTTATATTTATATATATATTGGGCGGAGTTCGTCAGGCCCATTTTATTATAAAACTAGTAGTTCAACATCAACCAGCGTTAGTGTTGGCGGTGAATCTTCCGATGCGTCTTATACAGCGGATAGAACTTTTTATGTAATTAGGGCTAATTATAAGCAAGACGAAATATCTAGTAAACCATCGAGCATATCAACTCTTAGTTCTGTATCAATACCTAAATATGAATGTACTTGCTGGTGTCGAGGCACTATGAGTTATCCTAGTACAAATACAGGAACAGCTTCTGTAAGTGTTTCTTCTGGAACACTTTCTGGCTTCTCTACTAGTTCTACTTCAACCACTATAACTTATAGTAGTCTTAGCGCAAGTACAGGAACTTCTTGGAATGGCACTACAGTTTATGCTGTAGGTACAATCACTAAATCAATAACTTATTATCGTGGTACTAGCAGTAGTTATAGTGCATCTGGTTCAGCTACTTTTTATGGTAGCAACTCAACCACATCATACAGTTTGTCAGAACCTACAAGAACTTGCTTAAAATCAGGGTATACAAGTTATAGTTTTGATGGATGGTCTACCAGTTCTTCCTCAACCAGCACTAATTATTCTACATTAGCAACCGCATTAAATTATACAAGTACGGTTTATGGTGTTTATAGTTCAGGTGGTGGTTCGTCTACATCAACAGGATATTATTATAGGGGTAGCAGCACATCCAATTCCGTTACTATAACGACTACAACTCCAACATATTATGTATATGGCACAGGCAGTACAACAACTAGTGGGAGTGCTTCAACGACAGTTAGTGGTATAGGTACAACGACTTGCGCTAGTGATAGTAGTTTTACATTGCAAGGATGGTCTGTAAGTTCTTCCAGCACATCTGTATCTTATACAAGTGCAGAAACAGCATTTAAGGCCGGGTACACTTATATATATGGTGTTTATAAGAAATCAGGCTCTACTAGTTCTGCGGGGACTTATTATTATTATCGTGGCAATTCAACACAAAATTCAGTAACTAAATCTCAAGTTACGGCAGATGCTTATTATTATGGTAAGGGTTCATATACTGGTGGGGGAACAACTTATTCCTATGGTAGCGTAACTACAAGTTGTGCAGTAACAGGAGAAAATTGGGAGCATATTGGTTTTGCTTCCTCTCAATCAACACAATCCAGTAGTTCTTCTGCAACCACATTATTTGATGCTGGATATACTACAATTTATGGCACTTATAAAAAGGGCGAATCTATGACCTATTATCCTCAAAATGGAGATGGGGCTAGTAGTGTATCTGTAACCAACTATAGATATGGCACAGGACAAGTTACATCAAATATACCCAGCGAACCAAAAATTAGCAATAATAATCTATCTTTGCTAGGTTGGGCTTCTAGTAGTGAATCTACCGACCCTGTTACTTGGGCTTCTCTATGGAATGGCGGCACTAGAACTGTTTATGCAATTTGGGAAACCATTATTGAAAATCTAGGCAATGTTTATGTTGGTGTAAATAATGAGTGGAAGAAAGCAAAAGTATTTTTCGGATTAAATAATGTTTGGCAAGATGGCACTACAAAAATTGGAGCAAATAATGATTGGAAATAAAAAATAATAACTTATATTAAGCTATACATATCAAAAGGAGGGAGTTTAATAAAGTGAAAAATTATGGGTCAATTACTAATGACGAAGATTTAATCACTAAAAAATATTTAGATAATAATATTAACACTCTGAATGAACGTATAACTAGCGGAAGTCTCCCAGATGGGGGGACTAAAGACCAAATTTTAGCTAAGACAGATGATGGTGCGACTTGGGTTGTTCCGGCTGGTATGTCTGCTGGAAGCAGTGGCAGTGAAGTGTTTAATGCTGTTGCGGTTAATGTTGCTACTGGTGCTTTCTCTCACGCAGAGGGACTACAAACAACAGCGGATGGTATGATTTCTCACGCCGAGGGCAATAGCACAACAGCTTCTGGACAATCGGCCCATGCAGAAGGTGAACAAACAAAAGCTATTGGGCAATCATCTCATGCGGAAGGTTCTGCAACAGAAGCTAAAGCGTCTAATTCTCACACAGAAGGTTATCTTGCAATGGCTTATGTTAAAAATGCTCACGCAGAGGGTTCTGAAACAAAAGCAGGCAACACAGATGGAACTACAGGTGAAGCGGCTCACGCAGAGGGTTATCGAACTAAAGCCTTTGGAGATGCTTCGCACGCAGAGGGCTCAGAAACAGAAGCAACAGGCACTAATTCCCATTCGGAAGGTACAGGAACAGAAGCGGTAGGAGACTATTCTCATGCAGAAGGTGCGTTGTCAAGTGCAGAGGGTGAAAGTTCCCATGCGGAAGGAACTAGAACAGGAGCGACAGGAGATTCTTCTCACGCAGAAGGCCAAGGTACAAATGCTACTGGTAATTATTCCCATACTGAGGGCTATGTAACTACTGCTAGTGAAGCTAATGCTCACGCAGAAGGATATAAGACAGTTGCTTCTGGTTATGCTGCCCATGCAGAAGGTGGTAGTAATAAACTTGATGCAGATACTGGTGCTGATAGTGATACAAATACAACCATTTTAACCGCTAGTGGCGATTTTTCTCATGCAGAAGGTTATAAGACTACCGCAAGTGGGAGA